TTTTATTGGAGGCACCACCCAGATTTGAACTGGGGCATAAAGCTTTTGCAGAGCTTTTAACAAAATACTTTAAACACCACTAATTGATACAAATTGAGCATAAAATCTAATACAATTTTGTGCCGAATTTTGAAGCAATTATATCATTAGCCGTTTTAGATGTCAATAGTTTTTGTTTTAAAAAGCTACAAAGATTGTTTTATGTTTTTATATATTTTTTATCAAACTCAATTGAATTTATTACATGTTGTATATTTCGTCTATTTATGATAAATACTTATTTTTGATTCAATCCATTTTTGCAAGTCATAATTAGTAACATATAATTTATTATGTAGCGAAAAAGAAAATGGAATTTCTTTTATAATAATATATGCCTGTTTTATACTACAATTAAAAATTTTAGAAATATCTTTAACTGAATACGCTTTTGGCAATAATTTAATGATTTTAATATTGTTATTTCCGTCTATATTTTCAAATTCGATACAATCATCAATAATGTATTTTTCTCCGTAAAACTCTTCTGCCGAAATATACATTTTATTATTTATATAGAAATACGAAAAGTTTTTTGCGTAATCAATTGCACTTTCTTTATCTAAATTTAAAATTTCCATTAAATCATCAATACTTAATACATAAAAATGTTTATTCAATATTACTCACCTGCCTTTCTTATTATTTATAGTAAAAAATAATGATTTTTACATAAAAAAAAGAAACACTAAATTTAGTGTTTCTTTTTTTATTATTAACAATGAAAATTATTTAATAGGTCATACCTATACGAACTTAATCAATTTATATCTAATAATTTTCTTTTTTATAAGCTTTTTTACTTTTATTGGCGATAATTTTTGCTAATTCTTTTGGAAATTGTTCTAAATTTCTTGAATCAACAATATTCTTATCTCCATACAATTCTGAAAGTGTGTCAAAATCGTCTGAAATGGCAAATGCTATATAATCAATTTTATTTTTGTTATACAAAGCAAGTGCATCTTTAATATCATCAAAAGCTTCTTCGTATGAATTGTAAGCACTTGGTGCACCATCAGAAATAACAAAAACAATTTTATATGGTTCGTTTCTTTTTTTTATTAAGTTTAATCCATATTTCAAGGCATAGCCGTCTCTATTTGTTCCTTTTGTTTTAATTTTTGTTAGAGCACAATTGTTCATCGAATCAAAATCTTTATAAATATCTATGTTTATTTTTTCGTTATAACAATTATGTCCTATAATTAGCAAAGGAATATTTAGCCTATTACAAAACTCATTTACAATGGTTACAGCCTTTTTGACTGTGACTATCGAAGATTCCATTGAACCGGATTCGTCAATTATCATTGTAATTGCGATTTGTGGCTTTTTATTTGGCTTCTTGCTATTGATAAAAATATTATTATCTTGAATATTTTTTCGTTTAATATATGCATTTATGTCAAGTTTACAACCTTTTTCTTGCTTTTTTTGTTGTAAACTTCTTCGCTTTTGAAAAACAGAATCACGGACCAATAATGTTGATTTTCGAATAATTGGCATACATTCATTAACAATTTTTTTGTAAAATTCTTCGTTTCCATCTTTTATTATATTAACTTCGCTTTCAACAGAATTCATTTTTTCGTTAAATTCGTGTTTATTATAAGATAATAATACATTATTATCATTAGTCAATATAGACTTCGAAACAGATTGAATAATTGAATGAATGTCAAATGCATTATTGCTGTTACTTGATGGTATTATGCTTGGTATGTTCATATTTGATAAATCTAATGGTTTGTTATATTTATTAATGGCTTTTTCTAATGATAATGGTTTGTTGTTTTTATTATCATTTTTTTCTTTTTCATTATTATTAGAAATAAGTTCATCCTCAGAAATAAAATCATCAAAAACCATAGAAAATATGTCTAAAACAAGTTCATTTCTTCTTTTGGAAGAAGGATATGGTTGTTCATAAAGTTCGTCAAAACAGAATTTCGTTTTGTTAAAGCATTCAAATTTATCATAAAATTCATCATCAAGACAATTTCTGGCTTGCGCTAATAAATATGTATATATATCAGCTTTTTCAGAAAACATTCTTTTTACAATGCTCTTTTGTAGAAGTTTGGTTGAAAATTCAATACCGTTTTTTATTGAACCAGAAAAATTTTGACACATTCGATTTTCAATATAAGCATCTTCTAATATATTTTGAATGTTGCTAATATATTTAAAAAATTGAATTTTGTTTTTTTTATAGAATTCAAACGCTTTTGCCGACAAACGAGAATAATCATATTGATCATTCAAAAATTGATTTAGTGCCTGAAAATCTGTAAAAATGCAATGCCCTACTTCGTGACCAAGAAATCCAATAATTGCCAAACAGCGATTTTCTTTTGTTAAATCACTTATAAGATAATTATTACAATTGATATAAATCGTGCTATTGTTTGTTTTGGCAATATATTGATTTATATCCCAAAATAATTCAACATCAATCTTTTGGTAATCGGCAGAATGTCTATACCGACCAGTTAAAAATTTCGCTAAATTTTGCATTTTGTTATTGAATTCTTTTGATAGAAAAAAAGCTTCATCATTATAACTGTTCTTAATATATTTAATCATATTAAGATTATTTTGTGTTTGTTTCATAGCAACTCCTAAAAAAGAGGTTATCAAAATTGATAACCTCTTTTATAATATTTCAATTTGAAAGGTCAACTTTATTTAAAAAATTTCAAGTAAATTTCATCAATATAATCTGGATTAAAATAATCAATCACATCAAACATTAATGAAAAAGTGCCGATCAGAAATACAAAAGCAGTAGAAAAAATAAAAAAATATAATATACCCATAATTTTCTCCTTTTTTATTAGAAAAACATTTCGAGGATATTTCTTAAATCATCTTGAATTTCAGGTTCTCTTTGTGCAAGAGATTGTATAATAGTATGTTCTGCAGCTAAAAGCAAACCGTTTTCTTTGCCATAATAAGAACGACAATTTGTATACCTTTTTATCCAATTGATTATTTGACGAATTGACAACTCTTCTTCAATGTCATTTTCTTGTAAATAACTTACGATAGAACTTGAAGAATCAACATTTTCATCAAAACATACTTCGTATATTTTTCTTAAAACACTTGTATTGTTATAACCGGTAGCATTACTAAGAATTTCGACAACGTTATCGCAATCAGGAAAATTCATATGATAACTATCTTCTATTCTGTTAAGTAATGAGGTCGCAACTTGATTACTTTCACAATATGATGGATTATAAGTGAAAATAAGCAGTGCATCAGGATGAACAGAAAATGTTTTTCCGGTTGCATCTTCAAAAGTTTTTGTGCCATCCAAAATTGGATTAAAAAATGTTTCTGCGCCGGGATTAGTACAACATGATAATTCTTGAATCTCGCATACCCAACCGTTTTTTAAAGCCTTTATAATTGGAGTATCTTCATATTCGATTTCACCGTTTTTGCCACTTACTTTTTTAATATTGCCTCTTAAAGAGTCCTCATCACTGTTTTCACGCATTTTAAAAGCAACATAAGGTCTGTGTAACTCTCTTGCAATGACCTGAGCAGAAACGGTTTTGCCGGCACCTGACGGACCATAAAACGCTACCGATTGTGGTTGTGCATTTGCTTTTGATAAATCAAAATAGTCGTTTAAATAATTTCTACATTCCGGTGATATAATTAACGAACTATTTATATCTTCGTTATGTGCCATTATTTCTTCTTCATCAAGAGTAAATTCACGATTTGGCGTTAAATTATAATCAACAATGTCGTCAAATTGTTTATCATAACTATCTGTCAATTCATAATTAGAAGTATTATCTTCGCAATATACAATCTCAAAATCTTCAGGATATGCTTGTGAAATTTCAGCAGTATCAAGTGAGCCTTTACATTCATATTTGCAAAAAGCTTCCATATTGGTGGTGCGTTTTTGTTTGAGGTTTAAATTTAACAAAAAAACATTACCGTTATCATCAAAAAAGTAACAAGTTTCCAGAGAAAAAAGTTGAATACGGACCTTTTTGTAGAAATCTGCAAAAGTTCTTATTTCATTAGTATTTGCTTCCGCTTTGATTCTATCAAGTGTTGTTTTTGATATATTGATCAATATTAATGAAGTCAAAATAGCATTCAATTTATCTTCGGAATTTTGATTTAATGAAATTTTTTCGAAACAATCTTTATCTTGAATACTTATAACAAGCCCTTGATTTTCGATCAGTAAATCACCGGTATTGTTTCTTGCAATAACAATGGGTGTTATATTTCTTGTAAATAGTGAAATAATGCCATTGACAAGAAATGCTTCAACAGGAACATCCAACATAGTACATAATTCGTCATATTTATCAGAGCCGAATATTTGATTAAATTTATTTTCTAATCCATCAATGTCTATATTTTGTTCTTGTCGTAATTTTGCAATAAGTTTATTTACTGCCATAATACAATTCTCCTTATACAAAAGAAAAAGAGCAATACAAATGTATCACCCTTTTTTCTTTTATTATTTAATTTTAAACACATTCCAAGATGAATAATACCTCCTTAGAACGGAAGGTCATCGTCATCATCATCGACAATTTCTTCAAAATCAGTGTTGTCTGCAGAAGCATATTTCGGTGCAGGTTGATTTGTAGTATTATCGTTACCTGCGCCATTATTGTTATTTTTGCCCTTATTAATAGGTGCAAATTGAATGTCCTCGGCAACAACCAAAACACTCTTTCTTTTGTTACCTTCTTTATCAGTATAACTGTTGGTCTGAATAGTGCCTTCGAGACAAATCATATCACCTTTATTGAAATACTTTTCAATGAAGTCAGCATTATTTCTCCAAGCCTGACAATCAATAAAGTCAGATGTTGCTTCTTTGTCCTTCTGATAAGGGCGAGGTGCGGCTATTTGGAAATTAACTACACTAATGTCATTGCTTGTTTTTCTAAGCTCCGGCTGATATGTAATTCTTCCCATTAATCTTACTGAATTAAAAAAACTCATAATATAATCTCCTTCTACCTATAAATTTATAGGATTTTAAAATTTATAATATTTTATAAATTATGAATAACAATTAAGACAAAAAAAGACAGTTATCTCCGAAATAAATTTCTTGATAACTGTCTAATAAAATAATAACTTAATAATTATAAATAATTTATATAATTATTATATTATATAGAAATTGTGTTGTCAAGATGCGCAGTTAAATTATTATTAAGAGATAGATAATTTGTCAAGTTATCTATTGTTACTGATTTTTGAGTTTTTGTGTAAATTGCATTTAACAGAAAAAATAATATTATTGAAACTATAATTACGCAAAATATAATTTTTTTATAATTTTCTTTTTTTGAATTTACAATTTTATATTTTTCAACGGTATGATCATCGTTTTTATCATTTTCTTTTATATCTTCGTCAAAATTTAGTTTGTTTGATTTATTATTACTTTCGTTATCAAAATTTATTTTTTTCAAAATATTTTTCCTTTCTAATATTAGAATATCAAATTATCAAAATCATTTTTGCTTACACCTTCGTTTAGAATGAGATTCGATTTTTCATCTAATTCAAAAATGAAACCTTTATATTTCCCGATTGCATATTCAGTACCTGCTTTTGTAGTATGACAATCAAAGTAGCATATTATTTGATTGTTTTTCACTTCATAATTTCCGTTAAACGAAGATGAATTGTTGTAGATTTTGTAATTGCCGTTATTTAATTCTACAATAAAGTAGTCGAATTTTTGCGAGAACAATTCATCTTTAAAAGGATCAGAAAAATTTGAATCAGAACTAACAGAACTTTCAATTTTAGTTGTATTATTATAGTGTTTGTTGTATGATGCTTCAATTTTTCCGCCAAAAAAGACAAAAAAAGCAATGACAATAATAGTTATTACTAACAAGCCAATAGCTAATATTTTTGTTCTCATTTGATTTTTTTTGTAATCATCCATATCAACGCCCTCCTATTCACATTATATATAGTAATTATTATATATTTTTACATAACAAAAAAGAAACATCTAAAATAGATGTTTCTTTTTTAAAATAATTAACTATTTGATTTTTTTATGTTAAATTCATTTCCGCATATAGGACACAAAACAACATTTGTATTTTCTTCTTCAACTGTTTTCCTACAAAACGGACAAATTTCGATATGAGTAGAATGAAGTAATCTGCTTTTCTTACTCATAATAATCCTCCTTAATACCCTATCTTCTTAATGTTCATTTGAGTTGTACTATTTACATCAACACAAGAATTGATTTTGTCTTTTAATTCCGGATATGTTGATTCAAATAGTTTTCTGTTAAAACGAGATGATTGTGCTTTTTTTATATTTAATTGATAAATACACAATCCTCTTTTTGCAACTGCCATATTAGGAACAGAAGATGTATTTTTTGACATCTCTTTGATGATTTTTCCATCAATTTCGGATATTTGTTCATTTAATCTTTCATTGATTTTGGAAATTTTATCTTTTCTTTTAGTTAGTTCTTCTCTTTTTTGTAACAAATCAAAAGAACTATCGGATAAAGAAAAAGGTTTTACATTTTCATCAACATCAATTAAATCAATTGCTTCGTCAAGCATTTCTTTCGTGTTAGCAACCGGCATTTCTTTTTGAAGTACATTTTCTTGCCAAAAGGAAACAGCGGCAGATACGATTTCGTCTTGATAAATTTCATCTTTAAAAGACAAATATGCATAAAAATTATTTGCATTATTGTCTGCAACACAGGCAATAACAAAAAAATCATATCCTGATACAGCTAAATAATGTTCTCCCTGCATATGATAATATTCCGGATAAGACTCAGACCAATCATTTTTCACCTTAAATATTGATGTGGTTTTGCATTCAAATATTCCATTCTTTATCGTACCATCTTCAAAACAAATTTTGATTTTATAATCGTAATCCGCAAAAAGAGGTAGCTTAGGGTGTTTGTATAGCATTGAATCTTTATAAATTTCAATGTCTGTAATAGCAACATAACTACCTCTTTCCTTTGCAAATTGTAATTCAAAATCATCTTTATATCTATCATCAAAAGATTTAATGAATTGATTTTTTATAAAATCTTCCATATAATGACCGAAATCGAGACGAAATTCTGTATTATAAGATTCATCTTGATTATTATTTTCTAATGATTCTATAATACTTTCAACATCATTTTCAGTAATTTTTTGATTAGTATATAAGTTTGGAAATTTATTTTTGAAGATTTTTATTGCATTAGAATATGGTGAAATACCTTGAATAGCAGATTCATCACTTCCGCCTATTCCAAGAATACTGCGCAAAAAAAGCCAAGTATTTGTAGAAATTGTGTTAATATCTACAATTGGAATAGGTTCATTCTTTGATGATATAATATCAGGCATATTATTTAATACCCTAATGATTTCTTCCCTATCTTCTTTTGTAAATTTCATAAATTATTCCTCTTTCATAGAATTAACAATTTGCCATTGTGATTTAAAAATTGAAATCAATTCTGCTTTTTGCGTTTCTGTCAAATCTGCTTTATAAGTCGATTCGGTATTAGGCTCATCATTTTCTACTTCAAGAATAAGTGAACAATTTGTAAGTTCATTATTGATATAGAAAATGCAGCAGCTAATTAAAGAATCAAAATATACATCTAATTTATGTGGAATAGATAAAGGAAAAATATTCAGAATGTTTGTATCTGATATATCAACATCACAGGCGAAAATATTAGTGTTTGGAATAGGAGTAAGCGTATCAAAAACTAAATTTTCAAACATCTTTATCCCCCTATGCAATTAATGAATACTGGAACGAACCTGCTTTGCTGTCAAGCCATGGAGCATTAGCTCTATCATATTTTTTAAATTCAAGATTCAATGCTCTTGATAGCTGGTCTGCAATTTTAAATTGAGCAATATTGTTATATTCTTTAAGCAGTCTGGATAAATAAATATATACATCTCGTGCCGTTCCTTGTGCGTTGCCGTAATCATCTTGCATATCGAAAAGTATAGGCATAACCTTTCTTTTTGGAAGTTTTAATTCCATTGCAATATTGGCTGCACAATTAGCCGGATATTCAATTTTAATTTTAGCAAGTTCTTTCATTTTTTCTGAGCCATCATTCATTAAAGAATATATAAGTTCGCAGTTGTCGATAAATTTGTCAAGATGTGCTTCACCTTTATGAGTCAATACAATTGGTTCTGTAAGAATGAAAGCTGAATTTTCTTTTTTAAACATTGGAATAAGATTAACTCCACAGAACCCTGTATTTGATGCTATTAATTTAAGAATCGGCGTAAGATCTGGGGATTCCCCTACCCTTTTGTTGAAGGCTTGTGAATATGTTCTGTTAATATTGTCATCATTCAATTTAATATCAACAGAAGTGAATGTTGGTGAAATATACCACTCAACAATTTCAGCATTTTTAAAATTACGATTCAAATAATTTCTTAAAACTCTTACGCAATCTTTAATACTGAGAATTTTATAATTATCAGAATGACATGCATATATCACACCGTTATATAAATTAACAATCGAATATTTATTTTCAGAATATCTGAAATAATCATTCAAATGTTGCATAAACAAGTCATTTGGAAGTTTTGTAATGCCTCTTCCTGAAATTTCAGCCCTTCCACACATTGAAGGAACAGCATTATCATTGTATGGATAATTTGCAAATTTAGTGTTAGTCTCATCGGCTAATTTCAATTGATTTGAGCCATCAATTTTCTCGATTTTCATGTTGGGTATGAAAGCCAGTTCCCAATGTGTGTTTTCTTCAAATTTGTTAAGTTCTTCAAAAAACTTTTTACTAATATCATTATTTTTCATAATAATACACTCCTTTTTATTTTTTAAAAGCAATGTGATGGCATTCTGTCAAACGCATAAATCTGATAATTAGAACAATATTCGATTGGAATATATGAATATTCATCTAAGGAAATAAATTTTAGATATTTATCATAATCGTTTTCCCTAAACTCAAATAAATTGGTATTTTCAGATGTTTCAACATAATCCTTCACAGTTGGTATTCCAAATTTTCTTAATAAGCTATAAGCTTGTGAAACATACAAACGCATTGTATTATATTTAATGTTAAAGTGTTCAGCGGTTTCTTTAACACTACGCTTTTCTCCTTCAAAATACATATAGATTATTATTTTTCTATATAATTCCGGAAGCTTATTGATGCATTTATAAATATAATCTTTTAGATTTGTATTTTCATAATCATCAGCATAATTTGTGCCTAATTTATCAAAAATGAAATTACCACAAATTGTTTTTCGTGTTTCACTTCCTCGTTTTTCTATTGGAATGTTTCCTGTAACCCGAAAATACGCACATTTTTTGTATTCTGCAAATGTATACAATAGTCGAAAATGAACATATCCTTGAAATGTTCCTGTTGTCTCATAATCATAGTCATATATTGATTCATACATAAGACTTATGAAAACTGAATAAAAATCTTCAGCATCCATAAATGCTCTATTTCCGTCAATCATAGCCTCATTGCATCGGTACTCAATTTTACAATATTTGTGCATAAGGGCGCATAAATATATGAATTTGTTTTCGTCAAATTTTTCATATATTTCTTTCGCAAGAACAGTGGCAGCATTTTTAGAAATTTTTTCATTATTTAATGTTCTGCATATTTCTTCGATTTTATCTCTAATCATTATTTCCTCCAAAGAAAAAGGTCATCTATTTGAAAAACAAATAAATGACCTTTTTTATTTTGTATTAAATTATCTCGTTATTAAAATCAAGATTTTCTGACAAGTTGTCAAATATGTATTCACCTTCATCGTAATAATAATCTTCAAGCAATTCCGGAACAGATTTTCGGATTTTTTTGAAAATTTTTCTTCGAGTTTCATAAAAATCTCTTTCTTTTTCCATTCCAAAATGTTTTGCACATTCTCTGTCGGATATTTTTTTATCAGAATTTTCAAAATATTTATAACTTATATATGAAAATTCTTCATCAGATAAGATTTCGTGTAAGCATTTAAAGAAGTGTTTGTTCATTTCTTTTAAATTCATATCGGTATGTTTACCAAGATTATTTGCAAACTTATCAATATTTATGACCTTATGCTGAAGCCTTTCATCAGCAGGGATATTGCCGGTTATATAAAGAAAAGAACATTTTACCTTTTCCATAAATCTGTTATACAACGAACTTATGAAATAATTTTCAAAGTTACCGACGACATCGGTATATGTTGACATTGTATTCATCAACACAAATACATACTCTTGGAAATAGTCTTCTTCTTGAAGATAATTTCGATTACCTTTATAGGTGGCATTTGAAATATAACTTTGTATTTTCCAAAAATGGAAACAATAAGTCAATATTTCAAGGAATAAATTATCAGCTTGCGCTTTTTTGGTTTTTGAAGTTTTACCTTCAAAATTCAAGGTTTGCCATTCAAGAACTTTCTTGTTAAGCTGAGGTTTCTTGAGTAATTTGAACTCTTCATTTTTTGATTTATATGATACATATTCAAATAAATCAAATGATAATGGTTCGTTATCATAATCATTTTTTATCATTTTAATTCTCCTTAATTGCGAATTGTGATAATTTTAAATTTTTGGAAAAATGTTCTTTGAGATTAGCAATGAAATACTTTTCAAAATCAAGAACATTTTTTACAGTGACTAATGAAACAAAAACAACTTCAACAAACTCGTTAAAAAAACTTTCATTAACCAAAATGTTGTCTGAAACTTCAGAATTAACAATTGCTTGAAGTTTGTATTTGTTGTAACAACTTACGACCAAATCAGCAAATGCCGAATTCATCATAAGCTTATATTTGCTGTTTGATGAATGATTATTTAAAATGGAACACTTTCCATATTCAAATAAACATGATTTAATTGGCTTGATACCAATTGTGTCTTCGTTGTTGTTAGAAACCAACTTGAATAAATTGATTTCCTTTTCCTCACCGTTTTCAAAAATTTTTAAATTATTCATAATAAAATTCCTCCTTAAAATTTCTTACTTTGTTCTTAATGGCAATACCATTGCGAAATTACTTCTGTTCTCCGAATTGTAAATCAAAATCGGAGAAAGTGGTGAAGTAAATTCAATTTCTACTTCATCAACGGACATGTTCTTTAATGCTTCAATCATAAAAGTTGCATTAAAGCCTATTTTGTTTATGGATTTTCCTTCGAATTCAATAATCTCTGCAAAAATTTCTGATTTTCCAAGATTTGAAATTGTTTTCAAATTGATACCTGTTTCATCAATTTTAGCAATTACAGGATTCCTTGCGGCATTTTCGATTATTGGTGAAATACAATTCAATGCACTTTCTAATGCACTGCGGTTGATTTTTACTTTTGTATCACATTTTTTAGGAATGAAATTGGTGAAATCGAATTTATCACCAAAACATATTCTACTAATTATGGTGTAATTATAAAGTGAAAAAATAATGTGTTTTGAATTTTTTGTTATTTCAATCACATCATCATCTTTGTCGAATTCCTTAAATGCAATATCTCTGATGTATTTTGCATTATTTTTTGAAACGATAGCATCAAAGTTTTCACCATCATAATCGCTTTCTGTTTCCCCATCAAAGTTTTCACCATCATAATCGCTTTCTGTTTCCCATTTACATAACCGGTATCCGTCTACAGCTTCAAACATAACATGTTCTTTATTAACACTTATGTTTAATCCCGGAGATTTGGTAAAGTTCTTATCTGAACTTACACAATACAGAGTATTGTCAATACCCTTGATGAATTTTTCTACCTTTATTTTAGTGAAATCTTGGCTTTTCTTTATTGTTGGTAACTCCGGAAATTCATCTGCCGGTAGATATGAAGTAGAATACTTAACTTTTCCGTTGTTATAAGAAATATTAACTTTTTCTGTTGCTTTTTCAATTTCCATATTTATTACCGATTTAGCCGGTGCTTTACTTAGACAATTCATGAAAAAAGCAGCATTTATTGTAAATGAAAATTCATCATCATTATTATTTTCATTCTTAATATTTGTACAACAGCCGATTTCGAGATTGTAAGCTACAAGTTCAATTGTATTATTTTTTACATTAAACAATATCGTGTTTAATATAGGATTAGTGTTACATCCCGAACATATTTTTGATAATATTGAAATTTTGCTTACGAGTTCTTCTTTTGAAAGTTTAATTGTCAAATTTATACCCTCCTAATTTATTCTTCAATTTATTCTTCATCAAAAAAAGTTGCTTTGGTGTCGGCAATATTTAGCAGAACAGCAAGCGGATATTTTTTAAATGCATTTCCTATATCACAATTTCCCCCTTTTACGGATGCATCTGAAAATCCCATATGCCATCTAATTGCAATTGCCTGTTCTTCAGACAATTCGAAAAATTTTTGCGCAATATAAAGAGATTTAACACCGTGATCTAATGGAAGTTCATTATCAACAACATATTTTTTTTGTGTTGTATCCTTTCCATCAATTTCATGGTAATAATTTATTTTGCACAAATCATGAAGAGCAGCAACAAGAAACAGCTTTTCTTTTAGTTCCGGTTTCTTTGTGTCGTTTTCTTCATAATACAAATTGCTTTCCTCAAATAATCTTTTAGCAACATTAATTGTGTGTTGGCAAAGTCCACCTTCACAGCTTAAATGAAACTTATTTGAAGCAGGTGCAGTGTAAAAATCTGTTGTTTCAAGATATTTTAAAAACTTATCAAGGTTTTTAGTATTTTCTTTTGAAACGATATATCCTTTACACCATTTTTCAAATTTCTTTTTGTTTTTCTGGATATTTATTTCCACTGAAAAACCTCCTTTATAAAATTAAATTATTTTCATTAAAAATAAAAAAAGCTCATTTAGAAAAATGAGCAAAAAAAATAAGCACCGTATTATTTTTTGACATAGTTATGCCAAAAGAATAAACGATACTTAAAATTAAAATATAACTTAAAAAACAAAAATAATTTATACTTTTATTATAATTAAGCTTATTCAATTTGTCAAGGTTAAAAGCCAAATCAAGTAAAAAAACAACAATTCATATTCATCAAATTTTGCTTACATTGACTATACCACCACGGTTTTCCACTTTTCGAGTAAGAATATCAATAAATTGAGCAGGTGCACCATTTTTTATATAATAGCCAACACTTTTGTCTTCGGCTGTTTTCTTGTTATCGTTTACACTGAATTTTTTCTTACTCATTTGAAGGCTTTTAATATTAGGCTTTTTTATATTGACTGTATCAAAATATTTTAAAAGTTCATTTGCAAGTTGTTCATCGTATAATTTGCGCTTTCTTGCATTAACACCTTCAAGATACGCTTTGCGTTGTGACAATTTATTATAGTGATTTGAATATTTCCAGCGTAATCGTAGCTTAATTGTTTTATCAGGATTATTAGTATCTATTTTTTCGTAGAATTTTTTTGGCTTTCCATTTACATCATAGTTATTTGGATTCGTAGATCTTTTGCTACGATCCATTGCCCTGTTGATTTTCCTAATTTCTTTATCAATATTGAGCGAATCGGGCGGTACAAGTGTATATTTTTCTGTATAGTCATTTTTATGAAGTAATATGTAATTTATGCCAACAATAAGTTCCGCAGTACCTTTTCCAAGCGGATGTTTAATATTTCCATTATAATCTTTTTTTATTACCGGTGAACTATTGAATGCAAATTGGACCGAGTATTGATACTTGGTATTATCCCAAAATCTTTTTATCCTTATAACGGTCATTTTTTCTTGATTATAAATTTCCTTTTCATAATCAGTTTTCGGTTTTCTAAATTTTATATGTTTTTTAACTGAAGGAATGTAAAAACTGTTGTTTGTAAATTTTGTACTACTTGCCGGAAATGCAATTGAATTTATTGAAGATTTATCTCGATAGCTTTTAAAGTGTACAATGCTATCTTCGTTAATTTTCTTTTCGAAAGCAGACCAAATCGGTAATGCAATAGAATAAGAACGAACTTTTGAACTCACAAAGCATTTTCTTTTTATATTACCATCCTTGTCAAGAATTGGCACCTTGTTGCCGTTTTTATCTATCACAACCTTACCATTTTTTGTTTTGTAAATTGGTTTCGTGAAATAATCTGTTTTATCAAAAATGGCTAAATCCGAAATAAAAGAAAATTTAGTCATCTCAAATTCTTTAAGTAAATCAAAAAAATCTTTTTTAATTTTTTTCTGACATTCTTTTATTTCTTTTAATTCATCTTCTTTATTTTTTATTTGCAGACAAATTTTTTTCTTGTCTACTTTCGAGATTCCTTTTTCTTCCTTCGTAGTTTTCAATAAGCTAATCTCTTTTTGAATTTTGCTATATTCCTTTACTTTGTTTTCAATAGCAATTTTCAACTTATCGTATTTACAATCATACGCTTTGTGCATCTTGTTAAATTTTTTCAGCTCATATGATATAAAATAGTTTTGCATTTTTCTTACAAATTCAAAATACTTATTGAGATAATTACGATCATCTTCATTGATAAGTAATCCTAATGATAGAACATTAACATCGTTTTCCATAATTCTGCTCCTATTTCATTTTTGATTAAAGGTTTTCTGAACACTTGTGACATCAATTTTGTTTGATTTCATCTACAAATTCGGGATTAAAAAAATATTTCTTTTGTTCCGGAATAATGTATGAGTACCCTTCTTTATTAAGTTTGTCATAAATTTCATTTATTGTTTCTTTGCCTATGCCTCGTAATTTTGGTATTTCACCTATTGAATTTAAAATTGAATCAATAGAATCTATTTTATTTCTGAGTAAAGCATTTTTTGTCCTATTAGTAAAAACAATTGGTTCAAACATATTACTTTCATTTTTAGCTTTTGCGTAGCGTTTTCTTCGTGTGAATTTATAGCAATTACTATTTAATGTTGATAAATATTCATTTATTTGCTTATATGCAGTAGAACTCATAGCATATATTGATTTAAGTTCGTCAACAGATGTGTTTTCGAGATTTTTCATAGTAAAGATTTCATTTTTAAATAAAGTCTCAATAGTTTTATATGAAAAGAAATCTTTAGGTAAATCAATAACGATGTCTTTATAAGGGCAAAGTAATAACTTTTTTAAAACATCTGTGTCTTTGAATTTAGTAATTGCAGCATTTGAAATTTGGCGTACTCTTTCACGAGTAATTTTATATTCATTGGATACTGCTTGATATGTATTGATATTATTGTTTTTTAAATCATAAGTTGAGAAAAAAATGTTGTAGCACTTTTCGTTTAGCAAGTATGAAAAAATCATTTTAATACGATAAATCAATTCTTCTTCAGGTTTAATGAAACTTCTTATTTTTTCATTACAATAATATATCGGATTCTTTTTACTGGAAAAATCATCAAAATCATAAAGTTTTGATAGTAATTTATATGTCGTAATAGAAACAGAAGTTACATGTTTAAAAGCCCCAAATTTTAATTCTTCTTTTTCTAAACGAGATAACAAACGAAAATTACTTTGATGTTTAACAATAAAATTAAAAAGTTCTTTGCTATCCTTTATATTATTTGTAACTATAAAATCAAAAGCTTTATCCGATTCAACTTTTAAAGTGAATGCCCAAGCAAAATCCTTATTACTTTTTTCGTAAATGATTTTATAATGCTTTTTTAATGACTGATAATCAAACCATTTTGGATAAAATTCTTTTAATGATTTAGAACGCTCAAATGGCAATGAACAATTTTTATATTCATTTAATTGATGTCTGTACCAATTTCCGATTTTTACGCCTTTATAAATTGTAGTTACAGAAAATGTTGTGTTTTTTGGATTTTTTATATACTCTTTAAAAACATCAAAGTTTTTATTCCATAATTCATCATTTCTATACATATTTTTATTTCCTTTCAAAAAAATAAAATCTTTTTATTGCTTCGAAGATATATAGTAATATTTTTTGAATTACCGAAATTTATTGTGTTTTTTTACAATTTATTAACATTATCAGTTGCTTTTACAAAAATAAAAACTGCCTTGCGCAAAAGTACGCAAAGCAGCATAAATTATTTTTTTGTTTTTCACATATCGTTTACTTGCTCACAATATATAATTGTCAAGTAACTCCCCTTATTCTATCACAAAGTCATCTCCTCCACTGATTAAGTGTTTACTCTCCTTTCATCAAATTTTTTAGTATAGAGTCGTATGTTCTTTTCTACAAAATGCTTCAAGAGTCATTCTGTCACCATAAGTTTTGTTAAACGATGCAGAAAAGTCCTCAAACCAATTTTGAGCAGACTTCTCATCATTAAAGCCCAAGTTATTCTTAGCCAAATCAAGTATCTTTTCTGACTTATCAGCAATATAATATCTATCATAATACTTAATAATTTTATAATTGTTTTTATCAATCATTTGTTTTATCCTCCAAAATCATTTAATTTACTTCTTTTAGTTACCTCTGAACAATTCCTATATGAAATTTCATTATTATTTGAAATTGTCACAAAACAACAATCAGGGTCACAGCAATCAGATAGTGTTGCTACTTCTCCTTTCGAGTCGTAAAACCAACGCTCTACATTATCGTCACAAGAAGTTCCATGAATACAAAAATATTTATATTTTTTATCAAGGTTTCGTATATCTTCTGCAACTTCTTCAAGTCTTTTGGCAGTAATGGTATATTCTTTATCGGAAAAATATTTTTTAGAAAATTTGATAATACAGTCAGCCACCTTTTCTTTGTCTTTTGCAGAAAAAATACCTGAATTACATAAATCCCACATAATACGGTTAGTGAAACAATCAGAATCATTAATCTTATGGTTAAGTTTTTCCCAATTACCAATACCCATAAAACAAAAGAACAAATAAGAATCAATAGCTTCCGAATAGAAGCCGATCACTTTTCTTCTTTCACTTTCCGATATGTATTCACAAAGTAGTTTGTCACAAATAGCAACCACAAACATATAACTGTTTTGATACGATTTGATTTCCTCACCGTACCAATCTTTTTTAATGCCCCAAAGTTCAGTATAGCTCATATTTTTATACCTCCAAACAATCTATAATTTTTTATTATTTCTTTACTTTTAATTATTTATATATAAAATTTTGTTACTACCCTAAAGAAGTATCAATATGTGAAATTTTATTATCTGATGTAATTATCACAAAATCATTGCAAGAAGTGGTATGAATACAAAAATATTTATAATCTTTATCAAGATTTCGTATATCCTCAGCAATTTCTTTGGCTCTTTTAATATCAAGTGAATAATCATCAGAAGAATTATCATTTATAAACTTAATAATACAGTTAGCTATCTTTTCTTTATCTTTTGTGGAGAAAATACAAGAATTACATAAATCCCACATAATACGGTTAGTGAAACAATCAGAATCATTAATCTTGTCGTTAAGTTTTTTCCAATTGCCAACAAATAAATATGAATCAATAATTGAAAAATCAAAATCAATTTTTGTTCTTTCACTTTCCGGCACATATTTGTGTAGAAGTTTATCGCAAACAGTAGGCACGAATAACATGCCATTTTTATAAGATTTAATTTCCTCTCCCAACCATCCTTCTTTTTTTATTCCTAATAATTTTGTGCTACTCATATTTTCATACCTCCAAACAATCGTATAATTTTTCAGTTCCGATAAAAGGAATTTTTCTTTCTTTATAAATATCACTTAGCCAAATCAAGTATCTTTTCTGACTTATCAGCAATATAATATCTATCATAATACTTAATAATTTTATAATTATTTTTATCAATCATTTGTTTTATCCTCCAAAATCATTTAATTTAATTCTTTCAGTTACCTCTTTTGTATATTTTTCGTATTTATCATTCCATATTCCTTCCGTTACCGATTAATAGTTGTCCTGTCTTATACGCTTGATATAAAGTCTTTTTACCGTCAGTCAGATAAGGTAAGAATATTTCATCAACTTCTACATTACCTGATTCGATAAATGCCATTTGTGCAAGAATCCAATCTCGTACATTACGCCAAGCTGTTTTTTCTGCCTGTTCCCTATCAACTTTGATTTTTTGTTTTTTAAATATTTCAAGCACGCCGTCTATATTTGCCGGCAATATAAATGCTTGCGACTGATTACCGTTTACAAGCTTAAATGCAATTCCGGTAGGCTTACCGTTTTCATCATAATCAATCATAATCTGTCTTGCGCCATGTTTTGCAAGAGCACCTTGTATTTCTCCTATTGACTGGTAACAATCAATTTTAGTTGTATAATTCTTAATTGGCATTGTAGTAATCTCCTTTTATTTTCAAGTTATCTTGAATTATTTCATTCAACATTATTTACCTTCCACCAATTATAAATTTTTCATTTTTCTTATCAAAGGTAATTTGTTGATTACTTTCAGGTAATTTTTCAAGGAATATTAGTGATTCATTGATTTTGTCTAAAATCATTTGTGGTGGTGCTGCGGTTACTGCGCTGTGAGTAGTTTCAAAAGCATATATATCAAAATATTTTATTTTTGCTTTCAAAAAATCATTTAAAAAAATTACATAATCAGTAATGTTATGAATTTCTAATTTGATAAATTCAGATTTGGTTAAAGGTATATATTGCATTTTTTTATATGACATTTTACTTAACTTTTTTCCTATTACCAAATCTTGAATTTTGCTTTCGACTAATCTCAATACAAATGCTGCTAATGGTACACAAAGAACACATATAGACCCAATAAAAATTTTTAGTATAATTCTTTTATCAGGTGAAACAGAATCATAATCAATTGGAACAATAAAATTAAAACAAATGTAGCTGCATAGAACTATAATAATTGCCAATATAATATTAACAACTATGTATTTAAACTCGCTTGAATTAAATATCTCTTTTAATTCAGAAAAAAATTCTTGTTTTTTGTTCTTTTTTATTTCTTTATAGGTCTGTTTCATTTTTAAATTTTCTTTAACATTATTTACTTCCATAATTTTTCCTCCTTCAATGAGCATACACATATTCATCATTAGCAAAATCAATATATCCGGCATTGCCTGCATCATCAAGATATTTTAAAGATTTATTGATTTCATCAAGAATTGCTTTAGGTGGTTTGGCACAACTATAAATTTCAACATTTTTAAAATCAAAAAACGAAAAATATTCAACTCCTACAGTTAAAAAATCATTTAAAAACGAAATGTAATCATAAATATTATGAATATTAAGACTTATTAGTTCACCTTCTGTTAATGGTATGTATTGCATCTTTTTCCGTGATAAATCATTAGCTTTACTATCTTTAATTTCGATTTGAATCATCGAAATAACACGCAGTTCAAAAAAGCTGATTATAAATCCTATAAAGCAACCAGCAAAAATAGAGGAAAAAATATGTTCTCCATCTCTAATAAGTTCAATAATAAGCAGGACCGCAGCTACAATTGGAATAATACTGATTACAAATAAATATAAAGCCTTATTTAATCTTTCTTTTTTTGTTGGTTTAATTTTTTCTTCCTCTTCTTGCTTTTGTCTTTCTTTAATTTCCTTACATAATTTTTCGCATTCTTCATTTTGTCTGATTTCTTGAATTTCTTTGTAAGAATGTTTTAATTCTAAGTTATTGTTAATTTCCGAAAAATGACAATATTCTTTAACATCATTTACTTTCATAATTTTTCTCCTTTTCGATTATCGTAATTAACTTTTTACTGAAATTTTTGTTAATATTATTGCTGTCATTAAAAAGCCACTGTGTTTCTAAAAATTCATAGAATAATTCTGTTGATAACTCGTTGTAATGCTTATTACCATAGCCACCGGACAAAGGTTGGCTAAGATTAAAAACTAATTGTTTTTTACAATTATGGTATTTGAGTCCACAGTTCTTACATTGTAACAAATTGTTGCATAGCCAATCCGCAAAAACTACAGCAGATAATTTTTGTAATTCTTTTAACCTTATTTCAATTAGTTTTCTATAATAATCTCCGTCTTTACAATGACTACACTTCACAAGTGAGGTCCTTTGATGGTTTTTACAGCAAGTTTGTATGTAAACCGGATGGTCAAAACAATTACAATTGCCATCATCAACACAAGTATAGAACGGACATAGTTTTGCCATATTTTCTTTAATCACATATTTTCGCCTCACTTTCTGTTTTTCTACATATATATAGTAATTAAAATCAAAAACTACATAAAAAAAGAACTATGAAAACAAATGTTTTCATAGTTCAAAATAATTAAAGATTATAAATTTATTCTAATTTCATCTAATTTTATTTGAGTCAAAAATCTCGATGATATTAAAACTATCATCTGAATAGTTAATACGCCATTCTTTTTCTGTATACTCAAAATCATTTTCTTTGTCTTTATTGCAAACGAAATTTATAAAATCATCTATCAAATCTTCGTTTTCACAAATGTTAATAGCTTTACAATTGTTTGCACGACAAAACAATTCAATTATATCTTCTTCATCAAAATTATTTTCAAATGCAGAAATATAATTTTCACAAAAAAGCTGTTTTGAAAAATTGATAGCTTCTTTTTCAGCATCAAATAAAGAAGGCGTATAATTTCCTTGTGGGGTACAATTTGTTAAAATAAACATAGATTATTTCTCCTTTTTTATAAATCATTTCATGGTGTGTGGTAGTTCATAAGCATATATTACACTGGTATACTAACAGAATTACCGTTTTCATATAAATATTTCAGGTACTACATCAATATCGCCGTCATTCCAAACATGAATGTCAGCGAAGTGATGTTCCTTTGTAAGAATTATTTAGAATACTCCACAATATAAATATCTAAATTCATATTGTAATGATAAGCAGCAAAACTGCTTTCTTTAATAATGATTTTTTCAACAATATCCCAATTGCCGCCGGCAAGACCACATCCCATATTTTTAGGAAATGCAATTCTTAATGGATCTGAAAGATTATATCCATTTTTTTGTGGTATTATTTCAGATAATTGTTTGTAAAAATCTTGTATTGCTTTCTCCAAAGCTTTGTAATCGGTTTGCTGTTTATTCGTGCCAATATTAAGCTGACCGTAAAGATTAACAATATATTTTGGTCCACGCCAATCATTTAAACCTTCAAAAGTTTCCGACAAAAAGCAAGTACCCAAAAGTTCATCAGGCTTGTGTATTGAAGAATGAGCAATATAGCCATCTTTAACTTCAGGATACATATCAGCTATCTGTTTTGCAAGACCTGCACCCATTTTTCCTATACAGTTTACTTGATGGCATACCACATCAAAATATGAACGATTTAGAATATCACCTTGTTCGGTTATAAATTTTACCGTATTTGACATAATTACCTCCTGTTATTCGGACAACGGTGTTTGTTCATTGACATACAAAGCTAACTGTATAGCTATAAACAAAGAACCAAAGTTGTCTGTATCAAAATCATATTCATAAAGATTATTGTCATTGTAATTTTTATCAAATTCTCTTGAAGTGGAAACTAATCGAACACTACTACAATTATCGTTATCATTACATATGTACAAAGTCCGATGATTATTTAATTCCAGTATTGTTTCTTGATACTCTTTATAACAATCACAATTACCGGACAAAAAGTCTTTGATAGCTTTCACTGTATATCTGCGTGCAGTTTTTGTAATTTTAGTAAAAGTTTCAATTTCATTTAATTTTACCAAACAATTAAAACCACTTAACCCTCTTAGGTATATTACCGTTCCTTTTGAATTATCAGATTGGTTTTCTACAACTCTGTACAAAATACCGTTATGTTCAACCAATTGATTTCTTACAAGAGACTCCTGTTTAGGCTTTTTGCTGCTACGGTAACAGCCATTTTCTTTATTCCAATCGCAAGACAAACAATGTGGGTCAGAATCAAGACAAGCACTGCAAAGCATTAATGTTTTGCCGCAATTAGGGCAAAAGGCTTTGTATCCGTCTTTTTTTACATCCCAATTCACTGTTATTTCTTTTTCACAGTTAGGACATGTTTCAGTAATTAACTGTTTCATTTTTATTTTCCTTTCTTTTTTACATCTCTGTATAAATATCTAATTACTTCATCTTCAATTTCTTCAACAGTCATTCCGGTAGTATCAATTTCATGGCTATATATTTTAAGAAATTCATAAATTTCCGGATAATTTGAATCAGACAACTCAAATTTGGCAAAATAATCATAACAATCTTCATCAAAAGAATAAGGCAAATGGTGTCCATCAAATGCTTCAGTCATTTTATACATGAATTCCATTATGTCTTTTTTTCTTTTACTGAAATCGTTGATTCTTTCCGTTGTAAGTTCATTGATTATTTTTCTCTTGTTATTATCCATAAAACCTCCCCCCTACCACCGAATATACGGTGGTAGTTATTATGTAATATTATTTAGTTTTACAAGCTTCAATCATATCAGCTGTTGTAAACAATGGCTTTACTATGTCATTTCGATATGACAAAAGATTTATTGCAAAATATTTTGCATCCTCATTTTCAAGAATAGGCTTTTTGATTTGAGCCAAATCATCATTTGCCGATGCATTAGTGCCTACAAAATTTAAGAGAAATTCTCTCGGTTCAATTTTGTATTGTGCCAAACCCATTGATGTAAGAGTACAATACAGCTCATACATATTATTTTTAGAATTAGGCACATAAGCCATTTTTTCTATATCCGAATAATTCCATGCCTTACCCGAAATGTCTGTGAATTGACCGTCATAGACCCTCTCAGGTGCATTCTTTTTTAAATATTCAATATCAAATAAATCATCAATTTGTTTCTCACTTAATTCAGTAATAACTGTTTTTGATGATTTGAGAATCAACTTAAAATATTTTGAACTCATAATTTTTCCTTTCTAATCAATATATTTACCATGTGATGTTGCCATCATATGAGCGATTTCGTCACATTTATTATTTAATTCATTATAACTATGACCCTTTACCCACATGAATTTTACATTATGAAAATTGCATAGTTCATACAATTGTTTCCATAAATCAATATTTTTCACAGGCTCACCGGTTGATGATTTCCAATTGTTTTTCTGCCATTTAGTAAGCCAACCTTTATTAAATGCATTAGAAATATATTGACTATCTGTGTTAACGGTAATGTTGCATTTTCTTTTAATTTTAGATAATGCTTCAATAACTGCAGTAAGTTCCATAATATTATTTGTGGTGTCTTCCGAATAACCTTTTATGATTTTTTCATTGTCACCCATAATAATTATGGCACAATAGCCACCTTCACCGGGATTTTTAAGGCAAGAACCGTCAGTATATATTTCAATATCGGATAAAATATCGTCTGAACCACCGGCTTGTTTTTGAGTATTAACAACTTTTTTACTGATAAATTTCATAAGTTTTTCAAACTTAATAGAATCAATATAAGCGGTAGTTACATTCTTATCGAAATCAATAAAGGTAAGAGCAAAAACAAGTTCATCGTTTGAAGGACAATAATTAGCTTCATTCATCCAATCATCAAACAAGTAAATCGCTTTACCAAAGAATCTTTTGTGGCAATAATCTATATTGTAGTATTCGAATGAAACATATGTATCTTTTGAAAATACAAAATTTGGAATTTCTACAAAATTAAATGTTGTTGATATATTTAGCATAATTTATTACCTTCCTCGTTCATATAATCGTCAGTGGAAATTTCTTCATAAGATTGTAAAAGACCATCAATAACATAATCTAAATCTATACAAATAAAATCATCTTCATCATAGTCTTCTATTGAATCAACTTTATGCGCACCAAGTGTAGAAGCAATATCTTCATCTGACCAATCAGCATCAATCATACGATGCAAAGTTTCTTCAAGTTGACAGGAAATATCATCACTATTAGATTCACCGATTACATATAAATATCCATAATAATTTTGTGTTGTAGTAAATCTAAACAACGCATCATCTTCTTCTAAGAGTTCTCTTATGTCTCTCATAATTTTCTCTCCTTATTATTTTTCAATAAATTCGTTAATATCAAGTTCTTCATCTGCAATTTTTCTGCATTCGGCAAAATATTCATTGCTTTCTTCAAACTTGAAAGTAACATTATTCTTTTTGAGTTCTTTATCTAATATTTGACAAAGTTTAGGATACTTTACATTTTTATCCTTTTTGTCATAAAGTAGATAATTTGTACTTAAAAACGGAGAACAATATAAATCGACATCACAAGGTTTCTTTAACGATTCAAAAGTTTTTAAAATTGCTGCAAATTCAACAGTTTTATCATTTTTTGATTGTTCTGTATAACCTCGCAAAATCTTTTTATGCTCACCCATTTTCAACATACAAGCCCAACCTGTGCCTTTTTTTCCAACTGAAACGGCACTATAAATATCAACCTGCATTTTTATTATTTCCTTTCTGTTGTTGCCTTACAAATTTTTCATGAGCTATAGCATCCATAACAGCACAAGATGTAGCATAAGCTTGCCATTGTACTTTTATTTGTAGTGCCATTGCTCGAACTTCTTCCCATTTAGCACCAATTCTAATTGTTTTCTCTGCTTTACCAAATGAATAGTCAGGTGCAATCAAGCCGTTTTCGACCATTTTTCCCGGACCACTTTCATACATAATGCAAACATCACAATCTTTAAGAATAGATGCTGAAATTTTTAATCTTACACATTCAGGTTTTCCATCTTTACGAATGCCTCTTTCCTTTGCTTTTTCGGCATTAACGCCACTCGGAAAATCCCTAACCGGATTTGTATATTTCGGGTTTTTCTTTTGTTCTTCCAAAATATCCTTAGTCAGTTTGTTTCGTGTAATGTCTTCCGCTAAAACAAGTGCTTTATCAATATCCAAATAAAAATCAGTTTTTTGATTTGATAACCTTTTCATGTTTGCATCACATTCAGCAAAAGAAAATCTTACTTTTCCAATAGAGAAAGCATCAAAATACACTTTTAGCAAAGATCCTTTATTCTTTGCTTCGTTTTTATTGTAAAATTCAGCAATTGTTTTTATTGGATTAGTTGAAACCCAATACGGCTTATTATTTGCCATAATATTTCTCCTTATTTTTATAAAAATTTCAAATTATAAATAACATTAAAAAAACTCATTCTTATACAAAAGCATAAAAATGAGTATAAAAAAAGACAGTTATCCCTTGAATAAATCAAAAATAACTGTCTAATAAAATAATAACTTAATATTAAATATAATTTATACTAATATTATATTACATTGTAAAAATATTGTCAATAAAAAAGAACACCCATTCGGATGTTCTTTTTATAATAATTAACTTGCTTTTTGGCAATTACTTTTAGAAATTCCCATGATTTTTTCGAGAGCTTCCGCGATAGTAATATCATCCTCTTTGTAATAAATGGTATTTCCGTGCCAAGAACCTTTAGTTCCGTTTATTTTTGTCTTACATTTGATTCCAACACCGCCACAAGTTTCCCATTCGTGAAGGTTTTTGCTGTAATCATCAAGAAGAAAACAAGTTTCATCAATTTTGCCGACTTTTTGATGCATAGCTGCAAATTCAGCTTTGATTGTACCATATGGTACAAATATTCTGTTTTCTCTTTTAATTTCCGGTAGGAAATAATCAAGCGAAAGATCTTTTTCTCTTCTTGCATAAAGTGAATCATCAAAATATGACGAAAGGATAAATACTTCAACATCAGGATTTCTCTTGATAAAAGTTTTAATGCCCTCAATCATTTTAAGATGTGGTCTGCAAGTTAAAAAATAACCTTTTTTATAAAGTTTGTCTTGTGCATCAAGATGTTCATCCCATTTATAAAGTGTACCATCCATATCAACAAATATTTTTTTACACATATTTTTATTTCTCCTTATTTTTTCGAAATTTTCTTATAAAATTTAAAACTGCTGTCGTGAGAGTCGGCACAAATAAAATGTTATTTTCAGATAACGCATTAAGAATACAGTTAAAACCTTCGTCTGAACGCATAATTCTAACATAAAACACCTTTTAATCTTTCCAACCGTGAACTTCGCGAATAGCAATTCCAACACTGTCGGTATATTTATCAATATCCTCTTGTGTGAAGGTATTATTGTAAATTTTATCTTTGAATTCTTCAATCTCATCTTCAAGAAGACTTGTCTTGAAGGTTCTGTAAAGATAATGGTTACTTCCGTCATGATGTGAACAGTCGCATCTTAAATCATTGTTTTCATCTACATACCATTTTGCATAATCACAATCAGTATAAAGACAATCAACGACCTTACCGGATTCGATAGTTTTGTATCCTGTTACCGTGCCGTTCCATCTGCCAATTTTACCAATTATGATAATTGGCAAATCAAAAACAATATCATTAAGATTAATACACTCATCATCAAGGTATGAATTATTATCTTCATACATCTTCTCTTCAAGTTCTGATTCATCTAATTCAGGATAAGAAGCCTTTAAATCATCTTTCCAATCATCAAAGTTCAAATCAGAAGGATAATTACTCCAAAGAGTATGTTCTTTATGTTTAACAGTTGTATTAGCCATAATAAACCTCCGATTAATAATTTTCTGGCAAATAGCCTTCTCTTTTCATTGTTTCAATATCTTGAAATTCAGCAACAATTACACTGCCAAAGCCGTAATCATCATCTGCAATATCATCCGGACCAAGATAAAGAATTGAATACTCATCATGATCACTGTCAATTGCAATAACCTCAACTGATTCATTATCTTTGAATGTATCAAATGCATCTTCAAGTGCTTTATCAAGGCTTTCATAACCTGCTGTAGTAGTAGACTTACCATTATTTCGGTCATACTTATCTCTCCAAGACCTAACACAGTATGAATATTCATTTTGAGGATAAAATTTCTTATATACATTAATAAGAACTTTATCTTTTAATACATCTTCCTTAGTAAATCTGATGTGACTGTGTTTGTTTAAATCTCCCTTGGAATTGCCGTAATGAAGTTCATACGCTAAACGATTAAGGATTTGTTCTTGTGCTTTTGGTTTATCCGAAAACGCATCAATAAGCTGATTAAGTTTATCTTCAAAATCGAAATATTTATCACCAAAAACAAGCTTTTGAATATCCTTTACTTTGTTTTTTGAACTTCCGTAAAAATAACCAACATCAGAAATCGGATTATTTATGTTATCAATGGCTTCAACTACTCTGACTTTATATTCCAAACCATTCCAATCGAGTGTAACGAAGAAAGGAAAATCAGGAAGTGGTTCTTGTAATATAGTAGCATCTTCAACACTACAATCAATTTTTAGAGCACCAAGTTCTCTTTGATTTTTTACTTTTGCAATCATAACAAAAGAGTCACTATCAACTTCATCGACAAGAGTAATTTTATCCATTTTTGCAACAATTGAATTAAACAAATCATTGTTGAGAACTGACATACCTCTTTTGATGTATGTTTCAGGATTACTTTCTTCTCTGATGCTGATGAATTCACAATCAGGCTTAAACGCCTTGAAGTTTTTTTCAGCAAGTTCTTCATTGATTGCCTCAACCAATACACAACTGAAATTTTCATTGCCTTCTTTTGTGTATGTAACCATATAATTTTTGTTAGTCATAATATACCTCCTACCCTGCTGTTTGACTTTTGGCAGCAGCGATTAAATCAAAATTTTTTAAATTTATTCTTTTGAAAATTTGTTATTTACAAGTGCTTCAAGCATCCTGTAACCGTTATCATTAGCAAGAATACCAAACCAATTTAATGAATCAATTTCAAGTTCGTCAACATCCACTCCAACTTCTTCATCAAAAATCAGATGAATAGGTTTATCAGTTTTGTTTTGAACAGATGCAACAAAATCATAATCATGACCAGTTGTTTTGATTTGAAGATAATCATCACGCAGAATTGTTGGCTCTGAAAATGATTTTTCATCAATAATGATTTTATCTTCGTATTCGTCATAATAAATTGGTTTGTTACTGTTTTCTTGATGTTCGTCAACAACAGTGTTGCCATAGTTTCCAAAAGAAATTTTATCAACTTTCAATTTTTTAAGTGTTTCAATAAGTAATTTATTGTCACTAAAAACACTTGGGAAATCAATACATTCTCTACCTAAAACCTGTGACAGCCTATAACGATAACAAATAAGCTTTAGCATTCCGGATTCTTCTTCATCAGTATTATCAATAATTTTTTCAATTTCCGGATAATAAAGGAAATCTTCAAAATCATTATTGAGAAATTCCTCATAGCAAGGATAAATTTCACCGTTGGCAAATCCATATTCTTCAACATATTCATCGAATGACATATTTTTTGTTGAATCTTCACATTCGTGAAGATTCTTATTAGACTCATCATTTTCATAAAGAGCCTCTGTTTGTGTCATTGTTATGTCATCAATATGTTGATTAATCCAGCAACGCTTAAATATTTCGTAAGCTCTCTCCTCGTTTGAAAGGTCCGGGCTTATCATCATATCTATCTGATCATAAACTCTCATTTGAATGTTCCTCCTTAATCATCCAAGCTCATAACAAATTTACGAGCTTTTGCTAATGCTTGATTCATTGCAGCATTTTGCTGTAATGTTTCTCTTGATATACCCAAAGCTTCAAGAGTATCATCAACACATCCGGTATATCCATATTCATAGTTTTGTAACTCGTATACAAACATATCATAGATATATCCTTCGCCTGTTGTGTCTTCCTCAATAGCTTTTTGGTGTTCTTCACGATGACGGTTAAGCATTTCATTAAATGCTTTTACATCCTTTTTACGGATGAGTACACCGTATCCTAATGAAGCAAGTTGCTTTCCAAAATAATCATCAGAATTTTCATCAAATGATAAATTCCATTCTTCAACAACTTTTCTAAATTGTTCATCACTGAAAGCAGCTTTAATAGGAAAAGCGTTAGTTTCCGCCATTTGTTTGTCTTTTAACTCTTTATATGAATTACTCATATTTTCCTCCATAAAAAAATCCACTGAATTATATATAACTCAATGGATTTTTTGTTATTATTTATTTTTGTTATGCTTTATCATACTCGTTTAAAAGACCAAGATATGCAAAAGCATATTCGTCAAAGTAATGACCTTCTTTGCCTAAATCTTCAAGATCATCAATGATTTGCTTTTTTTCTCTTTCAAGCATTTCACAATATGCATATCCATCTTGATTAGTTAAAAAGCGAGAGTAATAAATATTTGTATCTTTAAGCCATTTTACATAACCCGAATTGCTAAAATATCTTGCTTTAATTAAATCATAGAATTCTTTGTCAGAATTCCAAAGGTTTGCATCACCATATGCTGAACAATAAATACGATTATCAAACTCAACCAATCTATATGCCGAAAGTGTTTGAAACATAAGAGTGATGAGCATTTTTCGTACATAATAATGTAAACACTCTTCATCAGTATTTCGGTCAAATCTATCGACAAAACTTAAGGTCATATCATAATCAAAAGCATCAGCCACATCCGGTGTGATTTTATTAAGAATATCTGCTGAATTCGTTATAAACCAGCAGATAGCAGCAAGATTACTGTATTTTTCAAATGGCTTACCATCTGAAAGATCCGGTGGTACTTTTCCACTCAAAATATCAGGGTTACGCTTTTCTTCAAATTCCTTGAAGTAATAATCATCGTGATAAGCTTCTAATCTGTCAATAACTGATGCCAAATTATAAAACTCATCAGACTCAATATCACCCCAGTTTGCTGAATTGTCATCAACAAGTTTAAAGACTTTATCACCATTCTCATCCTTATTAACTTCCAATTCAAAATCTTCGCTTTCAATAATCATCAATGCAATTCTGTATGCAGTGTATGTAATAGGTTGTGTCATTTCACAACTCCTCCTTAATTATTATTTGTGTCAATTAACATATCAACAAGTGTTCTATATTCAGTTTCACTAACATATCCTGCGCCATACATATGAAGTTCCTTTATCCATTGATAGATAAATTCATCCAAATCATCTTCGTATGTGTGTATCCAATGTTCTTTAGTGAATTTTTTAAACACTTTAATATGTTTTTTGATAAAATCAGTCCAAGCACAAGTAGAATTTGCCACAGATAATACTTGAACATTATTATTAAGATAATCGAGAAAACGATAATAATATTTATCATCTTCACGGTTTAGTTCCTTTTCGGATACATAATTCAAACCGACAAGAACATCAAATACATCATCGTAAAACTCAATATAATCATTATCTTCCGACAGTAAATCGGAAGGCGTTAAAACCTTTGTCATTTAAAATTCCTCCTATAACAAAAGTCCTGAATTAACATCACCTCTGTTTATAATTACTAATCAACATTCGTCACCAAACTCATTAACAAACTTAATGCCTGCTGAACGAAACATTTGAATAATACTGTTTTGAAGCGATTTAGCAACATCGTAGCTGATGTCATTTTCATCGGAATATTCATTTGGAACTATCTTGCAATCAAACAATGCAGCGTAGTCTTTGATTAATTCCCAACAATCTACTTCAAGTTCATCAAGTGAGCAGTCCATATCACCATCAAATACAACCGGTTCTTTTGGAAGTTCAAGTTCATTTGAATCTCCAAATACAGCTCTGTTTATACCATCTTTTGGATAAATAAAGTCTGCATAAGGATTTTCGTTGAGTTTATTTTCGTAAGGGTTCACATCAGAATCAAGTATATCTTTAAGAATCTTTTTAAATCTTTTGTCTGATAATACTTTTACCTTTGGTGTAGTACCATCTAAACGAATTTCAGAAACAGAAGTAATTATTTCACCTTTTGCAGCCTTGTCAGCCACAAAAATAAATAATTCTTTCTCACAACTTGCCTCAACATAATATGGTGTACCATACACTCGGTTTATTTTGAACATACCTTCTTTAATTTCTCTTAACATTGAATTAGTCCTCCTAAAATTATTTAATTGTATCTTTGATGTATTCTGCTAATGAAGTAAATACTTCTGTTACTGATGAAACTTCATTGATTTCACCATGCAGCGGTGACTCAATATCATCAAAAACAAGAATTTCAAACCAATTATTGTTTCCAAAATATAATTTACCTTCATTTTCAAGTTTACGAAGTTCATCATCATTTTTGATATATTGACGCATTTCTTTGTAAAACCCACCTGCTCTGTTTTGGTCAACAACAGAAGCGATTTCTTCGTTGTTATCGTCAAACAAAGTAGCTCTTACTTCACCAACAGCGTGGACCTCGTAAACAATGCCGTTATACTTGATTTCGCCAAGATAACCTCCGTACCATACAGAATCTTGTCTTTCAAAATCAAGTTCATCAGCCGGAATTAAAACTACATCCTCATCAACATTAACAGTTGGTAATATTGTTTTAATCTCGTTTTTTGTTTTATTAGCCCAGTTCGTATACTTATCCATATTAATTTTCAGTCTCCTTAATAATTTTTCTCCAATAATGGCTACTGTCAAAGCAGACTCTTTCACCGTTATTATTTGTTCTTTCAGAAGTCCGATGGAATGCACTACGGTTTAGACCTGACAAAAAATTTACATTACCAAGAATTTCTCTTGCTTTTTCAACAGTAATTTTTTTCTTTTTGTCATAATCATATTTAATATCATCAAATATTGATTTTACCGGTTCAACATAATAGTAATAAGTTTTACCATAGAATTCATCCATTTGTTCAATATCTTCTTCTGGTACTTCCCATTCTTTAAGAATTTCAATATCCTCTTCTGTTAAGTTTTTATATTTTTTCATATTGTTAACCGACAAGATGCGATATTCACAATCAACACCCAGTCCGTAAATTTTTTTACATTCCTGCATACTGTTGACAACGCATTCTTGCGTTTCCCATTTGCCGAATGTATTTTCATTTTTGTATTTGAATACTACCCTTACCATCAATAATCCTCCTCATTCTTTTTGGTAGAATTACTTGAGCTAATCAATTTTAATGTTTCCATATAATCCTTAATAGCATCTTCGATGGTATCATGCATTATAAATCCGTCCTCAATTCCGTTTTTGTATATAAAGACCACGAATTTAAACACATGTTTTGAATCCGAATATCCATCACATCCAATCATATCTGCAAATTGAATTGTTACAAAGTCATTTTCTGTGCCAATAGAGTCATCGTTTTCAGATTCTCTTATGGTTTTACCACCTGAGTATTTCCAATATGTTTCCCAATCGAGATTTTCATTCACTAATTGGTTTCTGAACTCTATACATTTTTCATATGTATTAAATTTATTTATTAAATCTTCCATTAAATTTTCCTCCTTGTAACCATATTCAGAAACGAAATCATCCGAAAAATCAAGTCTATCATGAAACTCGTTATAAAAGTCTACCGGACCATATTCCATATAGCTACAGTATTTTTCATATTCTTCGTATGAATCAAAATCATCTTGATTAGCTAAATGACCAGTCTCAAAAGAACTTAAAACTGTTTCAAGAATATCTGATTCATCTTTTTCAGTTTCATAAGGATCTAAGTCCATCAAATACTCATCACTGTTACAACACGGACAACCATTGAATACCTCATATTCAGTATCATCTGTATTATTCAAATCCATAGTAGGAACATAAGCAAACCTTTCAGTGGTTTGCCAATTTCCATCAATGAGTTCTGATTTTTCTACAATTTTCTTCAAATCATTTTCTGATTTGAATAACTCCATACAATTATTGCATCTAATCATATTAACCTCCTAAGCATTGAGCATTTTTGCTGATGTTTCAGGGAAAAGAATATAATCTTCTGTGTTTGCAAACACTTTAGAATATTCATTAGCACCCTCAAACTCATCAACAACGCTTTTTTCTTCTTCTGCCATTTCATCATAAGACTTTTTACCGTATGATGGTGGCAGCCAACCTTTTTTCATACATCCATAGATATTGAACTTTTTAAGAAGTTCGTCATCCTTGAATGTAATATGAGCTGTTCCCTTTTTGAAGAAATCGACATCAAAATACTTAAATTTGCATTTTCTGTTCTGACCGCTCCTTGTGTATGTTTCACAGTAGTAGTCAAGATAGCTTGGTGTTGGATCAGCATCAAAATACATAAATATTTTTTCGATGTCTTTAAGAAATTCTTTTGTTTCGTAATCAATATTAAATTTGCCAAACCAATCATAGTTGTTTAAGTAAGGTACTACTATTTTTTTGTTAATGATGAATGCATCGTTTGACTTCCATCCATTGAAATAATGAATATTCTTTTCACATCCCATAGAATGTTTGTAAGTAAATTTATCAAATAATGCGATTATTGAATCCTCAATCGCCTGTGTTGTCTTTCTTAAAATGTCAAGTCTAACCTCACATATATTAGGTATTGAAAATTCATACTTAACAAGTTTTTGAATTTCGTTAAAATATTCTTCTTTTGCAGATGAAGGTAAGCCTTCCATAAAAAATGGCTTATGAAGAAGTTCATACCAATACTTATATCGAACTTCTTCAACATAAGCATTTACAACCTCTGAGAAATTTGTGTTTTTATCTGCTAAATCATTTTTACCGACTTTTAGTGAAATGATTGGCTCAGATTTAATTGAATAAAGCGGATCATCTTCATTTGCAAATTGATGTGAAATCTTGTCTTTGATAGAGTAATATTCAGAGAATAACTTTTTTCCAAGTTCAATTTCACATTGATATTGAATGACCGGCTGTTTTAACTTGTCATCAATAACAAGTTCATTACATTCATCCGGTATTTCAAACGCTAAATCGTCAATACCCTCATTAAGTTTAGACCAGTCGAACTCATATTTTCTGAGATTAGGAATTGTAACCTTAATAATTACAACTTCCACATCTGTATTTCTTTCAGCATTTTTAAATGCATCCTGAACATACTCGTATGTAGCACCGTAATTATCAAGAATTTCATTCAACTGAACACGACTTTGACTGTACGGATTACGAATTGTTTCTGCGTTAAGCAGACATACAATCTGTGAACCGCCGTTCTTTTCAGCAAGTTTAATTGCTTTCATAAGGTGTTCATCACCGTTTGAGAAAGGTGGATTCATAATGATGTAATCATACATTTTTGAGGTACTAAACTTCAAAAAATCATCACCGACAACATTAAAGTCATAATCTTTAAGTATTGATTGAAGATTTTTATCCTTCTCAACACAATCAATGTTAATGCGTGAATTAGGAAGAGTGTGAAGAGTGTAATACTCATTTTCTTGTCTTCTTTTTTCTTCACGATAATAATGTTCAACGGCATCGCTCAAAACGATTTGTCTGCACTTTTCATCAATATTATCGCCGTCGTAATCTCTAAAACACCAAGAAGAATTAAGACAATAATTAGCAATAACAATGAACTTTGCAATGTTACCACTTCCGGCAGACGGTTCAAGAACTGAGCAATCTGATTTGAATCTTATATTACAAATCATTTTTGCTACAAGTTCAGGTGGTGTTGGAAAGAATTCCTTCAAATCATTAAATGTATTCATATTTTTTTCTCCTTTAAATAATTTCTAAATTGTATAAATACTCATCAACCCTTTGTCTTAAAGTTTTATCAAAGTAAAGAGTAAGGCATCTATCTTGGTTTTTACATAAACCACAGTAATTACCTTTACAAGCATTTATTTCTTTGTCAGATGCTTTCTTATTCCATATTTCAGGCATAATAAACACCTCCGTTAGTCATTTTCACAAAACAGAGCCATAGACGAATTAAGCGCAATATAATAATGACCGTTACCACAGTCACGATACTCTTCTGAATACCAAGCTTTATTTTTATCCGGTTCATATTCAAATGTTACATCGTAATTCACTCTTGCTTGCTTTGTAATTTTTTCTTTGTTATCAAGAGCATTTTGAATTTGCTCTTTGAATAATTTGTTTTGCCAACCGAAGTACATAGATTTTGTCTTTACTTCAGACATTTCCCAAATATAAAATGTATTTATACAGATAAGTCCTCTATCATCTTTTGAAGAAAGCAAAAATGGATACTTATCAATAAAAACACTCATTTTTTTGTTATATTGAGAAATTTCTTCATCTGTTGTATTAGATTTAACAAACGGCATAGACCAATACAAATCATTGATAAGCATTTTGTCCGAATATGTCATCTTATAAAGATTTTCATAGTCAGCTTTAAGGTCTTGCCATAAGCCTGATTTTTCAAGAGCGTTAATAACACTTTTGATTTTTCTGTGCCATTTCTTGTCTACATCTTCGTCAGTTGGAATTATCATGTCATAACATTTGAAGAAATCTTCAATGTTATATCTCCAACCACGATTTCGTTTACCTTTTGCATAAACAAAAGCCGTTGTGTCATTTTCTTTCATAAACCTACACTTTTCGCCGGTGTTTTTATCAACACACTGGTATTTGGTATAAGATTTAAGCTGGTTGAATTGTTCAGCTTTATTCGTCATAATTTCGTTCATGTAACATACTCCTTTACAAAAAAATATCATCTTCTTTACTTTTAAATAAAGAAGATGACTTGAATTAAAATAATGTTTTATAAATCATTATTAAAAAAATTACAAAAATGCCTGTTTCACTTAACAAAGTAAAAACAGGCATAAAAAAAGACAGTTATTCCTTGAAAAACCAATCAAAAAATAACTGTCTTAAAAAAATAACTTAATTAAAATAATAATTTATACTAATATTATATATAATTACTCTGCTAATGTCAATAATTAGGCAATAAAAAAAGAGTACCAAAAGGCACTCTTTTTTTATAATTAAACTTACTAAGTTGTTTCAGCAACATAACAATAACTTAATATATATTATTTATCCACCTATTCAAGTTGAAACCAAAAGCCTTCACTTTCATCAGCTTTAACTTTGTCACTTTCAAGAAATTTTTTAGCTTCTTCGAAAGTGTTAAATTCTATCGTTCCAACTGTTTGGTTATAATGTCTTTTAACATTCGAGCCATGTGATACTTTCTTTACAAGTCATATTTCGCCTCCTAATTTTTTTCTTTATTTGAATCATCAACATAACACCAAGATTGAGGTGCTGTTTGAACACGGCACTCTTCGCCCGGACATTCTTCACAGCTTTTTGGTATTGCGAATCCCAAATCTGAATATTCACATTTACGGTTGAATTTTCTAAATTCAGTAATTTTCTTAGGCTTATCATAAAGCACTAAATCTGAAATATGCCAACCGTATAATGTTTTGCCTTTGCCATAATCAAGCAAATCTTTTGGAGTTAAACAAGCACTTTTACAATCATCAGGTGAAATAGAATAAAACGATTCACTATTTTTGTTATAAGTAGATTTGTTTAAACTATCAGAGATATACGAATATTCACTTATTCTGTCACAAGTGAACTCACCGATAACTTTGCCATTTAAAAAATTATCAGCAGAATAGTTATCGTAAGTCATCATTTCAATACTATCACCATATTTGATTTTACCATCTGGCAATCTAAACAATTCGTCATCATTAAGTGCATGACAACCACAAATTGTTTGATGCTTTTTGCTTGCCTTTGTGCAATATAGGAGACACTTAAACGGAACTTTAAGATTAGGTTTAGTCTTTCTCATTTCAATCTTTTTTTCTTCATTTGCAATAAAATTACACCACTTTGGCTTAACTGAAATCATTACCGCTTTATTTTCCATGATAAAAATTCTTCCTTTCATTCAAATTGAATTTTAAACCTTTACCACACTTTGAGCAGTAATTTTCGTTTATTTGGACTTCAAATCCGCATTCGGGGCAACTGCCAAACCATGCAGTATTTTCAGAGCCGCCGGTTTCTTCAGAATAAAGATTTATAACATCTGTCGGTGTTAATCTTTCAAAAGCACTTTGTACTATTGCGCAGGCAATATCTTGCTTTTCTGTAAGGTTAACACCATCTTTCTGAATAAGATTTGTTACAATTTCTGATGCCTCTTCAAGAGACATTCTTTTTAATAAATTTTCAAGTTTCATAAAAATCCTTTCTGTTTAGGCATAGCCTACTGTTGTGCCTATAAATTTCCAATGAGAATTATTTAAACCATAACTAAATATTTCACCGGATAATGCTGATTCAGCCAAGACAAAGATTACACCGTTGCCGGTATATCCTTTTTTTATTGCCAAATCATAACATTCCTTTAATGTCAATGGCATATCTGTATCTGTTGTTTCAATACATTTATTGCTGAAAATAATTTTGCACAATTCACCTTGAAGTTCGGTTCTATCCTCCACATTATCATTAAATGATTCTGAATGAGTTGTAAGAGTGTGAACATCAACCGATAGTCCTAACTTTTTTAGCTCAGCACAATATTGTTGTAAAGCAAAAGCAGGGATTCCTACCATTGCCACATTGTTATCAGATACTTTTGTATCTATTTCTTTGTAAACAATAGTTAACTTACATTGTTCAGATACAATATGCGCAGCTCTTCCCCAAAATTCATAGAAATCGCCGATTTTTATAGCAATTAAAGAATTTGGTAAAAATTTTTCATATTTAGAATACTCATTCCAAATATGTGTATTAATTTGGATTTGCTTAGTTTTATAATCCATAAAATGTCCTTTCTATGCAAGGTGACATTTAGCCACCTTGCAATATAATTCACAATATTTGTTTGATTTTTTTCTTTTTATTAAACCAAGCTAACAATTCCTTTTGAGAATGGCAATTCAAATCAATATCTTTACTAATTTTAAAAATATAAAGATTATTTTCATTTTCGATTATTTCAAAATATTTGGTGTCAATCAAATGTTTTCCAAACATTTCATAGTCAAAAATGACATTCATATAATCTTTCGAGTTAAAATCATCAAGACCAAAAAGATTTACATACGCTTTGCCAATTTGCTCATCGGTAGCATTCTCGTTACCGCAGTAATATTTAGCAGCGGTAGAAAAATTCTTTTTGTTGAAATTGTCAGCAATATTTTTTCCTAATGATTCGTAATCAATATATTTTTCGAATTCATCAGGATTTGTTGCTTTAAATTTCCATAAATCATCATAAAACCATGTTATGAAAGTTTCTCCAACAAATTTTTCTTTTGAAACGCCACAGTTCTTTTTGTTCCAATCTTTTATTAAAGAGAAATCAAATAAATTTTCCTGTAAAAACAAATTACAAAGATTTTCGACAGTTTTTACATTTTTGCCTTCTGATGAATTAAGATAAAGATTAATATCATCAATTCTTTTGCATTTTTTAATCAATTTAGCAAGAACATTAAGCATACAAATGTCAACATTTACGATTTGGTTATCATCAAACTTAAAGTTCAAATCCCAATAATAATTAGGAATTGTATAAGTATCGCAATAATACCCTTTTGTTTTTAATGCTTTTTCTTTTTCCTTTTTGGTAAGTTGTAAATCAACTTTATCCCTAAGAAATGCTTTAATATCACTTACATATGCAGGAAGTTCAAGCCAATTTCCGATAATTTTACCATTCTGTTCTTTGAACATTTTTTCATTTTCAACAAAAATTTTCACTATTTGTTTTCCTCCATTAAAATAGTATTTTGATAATCAGTTGTTGTAATCCAACCATCTTCTTTAAAATGACTTTCACACCATTCAAAGTTTTCGGGTTCGTCATATATGTAACCACCCGGTCCAAGAAATGCGCCCCAATACTCGTCATTTTCTTTTGCTTGTTTAGACAATTTTTTTGCCTCGTCTTTATCAATGTTATAGACTGCAATAGAATCACGGTCATTATATGTAAAGACATATTCTTCTGTAATATGATTGTAATAATCATTTACTTTAATTTTTTCAATCATATCATTAGCAGAAGAAAACTTAGCTGTTTGGAATTTAATTAAAGCATTTCTTGAAAGTTCATCAAGATGCCGTTTCCAAGAACCGATACTTTCATCAAGATAGCCATTTTCGCCTTGCAAAACCACATAATCATAATCATAATCAAAAATATAATGAAATGTGCCTTCATCAAGCCATATTTCGGCAAAGAAGTCAACCAAATCATTATCATGAATGATTTCAATAATATTATTAACAACACTCTCATTACCGTATGAATATGAAGAAAATCTTATGGTAAATGTGTCATTGTCAAGAAAATAGCAATCAATAATATCTTTTTCTGTAAGATTTGCTAAATAATCTGCAAGCTTTTTTGCTGTTTCAGTTTCTAATTTTTCTCTTATATTTTTTCTCATAATTTTCTCCTAAAATAAAAAAAGAGCCAAATTACTAATGATTAGTAAAATGACTCTTTTTGTTATTATTGAATTTTAGTTAATTTGTGAATATCATTAAGTTTCCATATTGGATTTTCGAAGAAATTGATTTGTTCTTTTTTCTTTCTGAATATCCTATATGGATGTTCTGTCGTATTATCCCAAATATTAATTGAATCACAGACAGAAATAAGTTCCGGCAAAAGTGCCAATGACTTTTCATATCTTGATTTAATTTTATCGTTTGGAACCGAGTGACCGCCTTCTGAAACCCTTGATTCTACTCTTTGAATGTTAATTGTATAACTTGTTGTTAAAAAGTAAAAACAACGGATAAAGTATCCTTCATTTTTAGCTTTAATTAACAAGTCTAAATTTCTTCGAGTCGAAAGCACAGTTTCAAAAGCAAAATTTCTTTTTTCACTCAATGCCTTTTCACGCAGAGCAGTAGCTTCTTTTGCTGCATCAAGAGGTGTACAACCAATAGCAGCTTGAATGTCATCTGCATTAATATATTGAAATGTATCGTCTACAAATTGACTTGAACCTAAAATGTATTCGGTATATGTGCTTTTACCACTACCATTAGGTCCTGCAATTACAACGATTTCAGGTTTCTTCTGCATATACTCTCCTTCCATCAGGATATTCAAGATATGCTTTTTTCTTTTCCATATCGTATCTTGATATAGGAACACCTTTTAATTTCTTTTTAGCAATAAGAAGTTTAGCACCTTCGACAAAAACATTATCAAGTTGTTCTTCTGTGATTTGTGTTCTTTCACACATAATAAGCACTCCCTTCTTTAATATATTCATATTATATCATATTTAATGTAAATATACAAGTTCGTATCATTTACAATTTTTGATATAATCCTCATACAACATAAGTTCATGTTTCATTTTAAGAAAATCAAAAAAAGTAGTTAATTGATTTGTGTGCATATTACTATAAAACAAATATTCTGATTTTAATGAATCAAACTTATCTTTTGATAAATTATTCTTGCGATTAATTGAATAATTAAGATAAGCGTTGATTTGTTCAGCTTCATGCTTTGTAGCAATATTTCCTTTGAGATAATCAGTTAAAGTGTAAACAATTTCATCTGAAAGAAGTGTGGTAAAAGAAAATTGCATTTGTTTTAACAAGAAAATTTGGCTGGGTTCAGTCGATTCATCTGTATAAAACAAATCAAACAGCTCTGAATAATACTGAGATGCTTTTGCAAAGGTTCTCTTTTTAAATGCCACCCTTATTGCACGAACACATCTTTCAGCAACAATAGTTTTGAATATGTATTCATTAATATCAATATTGTCATTGATTTCAGGTGCATTATCGAGCATACTCAACGCCCAAGTGTCATTTGGATGAAATTCTTTAACCCATTCTTTGAGCTTGTCAGCATCAACTTTTTTCATAATCTTTCCTCCTTAATTAAGCAATAAGTACATTCTGTAATATGATACTGTGTCTATTTTAAACAACTCACATACATTTTTATATATAATATTGCTCAATTTTTCTTTATCAATTTGATCAAGCAAAAGTATGTTTCCCCAATCATAATTTTTGAATTCAATGATTTCTTTCTTAATCTTGAGAGATACTTTTTCACTGTCACAATTACAAAGAATCTCAATGTGATTCTTTTTCAAAGCATTCATAATCATATCTTTTGTTATTGATATTTTCTGATTATCAGGAGCATTACTATTAAAGATTTTTAATATTCTTGCAAATGAATGTATGAAATACGGTTTATTTTTATACTGATATTGGACCATTTTCATAGCAGTTTCAAATGCCTTGTTACCACCAAATTCAATTTTAAAAAGTTCATTTATTAATATGTTAAGTTCTTCTTGAAAACCAGTTGGAAATAAAATTCTTTGTATGCTTTTGATACTTTCTCTTAAAGTAACAAAGTTCTTGACTTTTAAATAGCCTAAGAGAACATTGCTGTATTCGTAAGTATCAGGCAATCCATAGTATCCCGGCTCAAAAGTCATGTGATACATGATTACTTTGTAAGCAATTGGGAGTTCGGCTAAAAACAACATAGCTTTTTCATAAGCTTTGTTCCTTTTATTTTTAATTGTTTCAGCAATATCAGTATTTACAAATTCCACTTCATAAGCCTCATCAATAGTATTACTGTTAATACCGAGAATTTCAAAAACATCTTTAAAGACATCACTATTTCTGAATGGTCTTTTTGTATCAAGATAAATATTGACACTATCAACATTCTCAATAAATGATTTTATATTTAATCTTTTTAAAGCCTTGATGTGTTCAGGCTTTAATTCAAAAAGCCTATTTTTAATTGGAATTTTAACTTTTTCAACGGAAGAAATTTCCTTATACTTAACCGTTTTCTTTTCGATTGTAAAAATCGTTACATCTTCCAACAGAGTATAATTTTTGATACCATCAAGATATTTAACGATATTATCTTTTGCATCTTCAGACATTTCTGCAAAAACTTCTGAGCCATCTTTTAAAATCAATTTATAAAGCATTATAATTCTCCTTATTTAATTCAGGAATCCAATTTTCCTGAGATTTCTTTAATTTGTTAGCCGGTATGCATTCTTTCAATGCAGATGTATCAGCTATTGCCATATCAATAAGCCAAAAATCATTACCGTTTTGCATAATATCAAGTGACCATTGCCCTTTGAGATTAATATTTGGTAGTAACTCTTTAACCTTATCAATAAGCATATCTTTGTTTTCTTTATACCTACGCATTAATGTTTTCTTATGCATTTTGTAGATAACATAATCATGTTTTTTATCTGCTGTATTTGCATCCGAAAACTCACTAAACCTTTTCTCCATTACATCTGGTTTCCAGTATGGAGATATACCTAAAATTTCATCTGTATCGCAGTCAATAAAGACACGATATTCAGTATGTAAAGGCATACCATGGTAGATACAAGGATTGTTTTCCTTATCTTCAATAAATTCACGAACACACCATTCATTAGTGGTTGATACACCGTAAATACAAGGATTTGATAACGGTGATGCCATCTGTAATGCTTGGTAATGAATGAAAAGAAGATATGAACCTAACTCACGGACCTCTTTTGGTGTTGTGACTTTTGCATTACGGAAATCATATTTGCTTGAATATGTTCCTGTTTTGATGAAGTATGTTTTATTTTCGTCAAGCTCAAATGCCTTATACGCCCACCTATTAACAATATCAATTGTTGTAGGTGTAAGTTCCATAAAATCACAACGAGTAAGTTGTAATATTGGTAATGGAACTTTAATAATTTTTGTCTCAGGCACTTTAAAGAAATCTTGATTATCAACCGCATTCTTCAATGCAGGAAACCAATATCCAATGCTATTTGGATTCATTCCTATTGCTTCATACAATATAGGATCAAGGTCTAATATATCTAAACCTTGCCTGAACAGACGATATGCGTTCATGTTACCTGTTTTCTTGTACTTTCTAAGCAAGTCAAATGCCAGTAAATAACTTGGTTTGTCAATATCCACCTTAATAAGATTACCGGCAACCTGTGGTTGAAGTTCTTTTGGAACAGATTCAATATCTTCCATTGTAACAGCTCTTGTATTGCCGTCTGTAAGGTACTTGTTATCTGTTTTTGCAAGAAGTTCATTAACAATCCTTTGCGTTAGTTGCTCAACCTTCTGAGAAGTCTCAGAAGGTGTTTGAGCCAATTTAGATACTGCTTGTCGTGAATTAATATCAAAGAAATTATCAGATTCTTCAGCTTCTTTCATAGATGCCATCTGATAAGATTTCTCAAAATCATCTAATGCAGCAGGTGTTGTTTTTAAAAATTTTGCAATCTTTTTCTTATCAACTTTTGATGCAGATAAGATTTCAAGCATATTTTTCATATTTTCTCCTTAAACTGAATTTAATATTTGATTTTTATAGAAATAGTAGTAATTTGGGTCAATCTCAGCCGAAAATGTTTTTCTGTTAAGCATAAGTCCTGCTTTTGCCAAAGAAAAACTACCAGCAAATGGGTCAAATCCGAAATCACCTTCGTTTGACGAATTTTCCATATAAAATTTAATAAGGTCCAACGGTTTTTCAGTCGGGTGTGTTTTATTGCCTAAAATGTTATCAAAATGATGTATCCTTTTGCTACCGCAATTGTTAATTGCCTTAGCTTTACCTTTATAAAGGAATAATACAAATTCTGAATTAGGCATATACCAGCGAGAACAATTTGCATTGTTCTTTTCCCAACTTAAAAGATTATGTACCTTAAATCCTGCTTTGATGGCTATATCGTGGAATTTCCATAAGTTGATAAGATTAGAAAATATATAGGTATGAGTACCATTTTTCATCACTCTGAATAACTGTGGAATCCATTCCTTCGGGTTACAATCGTTAAATTCAAAGATTTTACCATCGTTTTTTGAAAGCATACCCTTTGGAGAGTTTTTACCACCGTTACCGCCACTTATTGTTCTGTAAGGTGGGTCAGTAATGCAAAAGTCAAATGTTTCATCAGGAATTCGTTTCATAAGTTCAACTGCATCACCGTTATAGAATATTGCTTTCACGCTTTCTAAATGGTTTTGCAAATCATCGTATGATACAAATATATGATTTCTTTGATAGCATCCGACTTCAATTTCAGAATCAGCAGGAACTTCAAAGTCTTTGTGCAATACACAAAGTTCATTTTTATCGTTATCAGTAAAGAAAGTGTTTTGATAAGAAATATACTTCTTATCCCCTTTTTCTTCTACTGAAATAATTTCAACAACGGAATAAATTCCTTTGTCTACTCTTTTAATCAAAGCTTCTTTACCTTTTTTTGAAATATAACGGTTAATATTACCTCTTATAGATGCCTCCGTATGTTCGGGTAAGGCATCGTAAATTTCAAAAAGTGACATTTGACCGTAATTGGTAAGAAGCTTAATTACTTTTTCTACAATAGTCAAAATTGACTCCTCCTCAAATCAATTTTCGTTTACTAAAACAAAAACAAAACCGTTGCATCTTTCAATTTTGTTGTTTGGATAGTCTTCAATAGCTTTTTCAATACTGCTTACAGGCAAATATTTATATACCTTACCACTTTTTGTAGTAAACTGATATATTTCATTGCCAAAAACAATCGTATCTTTATTTTGCTTTTTTATCTTTTCAACAAAATATTCAAATGCTTTTCTTCTGTTTTTTTCTCTTTCTGTTGAAAACATATTACTCCTTCTCTTTATACAGATTTAAAATTGCTTGTTTTAAGTCTTTTTGAGTAGGGCTGTTTTTACTGTTGATGATTATGTCTAATTCTTCATCAGTCCAAGGTAAATCATAATAATATTCAGTCTCAGAATAAAAAGTAATTTCTGTACCGTCATAATTACCACTCATTTCCTCGTGAACATATTCGTTTTCAATAGACAAATTCTCATTAGAAGTATTTGAATTAAGTTCGTTGAGAAATTCTTCAAACATTAAACGAACTCCGTCAACAACATAATCCCTACCATGAACATTATCTTTTAAATAAGAACAAATTTCATTGACTTCTTTAACAGCCGCTTTTCTGTTTGAATATTCTTCTTTAAAAGAATATTTTCCTTCCTCATCGTTCCAAGTTAATCCACATGGAACAAGAAATGGAAAGCCAAAATCCCCATCAGTATGTAAGTCCATTTCAAATATGTAACGCATTTAATTCTCCTCCAATTTCGAAATTTTTTTATGATTAATTAAATTTTCATTATTCCCAAGTTTCGTCAAAAGAAATTGTATTAAATAAAACAGGTTCTTCAATACCAATTTCTTCAAACCACGGCTTGAAAAATTCTCTGGTAGACTCAGGTGTTGCAAAAGCTTCTTTTTCCTTATCGTTGTAACTCCAAGGAGCACCATAGGGAATAATAATAGCTGTATTATCATTGTCATCATCAGGAACATAGCAAATTAAGCAGCCTGTTTCATTAGTGACAACACTTGCAAATACAGCCCAAAAGCCTCTTTGTTCATCAACTTCCAATACATCAATAATATCAATTTTCCTTGAATTAGATGCTTTTAGATATTTGTCATAAACATCATTTTCTTTGAGAATAGATACACCATGATTTTTGATGAATTCAACTTTTGATTCATCAGAAACACAAAAACAATCTTCATCCCATATTTTGATATTAAAACCATATCCAGTCATCACATCGCTTTTATCTCTTTTGTCAAAAATACTATACATATTATTTTTCCTCCTAAATTAAAATAAATTTGTCCTTTTGTGGATTAAGAGAACTTTTGATTCCATTATCCCACTTAACAAATATTTGACCTATATCATCAACAAAATCAACTGTACCTTCTGACATAGAAGGTACATAAGTATTGTTTTTACTGATCAATCTAATTCTACTACCGGGTTTAAATTTTCCAATAACAGAACTAATTAGTTGTGTATCAAGACCAAAATTCTTAATAATAGATGACATAAACATCCTCCTATTCTAAAGCTTCACCTAAATACCCAATTGCATCTTCTATTTCAGAAGGCAATTCAACATCCGAGTGATATAATTTCACAAGTATTTTGTAAGCTTCTTCAACAGGATTGTAGTTTGTTTTCTTTATACATTCTTTTGTGTTATCCATAAGAATATAACATCTCCTTTAATAAAATTTATAAATTATAAATATAATAAAAAAATGCTCATCAATACGCATTTGCGTAAAAACGAGCATAAAAAAAGACAGTTACTCCCCGACTGTGGGAAAATAACTGTCAATAAAAATAACTTAAATAATAAATATAATTTATATTATATATTATATATTAAATTGAAACACATGTCAATAATAAACGATCACAAAAAAAGAAGACTTCAACGAAGTCCTCTTTTTTATAATTAAAAACAATAACTGTTAGTAAACTACCGAAATGCAAATAATTGTATTATCCCTAATTTCATCGTAAGTTTTCCATTTATCTGGAATTTCACAATAAATTTTCACTTTTTTTGCATTAAGCTTTTCGGTGTATTTAGTTTCGACCATTTCGTTAACTTCATCTTTTATGCTGTACGGTTCATTTTTAGCATAATAACCAAGATTTGCAACACCTTCATGTAAGACAGGTAAAGCAACATAATTATCATCAAAATATTTATCAAGCTCTTTTTGAAATTCATTGAGCGGTAATTTGAAATTGTCAATTTTTGACATATAAACTCTCCTCCTTAATTTTTTTATTTTAAACCGAAAGCAATGGCTATTTGAACTATGGTTATTATAAGTTTTTTTATCTTATAAATCAAGTTTTTTAACAAAATCGTAACAAAATTATTTTCACAAATTTATGTAGTCATTCGAATTTGAAAAGTCAATATCACATATAGCTTCGATTATATTGTTTCCGGTATTTAATAGTTGTTTAATATCACCATCAAAATAGTGATTTTTTAAATTTGCATTAAAGTACGATAATATAGATTCAATATCAATTGCTTTTAAATATATTTTTTTATAAAAAATTTGCTTGGTTTTGATATTTCTACATCTTACTTTAATATAATAAATCTTGTTTTCATCTTCAGTATTCATATGTACCTCCTTAATTATAAATAATTTTTGAATTTAGAGACATATAATGTCGTTAGAGTGTTTTTGAGCATTCCGGACAGATACTGCCGAGTTCATAAAATTTATCTTCATAACCTTCCGGTGCTTTATTTAAAAATGACATCAATTCAATATCATCTTCATCATTTAAGTCGTACTTAAACGAAACAAAGTCTTTATACATATCACAATCAAGTGAGCCATCATCACAAAAACAAACAGGAAATTTTTCATACTTCCATTCACCGTTTATTTTGGCATAGTCACACCAAATTGCATAATGCAATTCTTCGTTACATTCAGAACATTTTTCAATTTGACACTCGAAAAACGACCTGTATCGGGTAAGCTTAGAAAAATCCACATAATACTTTGAACCTTTTTTGCACTGTGGTAACAAATAAATGTAAAAATAAGTAAAAATCATATATACATCACCGTAAGTTGACTTATGCAAACTAACAAATTCATAATCAATCGAATTATCGGTTAAGAAGTTTATTAATTCGTCATCATCACATACTTTGTCACCTTCTGCATCCATAAGTTCGTACTTATGAATACCTTCAATAAACTCTTGAAATGAAACGCCTTTTTCTTTTGCGTTGAAAAAAGCATTTAATTCAGAATAAACTGCTGATGGAATCATTTAATTTTCCTCCTTAACAAAGAAATGGTTTTCAAGTTCATAAAAAGTTTGAACAACAACCGAATTATAACCGTTTGTGAGCAAAGCTTCAGAAACCGATACGGCAACTGATTTTGGTAACGCTTTTGGCTTTTTGTTTACATCCCATACTGCTGTTTTGGTTGTATTGTCAATTGATGTGACAAATCTCATGCCATTAGGATTACCGATACCTATGTAGTAATAATACTTTTTTGCCATATGAAAACCTCCTTAAATTGCTTTGATAATGTCATAAAGTTGATCGTTTATTTCACTTGAATCTTTATCGAGCCATTCTTTATAAACAATATCCAAGATGCCGTTTATGTTTAAGAGTTTGTTCTTTAATTTAATGTCAATATTTTTATAATCAATATTATCAACAACATAAACAATCTCTTGTTTCCAACAAATCTCATATGCATGTTGAATTGCATAACTTGGATTTGTTTTCTGTTCTTCCTGAACCGATTTGATGAACTCATAAAATTCATTTTGAACCTTATCTTTAAATTTTTCCTCAAAATCTAAAAAACAGTTTAAATTCATATAATTTAAGAATTCATTTCTTGATTCAATATAGACTTCATCTAACTTTGAAATTGTTTCCGGGCTAAATATATTAATATATTCATTATAAGCCAAATCATTTAATTCTATTAAATCATTCAGTACATCCTTTTCAACACAGTCAAATGAATTTTTTTCGTTCAGAATATTAAATAATTCTTGTAAAAAAAGAAAATCTGACTGAAAATGTAATTTTTCCAACCTTGAAATATCTTCATCCGTAAAAACAATATTAGACTTTTCCATAATATTTTCTCCTTCTTTGTTATTAGCAACCGGTTTTGAGATTGATTTGATTCCGTCAGAAACAGATTTTTGTTCTTCTTCCGTTGCCGGTCGCATTTTAACGCTCTTAAATTCACGAAGAATTTTATCGTTAAATATACTTAAATTTTTTGCCATAAAATTTTCCTCCTAATTAAGCAGCAAGCATAAGCCTGCTGCTTTCATCTTGATTTTTATTAATTATTTAAAACAATATCAAAATTTTCGATTATTGGTACTTCTTCTTGAAAGTAAGAAAAGCATCCGGTTTCCTCATCAAGAAATTTCATTACTGAAATAACATCTTTGTCTTTACAAACAAATTCAATATAAGAAGAAACAGCATCTCCTTTTATTTTGAATAAATCCGACAAAAAATGTTTTTGAATACATTTTTGAACAAATGTATTTACTTTTTCATTATCGGGAAAATGGAATATTTCCATACATGTAAATAGACTTGTTAATTCATCACAAGCACTTTGAAAAGCATCGCTAAAAATTGTTTGTGCAGAGCGATTTACCAATGGCTTTTCCATTGCTTTACCAAGAAGTGTTGCATCAAAATCAAAAAGTTCATCAGGGAAATAACCGGCATCACCTGTAAGCAAGCCAATAAATTCCTTTAAATCTTCAATGTTATCCGGGTTGTATTTCGACATACAAATATCCTCCTATTTATCAAGATAATGTGATTTCGGACCTGTGTTGCCTTGATAAAAATGTTTTCTGCAAAGTGAAACATATTTTTCATTAGCACCCACAAGTACTTGCTCGCCTTCTCTTATAATATTTCCGTCACTGTCGATACGAGCATTACATTTAGCAGCTTTACCACACCAACATACGGTTTTTAATTCTTCAATTTCATCAGCCCAAGCTAATAGCCACTTACTACCCTCAAATAAATTATTTTGAAAATCAGTTCGCAAACCGTAGCAAATAACCGGTACATTTAAGTCATCCACAATATGTGTGAAAAATTCAATTTCAGACTTACTGCAAAACTGTGCCTCATCGACAATAACACAATCATAATTTTCAAGAAAACGGTTATCTATTGAGTTAGGAAAGTTTTTGTACAGCCAAATAATTCTTTCAACAGAAACACATTTCTGTTCAAGTCCTATTCTACTATGTAAAACGCCGACTTCTCTTGTGTCAGTTTCCGGTTTCACTAAAAGTGCTTCTTGCCCTCTTTCAGAATAGTTATGAGCAACCATGAGAGCATTAGCAGTCTTTGAACTACCCATTGCGCCATATCTAAAATATAACTTAGCCATTGTTATCCTCCGTTTCTTCTTGATATTGAGATACCATTCTTATAAGATATTGCATTCTTAAGCTGTCATTAATCAGACTAAGCTCAATCAGACTAAGCTTTTTAATGGTTGTATTTGAAATAATAGTCTCCGAATTTTCCAAATACTCTCTCAATGTTTTTAAAATACCCTCACGGGCTTTTTTATCATTGAGCTCTTTTTGCGCCTCTTCAATGGCATCTTCATCTGTTTGTCCGATTTCAAGATTGTCGTTAAATTCATAAAAGTCTATATTCTTTATAAACGCAACGAGTTGAATTGGAAGATAATTATTTTGCTCGGTTTTAAGTTCATCAACAAGTGAATCAGGTAACTGTTTAAAACCGATAGCATCAACATAATATGCAGATTTTATATTTCCTTTTTCAAGAGTAATGATGTCACTTACTGATAAAGAGTGACCGTACCAACCAAGTGGCATAGGCATATCACTATTAAGCAAGCTATATAAAGAATTGCACAAGGAAAGTTGTTCAGATGATTTTGTCATATCAATATTATCTTCATATTTGTCACGATAAACTTGATAATAGTTTTCAGCTTTAATATCTGCTAAACCATTTTCAAGTTCATTAAATCCTGCAAATCGAAGATGACGGTTATCATCATTTTCTTTAAGTTGATAAATTGAGTAATACAAAGGATAGTCAAACAATTCAGGAATGGTCCTGAAACATTTCATACAAGCATCACGGAGATTGATTTTTCCATTAGGGAAATATAAATCTCTTTCAACTTTTAATCCCGGTATTACTTCAACTGATTCAAGGTCTGATAACATAACATAACCTAACTCACCGTATTCAACGCCCATAGGGCAACAGAAACCAAACATTTCAATATCCGAAACATTTTCGTTTTCATCCTTAATCAAATTGCCTTCGGTAATTAACCATGTAGCCGCACCGGCAGGATAGAAGAATTTAACAATTACTGTTGCATCTCCTCTCTTTCCGTCTTGACTTCCAATCGGATACTTCTCAAACAATTTGATTATTTCATTAGTTATAAGTTTCATAGTAAACCTCCGTTTGCAGCAGGATTGCTCCTGCTGCAATTAATTATTTAAACTTTAAAATTGTTGTACAAATCAGCAAGAACTTGATTTGCTTTTATTTTTTTCAAAGAATCTTCTTCAATTTTTCTCAGTTGATGTTCAATTGATTCATTAATTTCGTATTTTATGGTATCCCAATATATTAAGAACTCGTCAAACAAATTGGTATCACAATCATTAATGACATCAATTTTAATCTCCTTTGAATCATAGAGATAAAATATTCTTATGCAGTCATATTTATTATCAACTTTGAAAGATATACATTTTTTAAGAGTTCTATTTTCTTTTACAAATACCTCTTTGTTAAAATACAAACCAACATTCAAGTCCGTAAAAGGAGGTGAATAATGAACATCTGATAACAAATGTTCTACTTTAAGTAACGGTTTCAGATATTCCACAAGGTATTCTGCAATACGATTAAGAATGTCTTCTTGCTGTTGTTTGAACTGAGCAGCAATGATTTGATTTGCTGTTTCATTACTGTTGATTGCAGCATCAACCAAAGCTTTAAATTCTTCGTTTTGTAACATATATAATTTTCCTTTCAATACATATAAGCAGCAGGATTGCTCCTACTGCTTAATATTTTTTTTACAAAATATCTTCAATTGCAACAAAATCAAATTTATTTATTGAAATATCGTCAATAAAATATGACGAATTTAATTTAGTAATTAACTCATCAATATCATTTGACTCTGATTCGAGAAGATTCTGCAAAATTTCAATGATTCGTTTTTCGGAAACATAACTTTCGGTTTCAGGCACATTGCCTTTGCCAAGTTTTTCTTCCAAACTATCATAATCTTTAACATCAAAATTATATGTACCAATGTACTTAGGGTTATTTGTAATATAAATATCTTCTCCTGATTCTTCCGACATATAATACATCGTATAATCGGTTAAATATTTATCGAAAATTCTAACCCACATTAACAACATTGGATTCCAAGGGCTTGAAACACGAATAAGCAAACTACCATCATTTTGAATTTGCATATCTTCAAGATTGCCCCTTATTGATAAACTATTTAGTTTATCTTCAGTAAAGATTTCTGCATACTTAACAATATCTGTAAGTTCAACTACATCTTTAAATCTAAAAAAGCAATAATCTTCATTTGAATCCCCATCTAATGATTTTGAACCCCAAGTGTTAATTAAATCATATAATTTTGACAATTCGTCTTTCTTGCCGGATACCTCAATATCCGTTACACACCAATTAGGCATTCTTTGTTGTCTCCTTTTCAATCATTTCTTTTTGGTAATTGTCAATATCTTCAATAGAAATCCATTTAGGCTTTTTTTCATTAGGAAAACTATCGTAAAGTGCTCTCATATAAGCAATTTGAGTTTCCACATTACCACTCCAAAGAAATTTGTTATGACCGTCGCCATTACCTAAAAAGTAATTACAATCCGTCTGCATTCTGCCAAGAAGTTGATACCTGAATGTTTCATCCATTTGAAGAATTGATTTGTCAATAACCACTTCAGGTGATTTAACAAAAACCTTATAAAGTTTCTGATATGTTTCTTCATTAGTACCGTAGTACCAAGAAGAATTCTTTTCAAAGCAATATTTAATATATATTTCTTTAAAAAGAGACAATTCGTCAATATCTGTAAGCTCTGTTTTTCTCTCACAGTTATTGATAATATCAAAGAACTCTTTGCTATTGCTTGACTCTTCAAATGCTTTTATCACCTCTGTATCTTGTATAATGTCATATACAAACTGAAAACCTGAATTTGCATCAGGGTTAAAGTAGACATGTTCCAAAACACGGTTATTTGGTGATGTACTACACCAAGAAAAAATATCAAAATTTGTAAGTTTATCCATATCAGGGATCAATATTTCTGGTTCTTTTTTGCCGTATTGCCAAAAAGCTTCGTTAGTACCATATACACTTGCAAGAGTGTAATTTTGAATACTACCTACTGTTGAATCAGCAAGACACTCGCCAATATAAGCAATCGGAATATTAAGGTCTTTTTCCAATTCAATATCAAAAGGACCTCCACCGCCGTTTGCATAAGCATAAAGACCGACAGATGTATTCTTGTCAATAGTAACGAAGCCAGTAATGTTATCATTTTTTGCATCATTGATATCAATCATCTGCTGCAATGTCATTTCAGTTAATACAGCAACACAACCGCCGTTATAAGAATTAAGCAATTCTTGATAAAGATCGTACAAAAGTCCTGATTTGGTATTACTACATTCACTTTCAAATACATCAAGAAAATCATTTTTACTGTATCCTTGCTGATTAGCAAGCCAAAGAACAGATGATTTGTCGGAAATGTCATGCAATTCATCATATCTGCCATAGCCGGATGGATAAATATCATTATCCTCATATCTATTTGCTTTATCACCGGTATCGAGAAAAATGTTGGTGCAAACTTTTTGTTTGAGAAAATGCTCTGCTAATTTTGAATAATCAAGAATTACATTATCGTAAAACCAATCAAAAGCATCACAAATCTTTTCAGTATAGCCATATTTACTTCTGCTAAAATCAGCAGCAATCAAATTTAATTCAACATCAAAAAGCCTTGGATAATACGCTTCTCTGATTTTATGGTAAAGAGTTTCAATCGGATTATCTGAAATTAAAATTTCATTAATCCGGTCGTTACTGAATTTATCATCATCAATATCACAAGACAAGTCATAATAATACTTGCCGTCTTTTTTTCTAATTACAACATTCTCATAATCTTTGAGAAAAGCTCTAATTTTACTTTCAAGTAATGTCATTACTTTTTCCTCCTATTTAAGCAACTTTTTCTTTTACTTCACAATTTTCTTTGATATACTCGGCAATCTGTTCAGCATCCTTAATAGCCTTAAAAAGTTCATCAGGTTTATTTTTAAGTGTTTCAATCCACGATTGAACATAAGCCAAATGATTGTTGGTATTTGATTCAGAAGCCGGTAAACCGTAATCGCAAGCAATTAACGAGGCAGCAATTTCTACCCTTAATTCTTCTCTTGCATACTCTTCCGAACCAAACCCTGTGCTCATATCTCTTGCAAGTCTGCTTGAATGTCCTGTCGAATGGCAAAGTTCATGAAGTTGAGTAGTACAATACTCATATTCATTCTTAAAATTCTTCATTGGTGGTATAACTACCGTATCCATTGAAGGTGAATAATAAGCTTTGTCACCCTCTTCTTTGTACTTTACGCCCAAGTTATAAATCAATGTATCAATGAAATCTAATCGGGTAATTTGAGACATTTCGTGCTTTTCAGCAGCAGGCATGCCTTCAATACAACTTTCGTGGAAAACATGAAATGTCATTGAACGCCATATGAAATCTTTTTCGGTATATTTACCGTCTTTGATTGCCTGTCTGTATTCAGTAATTGTGTATTTCTTTTTTTCCTCAGTGTTATATAAGTACCAATGTTCAACCGGTACCGATTTACTGCCTTTAACAAGATGCCATTTTTCGTTTGGATGGTATTTTCCATCTCTATCTGCAATCTGATTAAAAGTACACCAACGGTTTCCTTCCAAATTTTCTGACTGCATAATAAAAGAAAGCAAAATAGCATTGATACCATTGTACTTTCTGTGAGTAATACCGTTTTCGGGCATTCCTTCCACATACCAACCGTACTCAAACGGTATCCTGTTACTTTCAAGTGCCTCAATGTACTTGTCAATTAACAGTTGCCTTGTCGGATTTAATTTTGTTTTTCCTTTAATTTTACTTTCAAGTAAATTCATAATCACATAACTCCTTAATGTAAATTTATTTTTATAAAGATTATCAATGCAACAATCATTACAACTATTGTTGATAAGAATATAATTGTTTCTTTTCTAAAGCCCTTATCTTCTTTTAAAAACTTAATTATTTCTTTCATAAAAACCTCCGAAAAAAATAAGAGCCATTATTCCAACATTAGGATAATGACTCTAATTATTTAAAAATTTCTTTTGTAATCTACCGGTTAAAGCAGTATTACGAGGTGTAATAACATTGTTACTTACAGCATCCCAATAATGAATTCGTGAACCTATAATCATCATTTTGTCGGATGCTCTCGTTACTGCAGTATAGAGTAAATTTCTTTTTAACATTATTTTGTTTTCATTACTAACAGGTAAAATAACAACCTGAAATTCACTTCCCTGTGATTTGTGGACTGTTATTGCGTAAGCAAGCGCAAAATTAAGTTCCTTGAAATTTTCTTTCGTAAGTGTCAAATCAAATGTGCCACCATAAAAAGAAACATCAGCTTTAATAGTATTATCTTCCTTATATATTGCTTCAATAAACCCAATATCACCGTTTTTTATATCATCTGTATTTTTCTGACAAATAATTTTATCATAGGTTCTGAATTCGTATCCGTTAGCTTTAAACGAAATTTGTCCTGTACGCAAAGGATTTATTAAGTTTTGGCAAGCATAATTTATTTGCTTTGCTGACAAGTATCCTTTTTCACGCATTGGAGTTATGATTTGAATATTATCCAAATCTAAATTTCCGTTGAACAATTCATCTTTTAAAACATCTACAGTTTCTTTTTGAATATTTTCCGAACCGGTTTTATCAATAAAAACGAAGTCAGGTCCGGTATCAAAATCTCTTATTCCTTTAATAATTTTATTTGCATTTGAAATAATCAGCGAATTTAAGCACTGCCTATAAATGACATCGAGTTTAACAACAGGAACAATCCCTGAGTTAATTATATCCGATAATACATTACCGCTTTCAACACTTGGTAATTGTTGAGGATCTCCCAAAAATACAAATTTTGTATGCGGCGCAGCGTTATTAAGAATTTTATAAAACAAACTGCTTCCGGTCATTGACATTTCATCAATAAATACTATATCTTCATCAATTTCTTGATTAACAGCCCCCTCATTGTCAATTGCAAGCTTTGAATGTATTGTTTTTGCTTCCCATTTGGTAGCTTCTGACATTCTTCTTGCTGCTCTGCCTGTTGGTGCCAATAAACAGATATTGTTTGAATTATACAGTTCTTTATAAACATCAATGCAAAATTTCAATACAGTAGTTTTACCTGTACCGGCTGAACCGGTAATTACACAAACATTGTTATTCATTACTGTTTTAATAGCAAGTTTCTGTTTTTCGGATAAATTGACATTGTATATTTTTTCGTATTTTTGGATGTATTCTTTAATCACTTCAGTTGAATAATGTTTAGTGGGTTGTTTTTTTACTAATTTAATTAGTGTTTCGGCTATACCATTTTCTTCTGTAAAAGATTCTGCATCATATATTCTCAAAGATTTATCTTTGAGTTTTTCTACAATTAGTTCTTTGTTATGCCTTAACGCATGAAGAACACTGTTCACATCATCTTTCGTACAGAAATTTTCTTTAGGTACATCTTTATTAAGCAATTTAATTGCGCCTTGAATTAAATTGCCGTAATCAATAAAAACATGACCACTGAGAGATATATAATCTCTTAAAAAATATAGGATACAGCTTGATATTCGCTCGTAAGACTTTAAATTACATTGAAAATCAATTGCCATTTTATTTAACTTCAAAAAGCCTATTTTATAGCGATTTAATACAAAAGGATTATTTGTTAATATATCCTTTGTAATATTCATATTTTCATCTGTAACAATATCGTTAATTACCTTGTTAGAAATATCATATTTCATTAAAGTAAATAACACATCTTTATCAATGAATACAATGGAAGCGGACTGAAATACTTTTTCTGCTGTTCTTTTACTCTTGATTACTTTTTGAATTTTATCAAGGTCTTTTAACGCATCAAAAGTATCCATTCCATACATATCATAAAATTTATTTGCAGTAACTTTGCCAATACCGTCAATGTTTTTTGCGATAAATTTCACGATATTATTTTTGTCTCTCGCAACTATATTATATATATCGCAAGAAAGTGTTGGACCGTATTTTTTATCATCAGTAATTGTGCCGCTGAATTCATAGGTCATATTGTCTGTCGGCAAATGATAACCTTTTACAGTAATCGTATCGCCACCTGCTAATTGAACAACAACTATGGAAAAATCATCATTTCTGAATTTTTCGTATATGATTTTTCCGACAACAGTATCAGTCAAAACAAATCATGCATACTTTTATATGCTTTCCTCCTTAATTAGAATTTATAAATTATAAATAACATTAAAAATGCTCACTAATACACAAAAAGCGTAAAAATGAGCATAAAAAAAGACAGTTATTCCTTGAAAAACCAATCAAAAAATAACTGTCTATAAAAAATAACTTAATATTATAACTATAACTTATACAAATATTATATATTAAATTAAATACAATGTCAACATAACAGACGGCTATTTTTTTACCTTAACTATTTTTGACCAAGCATATTTTTTGTGTTCTTTGCAACTTGATTTATATGCTCTAACTCTTACATAATATGTTTTTTCTTTTCGTCTTTTAAAAGATGCAGAAGGTTTGTTTTTCGTTATTGTGATTGTTTTAGTATTCTTTTTCTTAAATCGTTTAGTAGTGGAATATTGGACCTGATAGCCGGTAACATTCTTGTTTTTCTTCCAAGATATATTTATTTTGTTTTTTGATTTTTTGATTTTTAAATTTTTAATATTGGGTTTCACAGTAGAACTGCTATTCTTTTTTTTATTGCTATTACAGTTGATATAGCAGGTATCACTTAATTTGTGTTTGTTAAAAAATTCTAAATTTTTTCTACTGTTATTAACGATTTTTCCGGATGAGTGTTTTGAGCAAACCAAAAAGTATTTATTGGGATTTTTTGCAGAATTATTATATGTTGTATCCCAATAATACCATTTTCCATCAATTTCAACTACATTCCAACTATGATTATCACTTCTTATGATATGCGTATTTAATCCTGCTTTCGTAGCAAGTAAATAAGTAAGAGTAGAAAATCCTTGGCATACTGCTTTTCCTGAAACAAGAGCATTGTAAGGCGTAAATGGCAAGTAATCAACCACATTGTAATCATATTTTACATTATTATATATCCACTCGTTAATCTTAGCTGCTTTTTCGTATTCCGATAAATTATTTAGATTTAGTGAATTTATAATTTCTTCTGTTTTTAAATCAATATATTGCTCTTGGTTATAATTGTCATAATAAGTTGCTGAGATTGTGAATATATAATTATAATTATTGCCTGATTCTAAAATTTCTCCCCTATACTCAATTTGATCATAAGAAAACGCCAAGTAATCTCCGGCTTTTAACGATATTTTATTATCATCAGCAAAAATACTTTCATATAAATCTGTTGATACCTTTGTTGTGTTATATGTTTTTGGTAAATCAAATGAAACTTTGAACTCATTATTTCGAGAAATCATTTGTTGTTGAATTTCTTTTCCGGCATTGTTAATAACTTCAGAATAATTATCGTTTGCGAATGCGCATATTGGAGAGATTGTTAATAACATAGCAATAACCAAAAATATTGATAGTGTTTTTATGATGTGTTTATTTTTCATGTAAAAAGCTCCTTTCGTTTGTAAGTATATATAGTAATAAAATCAAAAAAATACATAGAAGCCTGATATTTTTTCTTGTCAGGCTTCTATGTTAGTCCTAATATTATTTTTCAATTATTTGGAAATCATTTCCAACAGGAAAAACAGTCAATGTCTTTAAAACCCTTGCAGTTTCTTCAGCATCTTTTTTCGTTGAATATGTTTTTGCTTCTTCAATTGAATCCGATAAACCATAATGACATTCGCCTAAAACATATTTGTTTTTTCCTGTATAATATTGAATTTCTTCCTCTTGACTTTCTACATTAAATCTTTTTTTAGTTAATATGTACATTATAAATCCTTTCTACTTTTCATTAAATCATAATATATCCGTATTTATAAAAGAAAAATGCCGCTATAACAATGATTGCGATAAAGGCAACAAACCCTATGATTTTAAAAAATACTTTGTAAGTTTTAACTGCTAAAGTGAATATAATAGATTCGACAATACTAATACTAAGCAATACTAAAATTAAAGTAAGTGTTGTCATTTTTTACTGCCTCCTTTTTTGATTTTTTTCTTTTCAGCAAATTCGCCAAATGAAAATTTTGTTTTGCCGCCTTCAAAATCGACAGTGATTATTGCATCATATACTTTTGGCTTTCCATTTTCATCAAATTTCTTTTTGCTTTTTATGGATGTAACTTTAGCTTGTCTATTAGATGAAAGAAATCCTTTTGCTTGGGTTTTTGTAATTGTTTTATTGCCTAACACATTTTTAAAAAAGCTATCTTCCTTATATAAATAAAATTTACATTCCTTGTTTCCACAATAATATGAATTTTTACCGACATATACAGGAGAACCGCAGTAAGGACATTTGCCAACTGTTTCAGTAGGTTCTCTTAAATCATCAACAGAAACAACAATGTTTTTGGCACGCATTACTTTTGATGCTTCCCAAAGTTCATTTTTTATTGCTTGTTTATTTTGTTCAAGCGTATAAACCTTTTTGCCGATTTGCTTAATTGTTTTATTTAATTCAACTGTACGATTAGCATCGAGATTATGTAAATCGAGTCTGTCTAATGTTTCAATCAAAGCCTTACCTTTTTTGGTAATATTCAAAGTGCCTTTTGTTTCAGTAATATATCCATATCTTATCGCCTTTGTTACAGTAGGTCCGATAGTTGAAGGAGTACCTATTGTTGCACCGTTTTTTATTTTTTCATAATAATGTTCTTCATCAATTCCATTTAATTCTTCAGTATCAGAAATCGGTGATAAATCAGCATTATAATTATCATTAGGATTTTCAAGATATTTGGTAAGATTTTTATTTGTAGGCATAGGCGGTGCTTTGGTCTTTCTTTGAACTGTTTCAAATTCAGCACCCTTAATTACTTCGCCCTCGGCAAAATATGGTAATTCATCTGATAATGCTCTTGGCTCAAATTCAAAAAAGCCTTGTGAATTAACAACATTGCCTTTAATTTTAAAAGTATAATCACCATTTTTTAGCGTTACTGTTGTTTCATCAACATCAGGTGGATCACAGAAATTAGATATAGTACGATTAAATATCGCAAGATATACCGCTTGTACATATGGTTGTAAAGCTTCAAATTCGCTGTCACTAAAGAACTTATTAGTGATAATGATCGCTGTGTGTCCTCCCTCGCCTTTTTCTCCGCACTTTTTATCGTCAAAAACACTTTTCTTAGTATGAAATTTTAAAGGGTATCCTGCGCTTATAAGCCCCTCTATTGTTCTTCTTGTGTTGTCAATTTCACAAGTCTGCAAATATTCACAGTCTGTTCGTGGATACATAATTCTTGCATCTTCATATAAGATTTGAAGTGCTTTAGTTGTCATATCCATCGACAAACCGTATTTTGAACTCATATCGCCAAGAATTTTTGAAGTTGAATATAATTTTTTAGGAGAAAAATTTTTCTTTTTCTTTTCAACTTTTGTAACAACTGTAGTACCATTTTGAAGTTCATTTTTGAGTTTATCGCATAAGATTTTTTCATCTTTTGCAAATGATATTTCAGGTTGTGATGAACTTATTATATATTTCTTTTTATTCCTTTTTAAAATTAAATTGATACCATATGATATTTCAGGAACAAAATTTTCATGCTCGTTCACTTTGTTATACACATATCTAACAATAGGTACAAGCACACGACCCACCGGAAAGAATACACCCGATTTCAAAGTTAACATAACAGTAAAGTTAATGCCTGTAAGCCAATCTGTCTGTTGTCGTGCTAATGCTTCAAAATATAAATATGTATAATTATTTGAATTATATGGATGATAATATTCGTTTGCTATTTCAGATGGTACAAGTGATTTGGTTTCAATTCTTTCGACAGGTTTAGTATTGTTAGCGTGTATTAAAATTTCTCTTATGAGAAGTTCACCTTCCGCATCTGGATCACCAAAATTATATATTTTTTCGACATCATCTCTGTTAATCAATTTTTTAATTAACTCAAATTGACCTTTTTCCCAACCGCTTTTAAGTTTGTACTTAAATGTTTCCGGTATATAAGGTATTTTATCACTAAATTCTCTCCAATTAGTTTTTCCATTTTCATTTTTTTGAATTGTTCCTTCAAGATAATCAGGAATATCATATAGTTCAAATAAATGACCATGTGCAGGAACAATAATTGTCGAATCACCTTCGTAATACAAATTTGGATTTTTAGACTTGTTATACGAATTACTGTATGTTTTTACTTCTATGTTTTGTCTTAACCCAGTCCTTAAAGCTTTAGCTTGACTGAATTTTTCAGTAATTACAAGTATTTTTGACATAATTATCTCCTTTCAATTAGTTTAAAAGGGCTATCCGGTAACAGACAACCCTCGTTTTTTTATAAAATATTTTCAATAAAAACACATACCTTTATGGTGTATGGTAGTTCACACATATTTCATACAGTTCTAAAACAGAAAGATATATTTCTCTTTTAGTACAATGTAATTTTAGATAGTTCTCAAACCTCAAATTACAAAGTTAAGCATTGTTAAATAGCTCTATTACATCCTGACATAGCCGCAAACGAACTAACTATTCAACCTTTGCTAATTCATTACTATCAAATAAAAATGTTTAACGATAGTGTCAGGCAGCTAATTCTGCCCTATTAGATACATTTCAGAGAAAGAAATCAGCAAAACTTTCCTGAAAAGTAGCATAAAAAGGAAATCTATCGAAAAATCCAAAAGTCGATTGAGTTATTAAATTTTTGTGATGCTGATTTTTTATATATAACAAAGGCTAATGCCATAGTTATCAAAGTAATAAGCATATTATTGCGTACATGCCATATGCCGGGGCGATTCATTTAATTTCGTATCAATCCACGATACGGCGAAGTGATTTAACTCCGTAAAATTGGTTACATAGGACCGATAGACCTTTTCACATCCCTTATAGTGGGAGGATTACTATCTATCGGCAAATTAGGGAGGGCGGCGATATAATTTCATATAAGTAATATGTACACTCTTACAAAACATCCATTATATCGTTAGAAAAACTATGCGTAGCTTTTTAGCCACTCAATACAAAAAGTCCTAACTTTTTTGTTATTACTTGTATGGTTATGATTTAGTACATTCATGCACAAGGCTAAAACCGAAAAAATATCTTATGCCAAGTTAAGCACCTCACAAGTAACTTAACACGATCACTTAAATCACTGTACCTCCGCAGAGATAAAATGATATAGCAAACAACTTCTTTTTATTGCTACATGGTTATATAGTAAAAAAAATGCGTTTTTACATAATTATTTTTTAGAATTGTCTGTAATTAGTAAGTACTCTCATAACCAAACTCACGAGAATATTGCAAACGATTATTCCAAATTATTCTTCCTTCGTATCAAAATCTAAAGCTTCTTGAGCCATTTTTTCAGCTTCTTCATATTTGGTTCTTGCTGCATATTTTGGCTTTAATTTAGCTTCAATAATTTTGATTTCTGCATCAAGTTTAGCTTTTTGTTCAAGTTTAGCTTGTTTTAAAGATTCAAGTTTTTTGATTTCGTTAATCAATTTTTTAAACATCGTATTTTTCACCTCCTATATTTTTTCAAAATATGTATTACTCGCTTAATGACCATTTAGGCAAATTTTTGTAAATGTTATTTTTGTGGTTTACTTTATACCATTTGTCGGGATACCTCGGATTATTTACATCTTCAAAATTGAATTTTATTGAATTTTCTGATTCACCATTACGAAGTTCTCTTGCGACAACTACAAATCTCTCATTTTTAAATTGATAAGCACATGTAGAAAGAGTTAGAAGTTTATCAGACATATTCACATCAACACCGGATGTAAATATGTATCTCTGTTCAAGTTGTGCTAAAAAGTCAGCATAATCGCCTTCGTCTAAATTAGGTGAATTGTATTCAAAAACATATCCATTATCATCTTTAGGCTCTGAATTGGTATAAAAAGCTCCAATTATTGCATATTTGTGTACACTTTTAGGTGTTTTCAATTTTATTATTTTGTAATTACTTGCCGTTTGTGAGTTTTTATATATGTCAAGTAATTCTCCAAATAATTGACTATCTCTCATATTATGACCGTATATAATAGTATTAGTATCACCTATATTCATATCATTACGGTAATCAATAAATGGATTACCGTTAAAAGAATATTTTTTGTTAAAATTTTTCTTTAAGTAATATGAATTATCTGTTGATTGAACAATAGGCGTATTTATTGTTGTGTCGTTTATCGACAGCCAGCCAATAACATCTTTATTTTTCGCTTTCAATTTTTCCCAATCGACATCATTTTCATCTTTTGAATTTTTCACCAATACACTCTGCATAACTTGATTAGTTTGTTTATACGAATTATTAACATTTATTTTAAATATTAACAAAAACGCTACACAGGTAATTAGTGCTATCGAAATTAAAACTGTCACTATTTTTATTGATTTTGTACTCATAAAAATCCTCCTTTGCTATTCATGTTTATATAGTAAAAAAAACAAAAAAGTACATAACAAAAGAGAGAAATCAATAACGATTTCTCTCTTTTGTTTCATCGTTTATCATGTAATCCACATGTATCTTCGTATGCATATGACTTTGGTGTGCCGTCTGCACAATAATAATGCGCTTCAATAATTCTATTAGGAGTCCATAATGATGCATAATACTTTTCATCATCTGGTGTAGAATCACTTGCATTACCTCTTATTGGATAAGTCCAGTTATTTTGATCATTAAAGTATTCAATATCCGATGCAATCTGTTCTTTCGATATTTCAGTTTGATTATCTTTCATTATTTTTGTTGAACCATATAGATTATATGTTGTCGATTTTTTTGTTCCCTTTTTAACAAAAGATGAAATAGGTGTACCTAAATAAATATAATTTGTTTTACCTTTATATGTTATTGAATCATAAATGTTAACATCAAAAGGACATGATGCACAACTATCATTATAGGTAAGAAAAGTGTAATATGAATAATTTGAAACATCATCCATAGGATTTCCTATTTCACAATTATAGAAATTTATTGTATTACGAGCCGAATCATTATTATCACTTCTTATGATTTTTACTGAAAAAAATGAAGGACCTATTTCTTTGGCACTATACTTATCTCTATTGATAGTTTTAATTTTTGAATCATAAACATCAGTATTTTCTTTAATTGTGATTGGTTCAGTTGCAGAAGTAATATTTGAATTTTTAATTTCTGTTTTATTTTTTTCCGATGTAATAACGCCATTATGTGTTCCATATATATCAGATTTTGTTATATAGGTTTTTTTATTTGAAACATTTGAATCATTTTCAACTTTAACTGCAGCCCCGGTGGTTACATTCTTCGTATTGCAAGTAACATTAGTATTTACAATATTTATATTTTCATTAGTAGTTTGAATTCCGTAATCCTGATTTGAGTTGATAGAATTCGTTGTGATTTCACTTCCATTGACATCTAAATCATATTTCCAAAGTTCTATTCCGTTAACAATAGGTTGATTATTTCCTTCAGAATTAACAGAAATTTTTGAATTGATTACTTTTAAATATTCATTTGTATATTTATTATTTCCGGTAATTCCGCAAATTGCGTTACCATTTTGAGCATTTTTCGAGTTTACTTGAATATTTGAATCAATCATTGTTAAATCATTACCAAAAGTTGCAATTCCGAATATATTATTTGAATTTGATTCGAGATCTATTGTTACATTTTCTAACTTATTATTGTAAGAATTAGATGGAATCTGTATACCTCTTATTTCAGAAGTGTTTCCTTTTAAATTTATGTTTACATCTTTTATATTACTTGCCACAGAAGCACATATATTTACTGCAAATGTTCCATTATCGCTTATTTCACGATTTGTTTTCAAATCAATATTTCCACTTTTAGCAGTGAAATTAACAGCTGATTGTGGAGCATTAAATGCCCTTGTACCTGCATTAACAGTATTTATAATAATGTTAAAATTACTTATTACAGTATTTCCAAATGGCTGAACAGCAGTCTGATAATTTCCGCCAGTTACTGTTGAATCAAAGTTAAAATTATCAATTAGTGTGTTTGAATCCGTACTTTTATTTCGTGTTGCAATTCCTAATGTATTGTATGAGTTATTGCCGCTCCCCTGTTGAATTATACTAAAATTTCTAAATGTTGAATTTAGAGTGCTTATATCAACGCCTATTGCAGTAAAACTGATTGATGAAGTAACATTTTGTGTAAGTTTAATGTCATTCAAATAAAATTCACCATTAGTATTGCTTGTTGAGCCTTGAATTGTTTTATTTGTATCAGTCGAAATAACATTTCCGTTTAGAATTGTAAAATCTTTATTAAAAACAAGATTTTTGCCTGTTTTAAAAGATAATGAATTATTTTGTAAATCCAAAACCGTATTATTGTTTAATGTTAGTGCTTCAACATCACTTGCATCATTTAATAAAGTTATATAGGCATTGTTATTCGACACGAAAAGACTTGCTGCTGCGTTATTCACATTACTTACAGAAATGTCAGCATTCTCGGTTGTTAAATTATTAGCATCATCAACGGCTTTTTTAACTGAAGAATAAAATTTTTCCGAATCAGAAATAGAAATATTTGTTGAAAAATATCCAACCCAAGAACCTGCCGTTACATCTTTTGTAGTTAAAGTGTATTCTTGTGATACTGTATTACCTATTTTTAATCCTTCACCGTAAGTAAATTTAGTTTTTGCTGTGTTTCCATCATTTGATACAATATTACATAAAATATTTTCTTTTTCAGGTTGTTTTAATTCAAAGGATGAATCCGGTTCTACTGTAACTACTTCATTGCCGGCGATATTTCCGGTAACACTGTATTTAATTGTACCTGTATAATTTCCATTTTTGTCTGCTTCTCCATTCATTGTGACAATTACAGGTGCTATAACAGAAAAGGTAGAAGCTTGCGAAACATATACGCTTGTTGTTGTCGAACTATCACTTGAATAACTTTTATATTTTGTTTCTTCGTTTTGATTTTTATCTTTTCCTGTTTTTACGCTGTTAACTATATCTTCAATAACCGAACCAGATGAATTCATATATTTACTTGCTGCCATTGCAGGAGTCGATATTGATAATGTTGTAATTATCATCATACAAAAAGCTATCAATTTCCAAAATTTATTTCTTTTCATTTTTTCACTTCCTTCTTTGTTTACAAGATTATATAGTAAAAAAAATTAAAAACTACATAAAAAATAATAAAAAACCAATTACAAAATGTAACTGGTTTTTTATTATTACAATCATCTGTAATCGTACACATTTGCATAATCTTCATAAGCTTCAGATTTAGGAGCATTTTCTTTACAATACATATTTGCGTTAATAAGTTTATTCGGACTACTCATTATTCCATAATAAATATAATCATCCTTGGCTGCTTCCCAATCACCTTTTAAATTGTAAGTAATATCTGGATTTTTAAACCATTCAATATCAAACGCAACTTGATTTTTTGATAATTCTGTTTTCGAATTTGTCATTAGTTTTGTATTTCCATATAAATTAAATTTTGCAAAATTCTTTATATATGGCGAAGAAGCGTTAAAATTAAATACTGCTTGACGACCTTGATATACTACTGAATCATAAATATTTATTTCCTTTGGTGGATAATAGCCATTATTTTTAGCCGTTACACCATTTTCAGGAATGTTTTTTCCTGATGTGTCAATCGGATTGCCAATTTCGCAATTATAGATATTAACAATATGTGTTTTAACTTTATCGTATGGACTTCCGGCATAGAATCCATATGGGGTGTCGAGAGTGCCATTTAGATATTTATCTCTGTTAGCAATTTTAAATGTTGAATTATAGACATCACCATTACCGCAAATATATGCTGTATGATTTGTGGAAGTCACATCACAGTTTTTAATTACAACTTCGCTATAAGCCGGAGTTTCCAACCCCCACTGTTTTCCATAAATGGTGCAATCTTCAACTATTGTTTTACTTGATGTTGTAGGTTTGTTTTGCAGAATGATGGCTACTCCGGTACTACCATCTCTGTCTGATTTTTTTGTAAAATCGTCACTATTTACACTACAATTTTTAATGGTTGTATTAATAGAGCGTGATTCTATTCCACTAACATACCCACTTGTCGAATAAATATCTACATCACTATCTAATATTTTTAGGTTTGATGAAGTATTAGCACTATATATTCCGGTTGATATAGAAGAATTATTTTGTAGATTTATTTTTATTTTTGCATTACTGATCTCATCATTTCCACCATTTTGAGTTCCACGAATTTTCAAAGGATTTTCAACTGTGCTTTCAAAAATAAAATGTTCTAAAAATCCTTGTGCTTTTTCATCTTTATTTCTGTTCGTATATCCGTATACACCATATGATGAATTACCTTTTCCTTTTTGATAAATTTTTAAATTTGAACAATTACTATTTGAAGTGCTTATATCAATACAAAAAGAATTATAACTTATATTTTCACTTATATTTTGATTAAATGTAACATTATTTAGTACAAATGAGTTTTCTGTATTATCTTTTGCACCAAGTATTCCGTAATGTGAATCATCAATATTTATAACACCATCGTATACTGTCAAATTTTTGTTAAATTCAAGATATTTACCTGATTCAAAAGACAAGGTATGAAAATTAAGGTCAAGGACTGTATCGTTTGTAAGAACAATATTATCAGCATTAGTTACATCATTCATTAAAGTAATGTATGTAACATTGTCTTGAACAAATACACTTGCTTCTGCGCTTTTTGAATTTTTAGTTAAAACATCAGCATTTTGAGTTGTCAAATTGTTAGCATCATTTACTGCTTTATCAATTGAAGAATAATATAGTTCATTACTTGCCAAAAAGATATTTGTATTGTATTGACCGTGCCATGAACCTGCTGAAATATCTTTAGTTGAAAGTGTATAAGTATGTTTTAGTGAATTATCCTCTCGAAGTCCGTTAACATATGTAAAATCTGTTTTTGAATTATTATCATCATTTAATGTGATCGAACAGTTAATATCATCTTTTCCGTTTTGCGAAAGATTAAAAGTGTCATCAGGAGTTACAACAATTTTTTCGTTTGAAGCTATATTTCCTACTGCTGAATATTCGACATTGCCTGTATAATTACCGCTGTCATCAGGTTGACCATTGAGTATTGCAACTACTGGTGCTGTTACCGAAAATGTTGATGTTTGCGAAACATATACTCTTGTTATAGCACTGTTATCAACATTAAATTCATTATACTTTGTTTGAGCATTTTGATTTTCATCAACACCTACTATATCGGTGTTCGTTATATCCTCCGCAACAGAACCGGATGAATTTTTGTATTCTGTTGCCGCATAAGCTGTTGTTGCATAAGAAAAAATAATTATATTAGCTAAAATAATAGAGATTATTTTTTTTATTTTCATATAAAACCTCCTGAATTAAATAGAAATTATTTGTTTACGCCACAATTATTGTAAAGTGAATTCCAAGTTGTAACCTCAACGCCTTTTTCTTCACAATAAGTAAGTATTTCATCAATCATTTCAGGATTCATTGTATGACCACTCAACCAATCAGCATCAACATGTGAGCCAATATTTAACCAGCCAGAGCCGTCATTCACCAAATTATCAATTTGAGTTTTCCAATAACTAATATCGGCAGAGTCATTCCAAATTCTGTTGTTATAATATCTATGATTATATACATTATTTGTCGCTGTTAAATCCGAATATAAGTAACCTGCAGCGTAAGCATGCTTTGTTGATTTAGAAAAATTTTGTTTCGAATATGTTGAGCCTCCCGAAACAATAATACCATTTACATTAAAACCAGCTTTCTCAAGTTGTGTTTTTGTATTTTCGTATATTTCGGTATAATCATTTTCTGTTGATTTATCATCAAGAACAAGATAATGATGAGCCAAAATTTCACTACCGGATTCTTGGGCTTTCAATAATATATCTTTTTTTGTTTCGCCGTTATTTGCAGTGCCGTCAATTCTTGAATACTGTGTTGCGTAATTGCAAGGCATATTGTGTTTTGCAAAAACTTTTGCAATCTCGTCAATATTGTCATTGGTATCATCAACAGTAAATGTTAAATATGGTTTATCAAACTGCCATTTGAAATTTTCACTTGAATAAGGAGTAATGTTTACAGAGTCATTACTAAGTTTTTCAAGTTTGAACTGTGACAAAGCAAACTTCGGTGATGATACACATAACCATTTTGCACCTTCTGGTATAGTCAACACTTGCTCTTTAATAGTTCCTGATCCATTGATATTGTTTGCCGGAATCATTTGATTATCAATTGTATATTGAGAACCGTATCCAAGTTCAGATCTTGCCGTTAACAATCTATCACTACCATAAACGACACCAGTTACTCTATATTTTTCCCCTTCTTGAACAGGAATATTTACTGTTTTATACTCGTTTTTTGAATCACCTTTCATCAGTATACCGTACATATTCCATCGAGCATTTTCACCGTTTGCTAAATCAATCTTATCTGTAATATCATACCATTTAAGATTGTTTTCAAGTGAAATATTTGTATTATATTGACCGTGCCAAGAACCAGCTGTAATATCTTTTGTAGTTATAGTGTATTCTTGACTTAACTCTTTTTCAGCACGAAGACCATCTGCATATGAGAATTCTGTTTTTGCAACTTCATTATTTTTTCCAACAATTGAACATTCAATATCATCTTTGCCGGATTGAGATAAGAATAACGAATTATCTGGAACTACTTTAACAATTTCGTTTGATGCAATATTACCTTTAATACTGTATTTTACATCACCTGAATAATTACCGTTGTCATCAGGTTGACCATTGAGTATTGCAACTACTGGTGCTGTTACAGAAAATGTAGATGTTTGTGTGACATACACATCAGTTGATGTATTTGTATCATCTTGATATTCACTATATTTAGTTTGCTTACTTTGATTTTTATCTTGACCTACTTTTTGTGAATTCGAAACATCTTCTGCTACTGAAGCTATTGAATTAACATTTTGTGTAGCTGCCATAGCCGGTACTGCAGAACTTGATAATGTCAGTGCCGTCAAAGAAACAGCTATAATTTTATTTATAAGTTTATTTTTTATCATATTTTACCTCTCAATTCTAATTTATAATAAAATAAGGACACTCAAATGAGTGTCCTTATATTACGAAGCCACATGAGATATTATATAGTCCTGAATAAAATCAGCTATCTGTTTAAGCCAATTCAGAATAAAGACACATAGATTTTTCATAAAATTGATACAATAATCAACAATATCTTTTCCTGATATTCCGACTATTAATGCTCCAACTATGGCTAACACGACCAAAATTGCCAATAATTTTCTCATAATACAATCAGTTCTTTCAGTCTTTTATAAATTTACAACATCCGCTATATAAACATAGCTTCTCTATTATTTGAGCAATCCCCATATGTCTACGGTTGTTTCATTTTTTCTTATAAATATTTTCAAATTTTGGATAGTATTTAAAAATCGCTTTGCCAATTATATCATCTTTATCTACATAAGGATTATCCCAGTATCGTGAATCTAAAGAGTCCTCTCTGTTATCTCCAAGAACAAAGTATTTGTTTTTTGGAACAACAAATGTGCCGGAAAAATTATCTTTTTTAGCATAAGACTCACTAAGAAGTTTATTATTCACATAAACATTTCCATTTTTTATTTCAATTTTATCGCCCGGAAGACCGATAATTCTTTTAATTAGTATTGTTTCCTTTTCATCAACTTGATCAGAGGAAAAAACAACAATATCTTTTCTTTCGGGTTTAGAAACATTATAGGAAATCTTTGACATCAACAGCAAATCATTAACTTGTAATGTTTCGCTCATTGATTCAGAGGGAATATATATTGGGGTACAGACATAATGTCTGATAGCCAATAAGAAGAAAAGAACAAGTCCAAATGTAAGAAAAAAAGATGATATTTTTTTTATTTTTAGTTTGAGAACCTTTTCATTATCTTTCAGCATAAACAATAATGTTATTTAACTACATCAATTGTAGTTGTAACAGCCGTAAAACCGTTTTGAACCGAATATTTTTGATTATCCGGTGTTGTAATATCAGTACCGTCTTTCTGACTTAAACTATATTTAAACGCCAAATAATAAGTTCCTTTTGGGAGAATATCATACAGCTCAACTTTAGCCGGATTTCCACCCGGTTCAATTAGTTTCGTTTCCCAGACTAATTCATCAACAACCGATTCGTTTTTGTCAACTATTCCATTTTTATTCATATCAAAACAGAGAATATCATTACCATCGCTATCTTTTATGGTAGTAAGGTAATTTTTTTTGCTTATATCATCTGGTTTAACAAGATATACTTTTACTTTATAAGAAAATTGATTTTTTTCAGGATTGCCGATTGGCAAATAAGTATGTTCCTTATCAATAGTATAATGGTTAACAAAATCAAATTGAATGTTATTTTCGTATGACAAATTGAAACTATTTGGTGAAGTATAATCTCCGTTTTCAAAGTCTTTTGATTTGTTAATATCAATTTTCGGAATAAGATACACACCTAAAACAACAGCGGCAATCATAATCATGATAAGAAGGAAAACAAAGAAATAATGTTCATTTTCAATTCGTACAAACTTATTGTTACCAATATAAGCATAGCCAATGCAAGATGTATCTTTAGGCTTATAAAGATTTAATTCATATGTATGAGTTTCGTTAAACTCTTCATTAGGATGCTTTTCGATATATTCATCGTTGAAATATGTGTGAAAACAACCTATTACATTTGATTTCTTTTTTGTTTTAGTTTTTTGGTTTTTATTTTTAACTTCTCTATGATACTTATCACGAAGTCTTACATTACCGATAACTTTAGCCTGACAATCTTCATCGTCAAGAATTTCTTTAAATTGCTTTTTTGTGAGATAATTGAATGGAATTATTTTTTTATCCTTCTTAAATATCTTTAAGTTTTCAACATCTTCATCATCAAGAATTTCATGCAAATATGGATATTCATTTACATCTGTAACAAACACTTCTTTAAGCTTTTTTTCTTTCAAATATATTTTCCTCCTTAAAAAATATAAATATTAATTACACATATAATATTTATAATACAAATTTTCTCAACCGCACAAAAAGAAAGATGAACTAACTTTTGTTTTGGTTGAGAAAATACTTTTTGCCAAGTTATTCAGCTACATTAAGTGCAATATTAGTATTATATTGACCATGCCATGAACCTGCTGAAATACCGGCATCGCCGCTTTTAGTTGAATCATCAGCAGTAACAGTAATTGTTGCTGTAGTATCTGCAAGACTTGTTGTAAGACCTTTAGTCATATTATCCATGTCTGCAACAGTACCACTTGTTGCTGTACAGAACTTTGTTTTATCCTGAACAATTGTAGCAACTACATCGCTCTTGCCTGTTTGTTTCAATGCAAAGTTAATGCCGTCTTTTTGTGTATCAGCATCTTGCGGTGTCACTTCAACATATTCGTTACCTGCAAGGTTTCCTGCAACCTGAATTTGTCCGACAGCCTTATGAGTTTCATTTTCGGCAGAACCATCCATTACGAGTACAACCGGTGCAACGACTGAGAAAGTTGATGATTGTGTTGCATAAACATCTGTTGATGCAGCATTACCGTTTTCAACTGTTTTATCAGTGTTAGCATATGTAGAGTATTCTGATTCTTTCTGCTGTGTAGCATCCTTACCTACAATTCCTTGTGAACCATAGTTATTTTCGCTTTGATCGTCTGCAGCTGCATCTGCAACAACAGAACCGACAGAGTTTACATTTGTAGATGCAGCAAGAGCTGGTGTAGAATAACCGGCAATACAAGCTACTGACATACAAATCGCGAGTGCTTTCTGAATTTTCTTCATCATTGGTATCCTCCTCCTTTCATGTTTTTATATTTATATAATCCAAATGCAATAACCTTCTGACCACTTATTTGCTCGAAGAAATCTTTTTAGTTAAAGCATTTGGCTATATACGCAAATAAATCATACTAAATGTTTTTTACATCTTCAGGCGAACTTAATATAAACAATGCAAAATTTTTAGAATACTTTTCTGTAATTTTAATTGCATTGCTTAAAGTAGAATCATAGTTAATTTCCTTTAAATTGAAACTTAAAGGTGTTACTCTACTTGCGCTTCCGCCAGATATAAAAAACAATATATCAAAACATTTATAAGATTGTGATATTTTTTTGAAATCAGGAACAAACCTTCGTACTGTGCGTAGAAATGTTTTTCTTTGATTATCAGTTATTTTTGAATTAGGATAAATGCTTTGACAGTTATTAACCTTTTGAATTTTTGTATATTTACAAAAATCGACGAGAAATTTTTCAATGAATTTAATCGCATCACTGCGATTTTGGAAATAATAAGTTGTTTTTAATGAATATTTATCATTTTCATTTCTCTTAAATTCATCAAAATCAGAAGAATAAATATTATAATTATCACTTCTTATTTCTAATTTAAACATAATATGTACTCCTTACTTCGACACTAACAATCCGAATCCTTGATTATTGTTTCTTTTGAAAATTGTACAAGTTTCACCATCAAGGTTTTTAAACATATAAAATTTTTCTCCGAGAAACAGCATTTCGTCAATGGCTTCGTCAATAGTTTGAGGTCTTAATTCAATATATTTTTTCTTTGTTATTTTTTCAGACATTGAGCCAAAGTTGTCATATTCTTTCATATTGACATTTTTTAGAACAGCTTTAGGTTCAAGAAGTTTAGAAATTTTATTTCCTTGCTTTTCAAAACGATTATCCTTAAGCTTTCTATATTTGCGAATTGCATCATCAATGGCTTCATTTACTGCCGGTATAGGTGATTTTTTATTTTTACCTTCACCCTTAATAAATTTTCCAAGTAATGTAAACGAAACAGTTGACTTGTAGTCTCCACTCGCCGCTGTTCTGATTTTAATCGTTACATCTGTATTGATTTTTATTTTTTTATCAAGCTTGTCTACTTTTGATGAAATTATTTCTTTTTCTTCATCTATAAGCTCAAAACCCTTTACTACAAAATTCTTATTTAACATTTCATTTCCTCTTTTGTTACAATGTTATATAGTTATTATTTTGCTTTTTTACATATTTTTTATAAAATATATTCGAAGTAAAAAATATGCTGTTTTTCTTTTCTGATGTTATATAGTAAAATAAAATAGTTTTTACACATCTTTTTGTAATTTATCAAATATTTTTCTTATTATTGATTTGTTTACTGCTTTTATGTAAATTGCTTTGGAATAATTCATATATATTTTTTCACCTTTATCGTTGAAACTATATCCACGAACTACAAAAAAATAGTTTTTTCCATTTAGATATAAATGCTTATTGTAATAATTTTGTGGTCCGTCATATATTAAGCTGAGTTTTGATAAATTTGCTTTATCTGATTGATATAATTCATAACCTGATACCGATTCTAATTTATTCCAAGTAATTTGAATTGGCTTTTTACTTTTACTGATTGCAAATAAAGAATATTCGCTGTCTGCTACGCTTTCATCACCATTATTTATATCAAATTCATTTTCACTCTCATTTTGTGATGCAGTTGTACTTTCAATTAAATTTATTTTTGAAGTTATTTTTTTTGTTGTAGAAGCAGCAGTTGTCTTAGCTTCAGTTATATTATCTTCATTTCTTTTCACAGAATTGTCAAAAGTAGATTTTATTTTTTTCTTTGTTGTTTTATCTGTTTGCAAAACAGTTTCTTTTTTTGTGGTTGTGGTTTTCACTTCTGTTTTCCGCTTTTTAGTAGTTGATTTGTTTTTTCGTTGTTTTTTTAATGGTTTAGTTGTTTGTTCTATAACGGTAATGTTACATGTTGCATTATTATTTGTTCCATCAGTTGAAATACAGGTAATTTTTGTAAAACCCTTTCCTACTGCTGTAATAATTCCATCGTTAGTAACAGTTGCAACAGAATTATTTTGTGAATTCCAAATAACATTTTGAACTGCGTTTTCCGGAAAAACAGTGCTATTTAACTTAACAGTATCACTTATCTTCAGTGATACATTAGCTTTATCAATAGAAATATTTGCACTTGGAACAACTGTAACTTTGCAGATTGCGATTTCTCCGGCACTCGTTGAACAATAGGCTGACACAGTTCCTAAATTGTTTCCTGTAACATCCCCATTTGAAGATATTGTTGCAACAGAACCATCACCATTGATCTTCCATTTTTTTTGCTTTCCTGAACAATTTGACAAATCAACTGGTATAGTCAATGTTCCTCCTAAACCAACAGAAAAACTTTTTGGAATATTAGGAGTTCCGGCATAGCTTATTATTGGTAAAGAAGATAATGCAACAATGAATGATAAAATAACGCATAAAATTTTATTTTTTCTAATCATTATCATTACCCTCAAAAAGAAGTTCAATCTGATTATCAAAAGCACATTTCAAAATCAGCGACAATTCCCATTCACAATTACATTGAATCCAAAAGTTTTTTGCTTTAAATTCTTCACGCAAATAATTCTCGTTAAATCGGAATATTCTTCCTTCAAAAATGTCATTTTTAACAATGAAAGGTTTCATAATAGGAATATAATCCAATTCATGAAAACCGCTTGAAACATCAGAATTTAAAACATTATGTTTATTAGAAACTTCACTATCCGATTTATCTTTTTCTTCGTACTGTTCAACAAGTTTGTTGAATTTATTCATAAAATCGTTATTCTTCTTATTATTTGATATATCATCATTTTCATCTTCGTTTTTTATTTGTTTACCACCTGATGTAAAAATATCGTTCTCGTTAGTATTTTCTGCGTTATCACTTGTGCTTACATTAGTATCCTTCTCCGGTCCACCTTCGTTGTTGTCAAAGTCAAAAGCATTTGTATTAACATTATCCAAATCACCTGATTCAGAGGTGTCTTTCCGAACAGGAACATCTACATCCGAAATAATTTTTCCGGTGGAACTTGTTTCTTCAAGCTCAATATTTGAATTATCAGTTTCAACAGATGAGTTATTGTCCGGTAACACCTCGTTAATTATCTTTTCTTCAACAGATGAATTAGATTTTGACGGAATGATTTCTTTCTTTTTGTTGCCAAATAGACTTTTTTTCTTGGTGTTTGTCTCATAATAATCTTCAGGCTTTTCCGTTAATTCATTAACAACAGACTTAAATATTTCATTAAAATTAACAACAACTACATTGTTTTTATTCTCATAATATGCTTTTGAACCGTTTACAAGACAACTATCATCTTCCGCACTAATTCGATAACAGGTGTTGGTTCTATTCTTTTTCCAACGAGTAGCAAATCTGTTTTCTTTTTCAAGGAATATCGGATTTACGCCCCATTTTTTCCCTAAGACATAATACATTGCCATAAGTATTTCGGCTTTTTCTTGCGTATCGCAATGAATAGCAATATCAGGTTCGTAATAGCCATTAAGGTTTAAATAACTATAATATTCACTTTTTAAAACTTCTATTTTCAATATCAAACACCTCAGCTTTTAGAATAACATTCAGTGAATTTTGTTGGCGAAACTGAATTTTTCTTTAAAAACACAATTTCTTCATTCGTTTGCTCATATAGATAGAATTTCTTTTCAGTTTTACTCTTTGTAATATAATATTTTGGCTTTCCCTCGACAATATATGTAAGAATTAGCTTTTGACTTTTCGGAATACTTTTCAATGTTACACATCCTCACTTAAATCGCAAAAGAAATCAGGATATTGTTTTGCAACATTTTTCATACATTGTACAAATTTTTGATTTTTTTGTTCTTGCACTTTACAACTTGCAATGCAATACCCTTCATTAGTTAAATGGTATTTTGCATATGATTTAGCATATGCGTTTGCCTTATTTTCATTTGAAAATTTATTTAATAAAATACTGAAGCCATTTTGTGAAATACACAACATATTTTGACCAGTAATTTTTGGTTTAATATCGCTAAAATCAAAATGGTGATTTGATTTCTTATCTGTGATTGCACTTTTAAAAATTACGATCAGATTATCTGTCTGATATATTTCAATTTTTTGATTTTTCTTTTCATTAAATAAAATAGTTTTAATTTTAATCATCCTTTCCATAAATAGATTATATTTTTTCTATTACATACTTATATAGTAAAAAAATTACAAAATTACAAAAAAACAGCCACAGAAATTATTCTGTAGCTGTTAAATTATCTCTCACTGTGACACATACAAAATAGAGGTGCGGAGAGTCGTATCCGATATTCAGTTTTAAAACAATTTTTTGTATAATTATTTATAATCTTCATTATATGCGAACCATTAGCATAAGTCAACAAAGTTTATTATAATTATTAAAATAATCACGACTTCTAAATATAATCATCAAAGCAAGATTTGGAAAATTATGACTGTCAACATCAATGAGACAAATTTTCACTTGTTTTTTCCTTTCCTTAAATCCTGCTTGATTTTTTCACATTCCGGTATTAATTTATCATATTCTTTTTTGAAATCTTTATCTTTTAATCGTTCAGATAGTAACTTTTTATATTCTTTACCCATTAATTATTCCTCCTGTTTTTTAGGATAATCATATTGACTTTGATCAATTCTGACATCAAACATTTCGATGCCTAAAGTTTTCTTTTTTGCATAAATAACTTTAACTTCATCACCAATAGAAAAATGCGGATATTTTTCATCTAACGAGCCGTCAATTTTCTTTACATTATATATGCCTTTTAAATTGTATGAATGTTCATCATCAGAGTTAAGAACCTTAACAGAAAGTCTTACATTTGTGCTTGTAGATTCACTATCGTATCCAACAATCACGGCGGTTCCGGTTTGTCCGCTTTTTTTAAAATAATCGTTTGATTTTTTTACACATTTAAAAACAATTATACCAATTACAATTAACAAAACTATAATTGCCACAAATAATATTTTACCAATCGTACTCATCAAAACTTTTCTCCTCCTTTTTGCCATAAAGCCAATCGTTGTCAAAATAAACAAATACAAATACAACGCCCAATATAAGCAAAGCATCAATTATCCAAAATACAGCTAAAACAGAATTGGCGTTTTTCAACATTGATTTTTTGACTTCTTTTGGACTTGTCTTGTTAAGGTAATATTTACGAACATAATCAATTTTGTTATTGTCAAGTTTACAATACACTACGCCGGCAGAAGTCAATTCATAGACCTTAAATGATATTCTTTCATGTGATGACAAGTAAATATAATTTCCACTTTCATAAGAATATTTACCTTTATAGTCTTTAGCACTTAAATACTTATATGGAAAATATTTTGTTACATTTTCCGGTTTGTACTTATGATTATTAATTGTAATTTCATCACTTGACTTTGATTTCCAATCCTTCGTATCCCATTCGTAATATGTTTCTGTATGTGAACTTGTATGAGTATTGCCGTCAGCATCGGTATATGTATCTGTAACTACTCTCGTATGAATTTCATACTTTTCTCTTTGATAATAAATATAAGAATATTTACCCGATATTCTATCGTTCATTGTTACAGGCTTAGTACATACGACATTTGCATTTGCAATTACTTTTCCTGCATTGGTATCGACCAAATGGTCAAACATATCTTGAGTATCACAGCACTGAATACGATTAACCTTGGAATTATGCTCGTCTACTTTGTTGATAATAGAAGAAGTTGTATATATGCCTATTCCTATTAGCAAAATAACAATTATTATTGAAACAAGAGCTTCACGCTTCGTTACTGTAAAGGTATCACAATCAATCAGTACATTATCGTTTTTATTTTTCAAAAACATCCCCTACTTCCGATACACTTTCATCAAACTGCAAATATTCCGAATCATTAATCATTTTATAATTTCCAAGGAAAAACTTATTTACCGGATTTCTACAATATTTTCGATAACTTTTCACTTGTTGGTTATAATCTTCTCTGTAATCAGATATTTTGTTTTCACAGGAAATAATTTCATTACTCAGCTTTTCATATTGCTTGTCAGCTTTAAGTGCAGGATATTGCTCAGAAATAGCATTAAGAACAGTAGATGCTTTATCAGTGCCGGAGGAGATTTCTTTCCTTGCTTCTGCAAAATCTGTCATAATGCCTTTTTCATAATCAGCGTATTTTTCAACAACCTGAGCAACCTGTTTGATTTTTCTGTTTCGAGTATCCATTTGAACATTAATTGACGATGCTGATTCAAAGATTTGTTCTTCCTTGTTTATTGCTGTTGTATTAATTGAAAGTTTTGTTAAGAAGAATGCTACTACAATAGCTACTATAATACCTAAAATAATAAACATTGTTTTCCAATTAATTTGTACTGTATTTTTATTATCCATAATTTTTAATTCCTTTCAGTTTTATAAATGTTTTTTCTGTATTCCATAGGTAACACAATATTGATGTATTCATCACTGAAATTGACATAAGAGCCTACTTTGGTGCCACGATATTTGAAATATAAGTGTGGCAATGTGGTCCAAAAATTAGGTTTAACGGCTAATTTTGTATTGCTACACACATAAGTGATTTTGTGTGGTTCACTGTACTTTTCGGAAAAGTCCAAAGTATTTTTTGACTCATTATATAAATTAATATGTTTCTGAATCAGTTTACCGTTTCGTTTTTTATGATAATAATTAGCATACAATTTCAGATTATAAATATCATTAATGTTAGTATCAATAGGATCGTATATAACTTCATTTTTCACTTCAAACCATTTTGGTTCACATTTTTCAATCCACATAGACTTTTCATCACAGTTACCGTTCACAACTCTGTATGCAAAATATATCAATCCTTCATACAAAAACAGAATAACTATATATATAACTGTTACGATTGGAATTTCGGTTAAAAAGTACATAAAAGCCGTTAATAATGCATTGATAATTAACAATATTAGAACATATAACATTTTATTTTTCCTTTCAGTTTAACTTGCTTGTAACTTGCTAAAAAGCATATATTTTCAACTATTTGGCTTTATTACATGTTATTTTACTTGCCGGTAACTTGCTGATTTTTTATAATATTGTTCACTTTGAAATCACACTTGTTAAAATTGTGCTCACCGTCAGACATTTTAGGCTGTGGTAATTTGCAATAATATATAAATGTGAGAATAGATGAAATATTAAAAATCAGGAACAGTGCAGCAATCATAATGTTAATTTTCACAAGAAAAATCCTCCGTCATGTTTTCTATATCTGTTTTGCAAAGCATCAACTTTTCACAAGATTTTTCATCAAAAACATACGGTACAAACACATTTAAATTTTTTGTAATTCCATTATAAAAAGTAGCAACAGCAATTTCAGACAAAAAATATTTGTTTTTATCAAAAGAAATAATATTTTTATTATCAAAATCAATTAAACCGTAGTAATCAGAATTAGTCATCAATTCATTGATTATTGAATTTCTGTTATCGTCTTCAATTTTATCAAAAATCAACTTATAGTCCTTAATATAAATCAAATAACAGCTTACTAAATCACAATCAAATTTATCAGACAAATCTTCTATAGTTGTAAACGGTTTATCATATAATTTTAATATTCTTCTTTTATCAATTTTACGCCCACAACTCCAACAATACGAAATATCTTTCACACAGTTTTTTGATTCAAAAATTTCGTTTAAATTTGCACCACAGATTTCACATCTACCGTTTGGACCTATATAAGTTTCTCTTTCAAATGTTTTTATGGTTGGGAAATCTTTAATTGCCTCACCTATTTCAGTTCTCAATGTTCTAATTGTTTGATACATTTCATTAGGTGAAGAATCTTGGTTAATATTTTTTGTTTCTTCTGCTATTAAATGATTAACTCTTTTAGCAGTTTCATACTTATTAAGTAATTCATCCATTGATAACATATCTCCTTATTTTCAAACCTTTTCGTTCAAAACCTCAACAAATTTCTTGAATATTTTCGTAGGAATTTTCCGTATTTTATCCTCAACACTATCTCCGTATTTCAAATATTCAATAGCAAAACTTCCATACAAACTTTTTTCTTTTATAATTTCACTTATAATTTTGACAGTAAGTTCTCTGTCGGTTCTTGCAACTATCGAAGAAGTTGCAAATTTTTTGCAAATATTTTCGGTTAAATTTTCAGAATTTTCTTTTATTTTTTCTCTGATATTTTCAATTTCTTTAATATATTCCTTTATTTCTTTCTGTTGATTTTCGGAAACAATGCTGATAATATCATCAAGGTCATTTGCAAGCAAATGCCGATATACAAATGTAAGAGTAATTTTACTGAAAACTGAGTGAAGTTCAAAGTATTCATCTAATTTTATTTTGAGCATAAATTCTCCACCATCTTTTTTTCCTATACGAAGTACCCATCCTTCACGGTTAGTATTTCTTTCTGTATGAGCAAGATAAAGAATATCAGAAAGATTTTTAAAAGAAAATGTTTGAGGAACAGGAAAGCCAAAATCATTTGCAATGATATGAGTTTCATCAAGTGAAAGAAGTTTTTCTGTTCTTAAGTCTCTTACGGCAAGTAAATAAAGTGATTTTTCATCACCGTAATTTATTGCTATTCTGTTTTCAGGATGTATAAGTTCAAAGATATAAGTATATCCTTCCTTTATTTCCTTTAAAAATTTTGGATATTTCTTTTTTAGAAGTTGTTCTGCCAATACAATCTGGTCATTTTCAAAAGAACCATTTGTAGTGATGAGAGGTTTGTTCTTATAAAGTGAAACTATAATAGTAGAACCATCTTTTTTGTCGGTTGTATATACATAAGTGCTTTCACCCACAAGTTCTTTAATAATATCCTCTTTTGTTTCCGATACTTCGTTTACATTAAAAAATTTATCAAAAGGATATGAAACTATTGTCATTGTTTTACTATCTATTACTTTTCCTCTGCAGAGTTTTGCAAGATTATGAAATCCTGTCTTCCATATAACAGCATTGTATTTAAGACCTATTAGATTATCTTTATAAACAAAATTTATTGTAGAAAAAATAATAAAAAGATATTTCAATAAAAGTGAATCCGACAGCATAGATAAATCACATTTTTGAACTCTTTCATCAGTAACATTACATTTAACATTTGGATACAAAAGATTGAATATATTGATTTTAATGTTTGGAACATTCAAAGAAATAATGTAATCTTCAATTTTGTTTCTTTTGTCTAAATTTACATCATTGTATTCACAATATTTTTTTACTCCTTCTATTGCCGTATAATACGGATTAAAGGTTTGTGTTTTGATATTAAATTTTTTCTTAAAATAATTTATATATAAAAACATTTCAGTTATATATTTCATGTATTTCACTTCACTTTTCAAACCTTAATTTATTTATGCGATTTTATATTTTTTTCGCTTCTTCACGAGTAAGAAATACCTTTTTTCCAAAATCTGAAAACCTGAAAATCATATTCAAGTGCAACTCTATTGTCGTAGTCTTGACTCACATTATAGTGAATACAATCTTTACAAGTCATTTTTCATCACCTCTAAACTCTCTTTCCATTCGGACACTATACAATTATCACAATGTAACCCTTCACAATAATCACACATATCTACATTATCCTTAGATGCAGAAACAAACAATTCTTTAAAATTCGGAATATTAATTGTTCTTCCGGGTGTCAACAATTCAAGAACCTTTTTCAAGTAACCTGCTGCATTAAAATCGCCAAAAATATCTGCTTCACCTACTTGTTTCCTTGTTTCTGAATCAAGTTTTCCCACTATAACAGAACTGCCATTATCATCCGGTTCAAATTCCGGTCCGTTTTGTTGAATTATATTTCCATTACCATCCTTTATTCTGTGACCTAAGTAAAAATCACCTTTTTCTATAAAAATCAAAATAAACCCTCCTTATTTACATAGCACCATGATACCGGTGCTTTATTTAATTTTGTTTTCGGGCAATTGTCATAATAAATACCCTTCTTCAAACATTTATTTTCAAATTCACAATAACCATAATCACAAGGTCTTTTTTCATTCCATTTAGGAAACAGAAATCTATTTAATTCAATAGATTGTCTGTAAATTACCAAGTTGCTAATATGCCAAAAATATACTGATTTATCATTTCTATGACAATCTTTTTCTTTTTGAATGTAATCGCAGGTAAATTTGCCAAAAACTCTACCATTAATAATATTATCAAAAAGAATAAAATCATCTTTGGTATAGTAACAAAAGCTCACTATATCTTTTTTTGTTTTTGCTTTACCACAGTACAAATAACAAGTGAACGGCGGCTCTAATTTTGGTTGACTTTTTCTTTCAATAAAATTATTTTTCATTTCACAAATAGAATTAGCTTCCAAGGGTTTTACATTAACTAATATGGATTGCAATATTATCACCTCTTATTTTTTAAAAACATTTCTGTACTTAAAATTAATGTTTTTTATATTTGAATTTTCAACTTTGTTTTCAAATTTTATAGAATCGTTATTATAAAAAACAAAGTTCACTAAACTTATTAGTAAAATAACAACCAAAAATATAGATAAAAACATCAGTAAAAAAACACCAAGCATTATATTTCACTTCCTTCGACCTATTCAAATACCCAATCAGGCAAAAAGATATTATAATCTTTTAATGCCTGTAACCTCATATCTTTAACAGATGAAAAAACATTTTCTTCAATCAATAATCTAACTGCTTCTTTGACTGCTTCATTTTTCATCATTCCGTTTACATAAACAGCATCAGGATTGCAGTTAATGTATTCCTCAAGAAAGTTTTGTATTTTTCTGTTATATGGTGTGTCTGTCATTTTTTACCTCACATAATACCTATTTACTCAAAAATAAGTTTCTCCTCTTTTTTTCCTACATTGATTTCTTATTTTGTCTTGTTCCTGATTATATAAATCCATTTTATTCCAAAATTCATTTTCTGAAATTTGACCTATTCTTTTAAGTCCTCTTAATATTGTTTTTTCTTCCTCAATATCTTTGATTCTTTGATAACAATTTTCAATTTCGTTATCTTTTTCTGATATTTCTTTTTTCCACTTATTCCATAATTTGAAGTAAGCTTCTTTCCACTCTACTTCCGGTAATTTAACAGTCAGCTCGTCTTTGACCTTATCATCACAATTTAAAGCAGGTTTAAGCAAATTAATATAATATATTTCGTACAAGTTCATATCAGCTTCGGACTCGAACTCGGTATATTCAATTTTTGAAATTTGGTTAATATCCAAAGTACGATGCATTGGCTTTTTGAATAAATGTCCTCTAATACGAGTTTGTAGAGGTTGATTTGTTCTTCCAACATAAACAATAATGTTATCATAATATATCCGGTATAAAGTATGTATTTTACTGTTACTCAAATTGAGTTTTCACCTCTCAATCATTACAATCTAAATATTGTCCGCAGTTAGGACAGAATTTAGGCTGTAAGCAAGCATATTTCAGTTCCATTTCATTTCCCAAATAGTGTCTACAAATAGAGCAGTAATAATCTTATAGACCGTATTTAACAAATTTCATTGTAAAAGCATCAACTTCTTTTTCAATTTCACTTTTTTCTTCATCTGTTAAGGAATATTTATAATCGTCTAAATTGTTTAATATTTCCTGAGCCATTTTTGCATTGTTTTCAAGAATTACTAAATCATTATTTGTTAAATTTGACTTTCTTTTACAAGCAATCATATCGGGTTCACCAATAAGGCATACCTCATAAGGTTCTTTATTTATATATTTTTGTAAGAAACTTTTTAATCTTATAGAATGATAAAGATCTTTAGGTTTTGCATTTTTACGATTACAACTTTTAATCATTCCGGTTGCAGCTTGAATTACTGCCCTCTCATTAAGACGAGCAATTTTTTCTTTGTTTTGTTTAATAAAATATAATAAATAATAATTAAAGACAACAGAATTATGCCAATTACCATTGATTATAAAGTAAACAGTATGTAAAATTTCAAGGCATTCCAATCTGCCTTTTTTAATGCCTTCAACAAAAAGGCGAATATCCTTAATTGTGGTATGTTCACCATTAGGTTGAATATATGTCTTGCTTATCGGCTTTTTGTTAGTAGCAATTTCTTTGAGTGTTGGTGCAACTAAAACAACCGTATCGACATCTGACTCTTCATCACTTAAATGATAATTTTGGCTACCGATAAGAAAACAGCCAATAATATTTTGAGAATTATCAAAAATTTCAGTTGCAAATCTATTATGCCTTTCTAATGCTTTGTAAATATAATAATCTTTACTCAATATTGTTATTCTCCTTTACTTTTTTCATTTTTTTGCCACAATTTGAACAATACTTATATACCGGTGTTCCCCAACAATTACAGTTTGAGCATGACCAATATATGCTTTTTACACTCATTGCTTTACCAAAACCAAGTTCATGATATGCTTTCATTTGTTCTTCATTAGGTTTGTGTTTAATCCAATGTGCGTATTTTTCTGTCTCAACTGCCGGATGTGTTTTGATGTCTGCATTGTCATCATTTAATTGTTTTTGTGCCAACTGAAAAGCAAACATATACCAATCAAGTATATCTGTTTTTCTTTTGCCAATATCCTCCGAGTACGCATCGTATTCACCAATGTATTTGGCTAAGATTTTACGAGCTTCAGAACTTATACCGGTTGAATCAGAAAAATCAGAAAGAATATCATCGTAAAATTCTTCCAAAACTTCCTCATTAGAATAAAAATCATAATTTCTATAATCTTCTATTAATTCTTCAAGCCCATACTTTTCTTTCACAAGTTCAAGGACATCTTCTTTTATGGCGTCTTCATCATAAATGTAAAGAGGTCTACTGTGGCAATTCACCTTTCCTTCAAAGTAGCCTACATCTCTTACCATATCACTAAATTTTTCATAAGTCATATTGTAATAATTAGTAGCAGTCAGTTCACCTAAATCACCTGATATATGTAGTCTGCAATAATCTTCCTCAAAAAGAAATCTTATTCTGTATTCAGAAGATTTTGGATTTTTAAAATCTAAAATCTTAATATTTCCATAATCAGTTAATGTTGCCTTATGATTTGCAAAACATTTTTCAGCTATTTTTATATCCATATTATTCCTTATTCCTTTCTACATAATCTTTGTATCTTTGACAGTATTTGTTTGCTATACACTTGTAGCACTCTTTTACACTAAAACACTCATCACTACAGTAGTAATCATATTCCTTAACAAGCACAAGCCTGTCATTTGGTTCACACCAATCCATGTGTGTTTTGCCCGACTTATAATATTTGTCAAGTGCCGGTGCTCTGTGAGCTTCAAGGTCACAGAAGTTACTATCATCTAAATTATCTTCACTTATACTTAAAGCAATTGTTTTAGCTTTACCTGCTGTTGTCGCAAAAACAATTTCAGCATTAAAACCTTCGTATTTGTTTTTCACTTCCCACGCTTTCATTCGTCTACCTCTAAATAATATCTCTCTCATTCTTTCACCTCATCAAATTGTAACTGTTCAGGGTTTAAATTTGCAGTACACATTATATTCAAAGATTTTTCCGGGTTTTCCTTATAGAATTTTTGAATATAATATTTTTCTCGTTCCAAAATGTTTTCAGTTTTTGGAACAATCTCTATAACCTCAAACTTGTAATCTGTAATATTCTCGATAGGGAATCTTTCCGTTTTCAAGTGCTGACCCCAACGAAAAACAGGTGCATACATTGTTTGACCGATATAAAATTCGCCTGTTGACTTCTTCGAGATTTTATAGATATAGCCGGATATATCTTCTGTAAACATATCTCTTTGAATATAAAACTCTTGTTCATCATCGGGGTGTAATTTTGCGTGTTCTCGCTCCTCATATACTTGTTTACATTTGTGACAGCAAAAACGCTTTTTTGCATATTCTTCTATACCATAAAATCTATTTCTTACTTCATAGTCAGAGAAATATATCGCACTACCGTAGTAAGTTTCTACGGTTGCACCACAACAGTCGCAAGTAAAAGTGACTTTATTGAAATATCGTTCTGTGTTATAACAATGCTCGCCGATGATAATGCAGTACAAATCTCCTGCTTTTAATTTTTTTGAGTAACGAAAAGCAATCGCTTGCCCATACTGTTCTTTAATTATTTCTTTGAATTGCTCTCGGCTGTCACAAATTAGGCAGTCCATAAGAATTTCAGTATTTTCCACTTTACTCGTTGAAGAAAACAAACCAAATCCTAAATCTTTTTCACGATTTTTTGCGGCTGTTTCTTCATCAGCAACCTCATAAATTCTGTAAATTATTTCAAGCATCGTTAGTTACCTCAACAAGTATGTATTTGCCGTTTCTTTTTTTATACGGTTTGCCGTTTTCTCGTCCTCTATTTATTCCATTAAATCGTAATACCATTTTTCCAAATTATTGCCTCCTTAAACGGTAGTAACCTGTTTGTTATAATCCAATAACAATTCCGGGTTATCATAAATATTTCCGATTAAATTCATATTTTCCCACTCAGATTTATCATATTCAGTGAATGTGCAAATGCATTCGTCCTTACCGTCATGTTTTAAAACCCAACAACTGTCATTTTCATCCCAAGATACAACACTTCTCGTTACAGCAGTATTTGGGAATCCCCAACTATCATCGTAGTCGTCACACCACTCTAAAACATCTCCATCAAAGAGTCGAGCGTTATTAATATATTTGCCGGTAAACTGACTTACAGTTTCAGGAATAACCTCAATCATTGTCGCTGTCATATTACTTTCGTTACTGTTAAATATGATTCCTGACATATTTAACTTTATATTTAGACAAATATAATATTTATTTTCATATATGACCAACGAGCCGAAAACAAAACCATTACTAAAAAAGCTGGCATTTTTGAATTTCTTTTCAAAATTTGTATAAATTGCTTTATTAACAGGTTTTCCCCTAAACACAATTTCTCTCATGTTATTTATCCTTTCTAATGGCTTAATATTCTTTCATTTTTCATTTCACAGGTATATAGTAATTTTTAAACAAAAATTTTATATGCTCATACGAATTTACAAATTATTAACAAAAAAGGACCACCAATTAAAGTGGTCCTTTTTCGCTACTTTTGGGCTATTTACAGTAATTTCTGTTTACAATCATTTGTCTCTTTATCCAATTGAAAACTATATTTTTTTGTTTTTTCACTGTTTTAAAATCCTTTCGATGTTTTTTCTACTTCCAGTTATAATATATCGTCTTTCCTTTTTATTTTTCTTTAAAAGAATCATTTTGTTAAATTGATTAAGCGTGCTTGTGTCTTTCTTTCCTGTTACAGTTACATCTTTAATAACTATTTTATTTCCAAGTGAATTATCGACCTTATATTTGTATACTTGATATTCATTACTATCATCAATACCATCTGGTAGATGAAAACAAAACGATTTCACATATCCGTTTTCATCATCAAAATAGTAAATATTATCATTATTAGTAAATTGAGTTGTAATATCCTGAACAGAAAAAATGTTATTTATCGTTTCTTTTGGATTGATAATATCATAATCTTCCAAATTAACATTCAAAATATCAAACACTAATACAATTATCACTGCCATTAAAATAATGTAAAATACTGGTTTGATATTGTTTTTTATTTTAGTATTTATGAAATTTTTCGCCTTTTGTTTCACTTATCATTGCCCCCCCGAAAATTTTTTATTTAGTTAATTGCCTTCAATCGAAAGCAAAATTCTTTCGATATTTTCTTTACTGCCGGTTACAATGTAATAATTTTTACTTCTACTTTTTTTGAAAATTAATTTTCTATTTAATTTATTCAATTTATTAAGATTTTTCTTTTCTATTATCGTTACATCTTTGACAGTAACAGTATCTCCGAGAGTATCATCAATTACATACTTATATTCATGTTGAGTTCTGCCGTAATATCTCTGTTTTGGTCCATATAATTCAATTGATACTGTATTACCATTTTCATCATAAAAATAATATTTATGTCGGTAATAAGTATTTCTACTTTTTGTTAGATTTGAAATATCATCATTTGAATATGTAGCATTCACCGTTTCGTTAATATTAATATAATCATAATTTTTAATATTAACAACGCACATATCACTAATTAAAATCATCGGCATTGCGAATATAAGAAAAATAATTATGCTTCCAAAAATATCTTTTATCTTTACCATTTTCTTACTCCTTATAATTACTACAATGGTATATTTGCATTGATAGTATCTTTTATTTTAAATAATAATTCTTTTGTATCTTTATCTGTAAATTCCGCTTTCGCACTTTTGTCTTCAAAGTATGAACTCAAATCAACTTTATATTTTTTAAAAATTGATGGTATATTACAATCTCTTGACAAAGAACGCTTAATTTTTCTTATTTCTTCAGCTTTTTCACTTTTAGTGCTTATATACATAATGAAAGTATGTAAATCAACTTGAATAAAATCTGTATCATCAAATAATTTCAAAAAAGCATCCGTTTCTTTTTTAGTCGCTTTAATTGAAAATATGTGATTTCCGGCAGATATTCTCAATATACATGCTTTTTCTTTATCACTATTTACGCAGAAAATTCTTTTTACATTCTTTTTAGAAATTAGCAAATTGCTTATTTCTTTTGAAAATTCAAAATCATCTAAAGTCAAATTGTATATGAGTTCACTGGCTTTACATTTTTTATCAAACCTTTTAGAATCAGTAATTTCATAAGTTGCAATTGCCACAATTACTGTAATAAATACAATTCCGATAAATTCAAACATTTTTTCACCTCATTATGATAACGAATCAATTCGTTCCAAGAAAAAGTTTTTGATTTCTTCCAATAACGCTTCTTTGTTTTTATCTGTGAATGAAAATTTTTGACTTTCAAAATAAGGACTTAAATCAATATTGTAAAATGCAAAATATTTAGGAATCCTAATCATATTAATTACTTCTTTTATTTTTTGATTTTTGACATTCGCTTTTAAATAACATATATCTAATTTCATAGAATCAGCATCGTTTAAAAAAAGATAAAAGTCTTTAATTTCTTTTTCATTTGCATCAATAGTTAGTTCTTTAATATCATTAAATATCTCCATAAAAGAGCGACATGGTGATATAATATTGCTAATTTTTAAGCGAATTTTTTTATCAGGATAAAGAATTTTGCTTATATTATATTTTGATATTTCAATTGCATTTTCTTTTTTTGATAAGATAAAATCGAAATCATCTAAAGATAAATTTTGAATAAATTTCACAATTTCATCTTTCTTTTTCTTATTTCTCATATTTTTTTTGTGGTTTATTACAAGACATATAATAACCAACACAACAGCTCCACAAGCAATTATAATTTTCATAATAATACTTCCTTTCGTTAGGTTTTTTCATCTTTTCCTTTTAATAAAGTTTATTGTTTTTGGTAATACAAATAATCCAATTTTAAAAGTGCAGAACACCTTTGTGCATCATAATTATATCTGTCATTTACCTTTACGAATTTTTTAGTCTTAGAATTATAAGTGTAAAGTTTCTGAAATAATACATGATTATTTGATAATGTCAGACAACCATTTACAACCTTTCCAATAGAAAACAAGTTTTTACCAATACGATAGCAAACATAATCGTCTTTCATGAACATCAAAGGAAACGGTAATGGTGCAAATGTCTTATTATCAATGACTATCGTATATTTTCGTAAAATAGATTTTTCTTTTTGGAGTAATGATGCATATGCTTTCCAAAAAGTTTCAGTATCAATTTTATTTTGTATACTTAATAATACTTTTTTCTTATCATTAAGAATTTTCAAGTTCTTGTCAAAAGAGAGATAACTGTTATTCATATGCAACAGTTCATATTTCCATTTATCCCAGTCTCTGAATTCTGCGCTTATCCATGTTATTTCCGGCAAAGTAAAAGTAATTTTATCTTTAAGTTTAGCAAAAGAATTAAGCGGTGGCTTTAACAGATTTATGTAGTATAATTCGTAAAAGTTCATATCCGCTTCTGAGTCAAAATTATGATATTCAACTTTTGTCACAAAGTTTATATCAAAAATTCGATTTAACGGCTTTTCAAAAAGATGCTCTCTTGTTCTTTCTTGTATTGTTCTGTCAGTTTTTCCAACATAAGCAACAGTATTGCCGTAATATATTTTGTACACAATATAATTTTTCAATAGATTAACTCCTTTTTATTTTTTATGAACTGAATTTTTTACATTCAAAATATTAAACTCATTTGTGTAAACAATATAAATTCGCATAAATTTCAAAATGAAACTAACTTTTGTACTAAATATATTTTTATACAGTTTATTTCAACAAAACGAGTTGTTCTTTACCGACAACGGAAAAATCTAATGGTGGTAATATAGCTGTTATGTTGCCTTGGCTTATATAATTATTAAATCTTGGCTTATAATTGTTGACAAAATAATTATAATAAAGTAACGCATCTGCACTGCTATCAAACGAATGATACTTTATTTTGGTTATTTTACGAGCATCAAGTGAATTATCATTTTTCACTTTACTTTCTACATATGTTTCACAAGTACGCTTTGTTTTACCGATAAAAACAATTTCATCATTATAGTAAAAGAAACATATTGTATCTTTTTTATTTTTCAAATTGTATTCTCCTATTCTAAAAAATCATTTGTTTGCGAAATTTTGTCAAACTTCATATTGTGTGCCACATATGATGCAAAAAAAGCATACATAAATAGCCAAAAAATTACCCAATTATCACTTTCATCACATTCAGTAAATCCAAGGAGCAAACATGTGATTGCTCCGATTTGGTCAATAATCATACAAATAATCAAACTTAACATATATGCCTTTTTTTCTTTCAATTTCATTTTCTCCTTTTTACTCTGTCTCATATGTATTTCACTCCTTATGATTTAGAATTGCCGTTCTGATTCGTTCTTCGCTTTCATACGGATTGACAATCATTTCACAACCACCATTGTAGTCATATTCATCAACATCAATATTATGTTCTTCTATGAATTTTGTAACAATCAAATCAAATTCAGTTAACTTCACCGAAGTTTTGCTTCGTTTTCTGAGGGTTTCCTCAATATATTTAGGTATTTTCATATATAATCACCTGTTTTCCTTTTCTAATGCATTATTCATATCAGAAATTGTTTCATAATAAGAAGAAGGCTTTTTAGGTACTTCAATTCTTAATAGAACATGTTTGTTTTTTACAACATCCCAATATTGCTCGTTCTTAACAAGTTCTAATTTAGATGCAGCTAAATATCCTTGTAAAAAGCCGTCTAATCTTGCGTATGGAGCATTACCGTATGCATCAGGCGTATTTTCTTGATAGTAGTTCAAAACATCCGCACAAGCCTTTCCTATCGGATAAATTTTTTCCGTACTTTCCAAGTTCTTTTCATCAATCAAATCTGTTGCATTAAGATATTCTGAATTATCAGCTAATTGATGCTTTTTCAAAATAATCATAATTACACTCCCTAATATTTTCTAAGAGTATATAGTAATATTTTTGAAAAAATTAGTAAAAACATCTTTAATATTTATAATTTTTTCTAAAAAAAAGAACGCCTGAACAAATAAGTTCAAGCGTTCTTAACTTTAATCGTTATTTTGTTTAAAGACTTCATCAAATAAACTTTGGGATGCATCTGAAATACCGCCGAGTAAGTTATTATCATCAAAATCAAAATTAGTATTTTCAATATCAATTTTAGATTCAACAGATTGATTATTTACAGTAAAATCATTTGAAACAAGTGGCTCTTTTGTTTTAGTTGGTTTATGATGATTAGTATCATCATTTTTCATTTCGGTGCCATCAGGATTATATTTTTTCACTTTGATTTTAACTTTTTGTTGATTTTCATTTTCTTCTTCCATGTCAATATCAGAATCCATCTTTTCACGAACATGCTTAGCTGTAATTGCAGCGATAACAATAGCCCCGACTATAATAAATGCCGGCAAATCTGATAAAATAACATTAACATCAAACATAGGAAAAACTCCTTATATCTTTATTATTCAATTTTTGATAAATTCTCAGTAACATCTGAATCAATTACATTGTCAACCACAGCCGATTTCAAGCTTTTCTTTTCAAGTGACTTATTTATTATATCATTAACATCAATCCCATTTGATTTCAAGCCTGCCATTACCTGATTAACAGTTTTCATAACATCGCCGACAAGTTTTGAACCGTTACCATCACCGTACATAGTAATTGAATCAACATTTTGAAGAGGTTTAGATGCATTTTCAACGATTTCAGGCATTTTTTCAAGTACCATTTGAAGAATAGCAGCTTCACCGTATTTCTGCATTGCATCTGCTTTCTTTTCGATAGCTTCAGCTTCAGCTAAGCCTTTAATTTTGATAGCTTCCGCTTCTTTTTGAGCCTCGTAAATTTTAGCATCTGCATTAGCTCTTTTAACAGCTAAATCAGCTTGTGCTTGTTGTTCAGCAGCATATCTGTCAGCATCAGCCTTTTTGTTAATTTCAGCAGCATATTTCTTTTCTTGAACTGCAACAGTTTTTTCAGCAAGTACAGCCTCTTTTTCTTGCCTTGCAATATTGGCATCTTGCTTTTTAATTTCAATTTCACGGCGCTGTGCTTCATCTTCAATTTGCTTAGCTGCATCAGTTTTTGCCTGTTGCTGTTCTTCGATAGCTTTAAGTTCTGCTTTTCTGATTGCAAGTCTGTTATTGCTTTCAGCAATTTCTGTTTCAGCTTTAATTCTTATTTCATTAGCTTCCTGTGCTGCTTTACTTTTAGCAATCAATGTTTCTTTTTCAGCTAACGCTCTTGCAATAGCAGTTTCTTTTTCTGCTTCTGCCTTTGCAATAGCTGCATTTTTACGAATTTTTTCTGTATTATCAATACCGAGATTTTCAAGAATTCCGTTTTCATCACGGAAATTTTGAATATTGAAGTTTGTTACTTCAATACCGATTTTCAAAAGTTCATCAGTAACATTTTCCATAACCTTTTGTGAAATCATCTGTTTGTTGTTTAAATCAACTACACCGATAAGACCAACAACCTCCCTCGTTGAGCCTAAAAGGGTTTGTGATACCATTTCTTTAATTTCTTCTTCACTTTTACCTAAAAGTGCTTCTGCCGCAATTGAAAGGTATTTTGGATCAGATGAAATCTTAAATGTAGCAACAGCATCTATGTATATATTAATAAATTCTTCAGTTGGAACACTTTCTTCGGTTTTTATATCCACCTGCATATTTGCAAGCGAAAGTTTATTAAGCTTTTCTAAAACAGGTAATTTGAGTCCTGCTTTACCTACAATAAATCGTGGCTCTTTTTTAAATCCTGAAATTACAAGTGCCTGATTTGGTGAGGCAATAACATAAAACGCCTTAAAAAAAGCTATAAGTAATACAATAACTACAACGATTGGAATAATGATTTTTAACATATTTTTTCTCCTTTAATTTTTGATTGATTTTTTTGATTATTTTCGATTTTAGAATAGTTGCTAATTCATATTTTACCTCCTTTTTATAAACTACCGTCAAGAATACTTTCTATTTCAACGCCGAGTAATTTACATTCTGCATATATATAGTAATAAAAATTAAAAAATACAAAAAAAAATAGTGGTATTATGTACCACTATTTTTTATAAAATTCATATTATTAGTTTCGTAATATTCGTTCTCATTATAAGAATTATCAAAAAATCTGTAAATAGGCGAAGCGTTTTTTATTCTATTTAATTCTTCTAATGAATTATAATGAATAATTATATCCGCAGAAGTTTCATGATAATCATATCCAACTAACTTATCAGGATACTTGTTATCTACGAGTAGCACTTTTGCAATTGAGCCATACAATTCAAGTGATTCTAATGCATTTGCACATCCAAATACAAGTGAACTAAAGATTGTATCGTCAGGGATATATATATCAAGTTTATCGTTTTTCTTATTATTTACTTCATAAAGATTTTCATATGAATTTCCAAGAGCATATGCAGAATCAATTCCCGAAAATGCATAATTTTTAACAAATGTGGATCCTTTGAGAGTAATATTTTTAATACTACTATTGTAGAAAAATGATTTTATACCAATTGATTTACAACTATTTGGAATAATTACTTCTGTAACACTATAAATATTATCATTATAATGTTCAATTTCTCTACCTCGACTTGAATAAGGATCAATCAAAGTTACATTATCATCCTCAACATAATATTTTTTACCGCTTTTATCATAGGAAATTAAATACGGTTGAAATGTTCCTTTTCCATATTTTACAATTGAATATACATCTCTTACCGGATCTGTTGTGTTATATTCATCTGATGTAGTAGTCGAATTGATAACTTTGGCATCTGCTATCGCAGTTGCGCACGATGGTATAACAAGCTTGCCATTGTTAGCTTTAATCCATTCAGCACCCAAATCCGTCAATCCGTTTATTGCCGTTCTTTCATATGGAATATATCCGGTTAATGTATTTTCTTTTTTAATTGCTAAATTATTAGAACAATGATGATTATACGCATTTTTGCTTTTTTGTTGTAAATTATCATCTCCAAACGAAGAACTGTCAAATACTCGTGAATTCAAATATTTATAATATAAATCCGAAGGCAACTTTTCTCTGATATTTTTGTTTTCATCTACCCATACATTGTTCGATTGATTATCCTGTATCATTTTAATCAATTCGTCATTCCAATATTCTTCTGTTTTACCATCATTATTTAAAACATACAATTTTTCTGTATCTTGAGTCCAAATGAAATAATCTGTTACATCTACATTTTTCCAAAAGTAGTAGTCAAATGTAATATATCCGGTCCAAGTACCTTCTGTTAAACTTTCAACAGTAACTGTACCTGTTGTTGTAAGACCTTTATCTTTAGAAAATTCAATTTGTTTTTGTGATACTTTCGCTATTTTAGATTCATTTGTTTTATCATTAACAAGAACAAGTGTATCTTTTGGTTTGAATGTTATATTAGAATAGTTGTCAATACCGTTAAATTTGATGTTATATGATGCTGAATATGTTCCCTTTTTGTTTACTTTAAGAGTAATATTGTCATCTACATTAACAGTGATTTCTCCTTTTGGTAAAATTATTTTATTTACATCAACAATCGCGTTACATTTTTCACAATAATCTGTTTTAATATATGAACCGTTTGTATCTGCTGTTGATGGAATATAATTTGATATTTCACTGTTTATTTTTTTATGATTTACAGCTCCACAGTAGATACAGGTGCAATTGTCGTCATAAATGCAATTTTCAGTTTCATTTATTTTTGTTGTAGTTTTTACTTTTTCGCCATAAGTATTAAGGACAATTTCCTCACTGTTCCTGTTTACAATCGTCGAATTTCCGTTTTCATCGAATTTATACCATATTCCATTATTATCTCTAAAATAGTTTAAATTTAACTCGGAAGCCTCAGAATCAGTAAGGTTGTAAAGTTCTTTTTCTTTCATATAACTATAACAACCCTTATTAGTGCAAACGGCTTTTTTGTTATGTGTGCCATCAAAGTTAGCAGTGTATGTAGCCTTAAAACTATGTTGATGGTTAGTTGAAAGAGCAGGTACTACTTCTTTTATTTCCTTATCACAATAATCAGTTTCATAAAAGCTATGACTTTTTATAAAATTCATCAATGCATCATAATTAGATTCATATTCAAAAAAGTTATTAGAATTTTTATTTTTATATAAATCTGAAAATGAATTTACATCTGGATATTTCTCCTCAAATTTTCTTTCGAAATTTTGATTATAATAATTCTTAAATTCGTCAAATGTTGCATTAACAAAATCAGAAGGTATATCATTCTTATTTTGTATGTAATCTTCAATATAAGAACGATGTTCTGTGTCTCCGGTTAAAACATATCCTTGTACCACACTGTTCTTGCAAATCCACTTTTTATATCCAGCTTCAATACAATTTGGCTCATCATAAGTGTAAACAAAATTGTGGTCACTATCATCTATTTTTTCAGGATGTTTATTATCAGGATCCTTATCTTGATCAGCTTCAACCTCAAATTTAGCATAGCTATAAACAATTTCACCACAATTTTCACAAATCATTGAAATACATTCTGCATCTTCATAAGTATTTTTGATTTTTTCGTTATCGCTGCCGCTAAACTGATAAGTTGTTATATCGTGTGCAAGTTTTTCATTCTTATAAAAAACGAAATTATGTGCTTTGTTGTAGTTTGAAAAATCTTTAAAGGCTTCTTTATATTCTTCATTTGTGCAACTGTTCGGCAAATTTTCAGCAATTTGATTATACATGATATTATAATCTTCTGGATTTTGAAAATGCAATTTTGTGTCACATTTGTATATTGGTGAATTAGAGATTGCCAAACTTCCCGGACCAAAATCTAAAAACAGATAATAAATACCTTTATCTAAATAAACCGGTTCATTATTTTTAAATATACTTGGTTCTTCCGGAATTATTTCTTGCTTTTTTTCATTATTCAAATACGAGTTAATATCATTTTCAAATTCGTTGTATTTTTCAAAGTTATCATAATTTAAACCATACTGCGAAGATGAAATTAAATAATAATCAATTTCATCTTGACTTAACCCTTCGAATGTCCTTATATTAAATTTTCCTTGACTTTTTGTTTGATAGAAATAAACCGGAGTATTATTTTTATCAATTGTCAGCTTTACACAATTATAACGATTTTTCTTTTCGGTAGAAGATAAGTGATCATCATAGAAATCCTTTTGATAGAAAGTGTATTGTTTATTTAACTCATCTATATTATATGATTTGTAAGTGATTTCGTTTTGACAAACTTCACATATGGCTTTTCCGTTTTTTATTTCATAAGAGTGTTCACCAAGAGTTGGTTGCTCATGACGCTTGATTTCGCTGTTACAGTCAGGACAAACATATATATCGTATGAGCCATGCTGGCAATTTGCTTCAACCTTTCTGTCGTATTTGGCATTATTATGTTTGCAAATCATTGTATATGAATTCGGGCATTGCGTACAAGTATAGGTAATTGTATCACCGTTAACATTACTTATCACATATTGATGACCATCCTCGAAATAGGTCATATTAGAATCTCTTTTTTCCGTATATCCACATATTTTGCAATAAACATCTATGTCTTGTTTTGTACAATCTTGATCCGTATACCAATGTCCTTCGCAAAGAGAACGACAGTATATATTATTTTGGTCAAAAAAGCTTATTAGTTCATTACTAAAATAATCCCATAAAATTTCATGATAATTCAATTGTCGCAAATTAGACAAATTTTCTATTCCTTCAACCTTTTTATATGTATAAGGAATAGTTACTTCTGTTATATCGTCAGCTATTTTAACATTTTCAAAAGCACTTTTTTCCAAACCTAAAACTTTATATTTTCCAACTTTTTCCGGAAGTGACAAAATTGTTTCTGAACCATTATATTTATACAGCGTACAAGTATTATCATTACCGCTAAATGTAATAGTCCAATCATCTAATTCTTTATAAAAACGATTTAAACCACATTTTGAGCATTCAATTTTATATGTTTTATCGTCTATATTGATTTTTTTGTACTCGTGTCCGGTTGCCGGAATGATTTCTGTATAAGAATCACCACATAATTTACAAGTATATGTTTTTATTCCTTCTTCGGTACATGTTGGCTCTTTTGTTATTTTGGCTTTGTAATTGTGTGTTATTTTTGGTATATCCTCTGTATATGAATATCCACATTTTGTGCAAGTATATGTTTTTGTTCCTTTTTCATTACAAGTTGGTGCTTTCGTTATAGTTTCGTTATAAACATGGTTGCATTCTTTTTTTATATCAAATTTTCCTGTAAACATAGGTTCTTTGCAAGAATCAGAATAAGCGTTTTTTACAACTAATAAATATTTACCTTTTTTTAGCGAAAGTGTTTCTTTAGTAGTACCATCCAAAAAGCACTCACTTCCATATTTTTCAAGATAATTATATGCTTTGCCATTACTTCTATCTTTTTGTAGATCAAAAAAGACTTGACTATTTTTGAATTGCAGCTCCGAATTTTCAGTCCATTCAAATTTATTTTCTAAATTAGCAGACCATTCTGGATCCCATCCATATGCAGTCCAATCATATAAACTAAACATTGATAAGAAATCATAAGAAAGTTTAGGCGCATTTTCAACAGGATGGCATCTACCATCTGTATCATATTTATCTAATTGGTATCGCGGATAAGCTTGTTTAAGTAGGGAATAAAGAATAATTTCATCATCGGTAAACTCCGGATCTATTTTAACTAAACTTACACTACCATGATCTGAATTGAAATTTAACTTTGAAAAATCAAATGTATACCGAGAATCTTCATTGCAATTTATAACATATGTATTCAATGCACCATCCCAGTCCAAATCATTAACATCATCAAAATTGTATGTATAATTTTCAGTATTGATTGAATTTAAAGTAAGTTTGACTTTTTTATTACATCTTTTACATTGAAAATAGCCGTTTTCTATTATACAATCATGAAGAACATCTTCAGTTTCTTCATATGTGTTTCCACAAAGTTTGCAGGTATATTTAATTTTTACATTAACGCAATTGCCTTCGTCAACAACAACTCCATCATCATATTCATGTGATTTATATGTTGTTTCCGTCTCTTTATATCCACATCTGCTACAAGTCAATTCGTCAGTACCCGGTTGCGCACAAGTTGCTTCAACCAAGGTCTTACGAACAAAATCATGAGTTGTTTTCGGTATATCCTCTGCATATGAATATCCACAATTAGTACAAGTATATGTTCTTGTTCCTTCTTCGGTACAAGTTGGTGCTTTTGTTATTTCAGATTTGTAATTATGATTACTTTTAATCTGCTCGCCACAAGCAATGCATTCAGAATAGCAATTATCTTTTGTACTCTTTTCTTTAACATACTCATATTGGTGTTCTTGACAAGCTTTTTTCCATTCATATCCACACACTTTACAAATGTAATTTATACCATCTTTCTTACAATCTGTTGTTTTTTCTTTATTTATTTCTTTATTGTTTTCACATAACGATTCGTTTAATTTTGACAATACAGCAAGTGATTTTTCAAATTTTTCTGTATTTTCACTGTTTAATTCAATGTATTTGTTTTCCTGTCCTCCATTTAACAAATACATATTTTGTATAGTTAACGAATGGGCTTCAATTTTTTTCAAATTAGAAAACAAATCAAGATTCCAAATAAATTGATATGTATATGGAATTATAATTGTTTTTACATTATCTACGCTTTTGTTTTCAAAAATTTCGGAAGAAGTACCTATAACGGTTTTATCATCAATTGTTTTTGGTAATTCAAGAGTTGATAATAAATTTCCGTTGTATCCTGTTATTTTGATTGTATTGTCTTCATTAACAGAATATTCCCAGTCTATATTATTAGCAAATGCCGAAATCGGAAAGCAAGTAAGCATTGTAATAATAGCTAAAAAAACAGAAATTATTTTTTTATTTTTACTCATTTATTCGCACCCTCTTTCTTTTCATGATAATCAATAATATTGCCAGTCCTATTATTGTAAAATATAACGGTAAAGTGTTGAAACCGGTTTTTACACTTTTTTCTTTTTTATATTTTTTTGTTGCCTTGGTTTCTGTTGGCTTCGGTGTGGTTTCTGTGGCAATAGTTTCACTTGTTGTTTGCACAATATTTGGTTCTGTTGTACTAACGATTTCAGTAGTTATAACATTAGTGGTATTATTTTCTGTATATTGAGTTTCACTTTTCGTAGTGCTTTCTGCAGTTGTCTTGTTATAATCAACATTAACTGTAATTGTTTCTTCTTTTCCTTCTTCGACTTTGTATGTCGCTGCATAAGCACTTGTAGAAGAAATAACAACAATACACATTAACAACAATGCAATTTTCATGCTCGTATTTTTCACGGTTTTTCTCCCCTTTCTTATATTGACTTTTAGCCCAGCATGATACATGCTGGGCTACTTAAGCTTATTATTTTGTTTTTATTGATTTTGTTTTTGACCAAGAAGAAGCAAGCTTTTTACCGTTTACAACTTTATAAGTCCTTATTCTTACATAATATTTTTTCTTGGCTTTCAAACCTTTAATTGTTTTAGAAGTAATCTTACTTTTAACAGTTATTGTTTTTGCTCTGGAAAACTTTTTAGAAGTAGAATATTGGATTTGATAGCCTGTTGCTTGCTTTTGTTGTTTCTTCCATTTTAAAGTAAGTTTTTTCTTTCCCGCTTTAACAGAAGAAATATTTGTTCTTTTTGGTACAATTTGAAACGATAAATTAAATGATCGTTTGCCATATGTAACTGATACATTGTAAGTACCTACATTCTTTCTGCCTGATGCGTATGAAACATTTGTTAAATTAACAAGGTTTCCGGCTGTATCATAAGCAATAACATTTGGCGTTTTCAATTTACCGTCATAAACATATTTTATCTTTTCAAGATAAATATTTGAGATTGATTTTTTGTTTTCCTCTGAATACGAATAATGACATCTGTTACATGTATAATATGTTGTGGTCGAATATGCTTCAGCTGAAAATTCGTGTGTGTGAGGTGTAACTGAAATATTGATGGTTGATTCTGCATATCCATTATTTTCATAATTTGCAGTCTTAAACGGTGAATAATATGATTCGATGTAATATGTTTGACCTTGTGTTAATTCGGCAATAGCCTTAACATCATTATAATATTGGTCATAATATCCTCCTGAATCAACACTTTTTCCTGTTGTGTCTGTAACATCAATATATGCAGTTGTATTCTGACCATCAATTCTGTTTTGATACCCGGTTAAATTAAATTCATAATAACCGGTAGTAGGTGCCACAAATTTAAAGTATTTTGTATTTTCAGAAAGAAAATCATCATTGATTTCCCCATATCTAAATACTGCCGATTTCGTCTCATTTAAGCCGATACTTTCCGCAGTTTGTACAGAATTAACCTGTGATGCAAATGCCGTTGTACCGATACCTAATGACGAAACAGCCATAATTGTAGCAAGTCCTATTGATAAAGTTTTACCAAATTTTTTCAAATTATTTCCTTTCTTAATTATTTATTCTTGACCGTTCTTGATACCCATACCTTCAAGCACAGGAACATCGTTATGTTTGACAACATTAAGATATTCTTGATTGATGATATGGTTGATATTTTGACCAAGTTCTCTGTTGTTTGGAAAATATACTGATGCTTCTCTTAATTCACCTTTACGGCGAATTTCTCTTGTTGGATATACTATTGAAATTTGACCACGCCTTTCATAAACTTGTATATCACCCAATGTGAAACCGAAATAATCTAACACAGCAGTAGCGCGAAGACCATCTCTTCCTCTTCTAACAGGATAAATTCGACAATCAATTTCGACATTTAAAATATTATCCGTATTATTACTGTCAGAATTTACCTTGATAGGTAATGAATATGTACTCATATCGTTCTCTCCTTTCCCTTAATTTTTTCAAGGTATCTCCTCTACCTCGTATGGTATATAGTAATCAATTTTAAAAAATACACAGATATTTTTACAATATAAGTTTAAATTCGTTATATTCGTCTGCTATTTGTTTTTCTTTTTTTGATTTACTTGCTGTTTTGTTGCTTGGATAGCCATTTTCTTTATAAAATTTTTCAAGGTCATAAATATAATTTTCTTTCGACCCCGGTTTTATATAATTTGATTTTTTTGTGTTTTTACTCATTTTTTCACCTTCATCTCATAAAAACAGACTAAATCAACAAATTTATTTTTTTAATTTTCACGATGAAATTATTTGCCTCATTAGTCTGTCTTCACGCCAAACTCATAAGATAGCCAGATTTGCTTTTCCGTTACTGCTCTTGCTTCATATTCTCATTATCAGTAAAATCTTCTTGTTTTTCTTTTTTACCCTTTTTATTAGGTATAGTAGAAGAATATGTAGATTTTAAAAATTTTGAATAATTTTTCATAATATTTTTCCTACAATTTTCAATTTCACCAATCAACTGAATTTTTAACCATTGTAAGAATGCCTCGTTTTCATTATCATTGAGCGTTTTGTCCTCAATAGTATATGTGCTCAGCCTTTCACCTAACTCGTTAATATCACTGATAATAGAATTATAGTATTCTTTTTCAGCGTTGATACTATCAAGAAGTGTAGTACGATATTTAACGGCAACGAGATATTGTAATTCCGTATAGAATTGTTGTAATTGCTCTGATACATTCATTTTCACTTGTCACCTCTTTTTTAATAATTACTTGCTCGTTTTCTGATTTCTTCGATTCGACCAAATACTCTTCCGGTTTCATTGTCTTTTTTCCCTATTGTTACGAGTACAATGTCTTTTTTATTTGGCACCTCATCAAGATTTATTATCTTGCATAGAACATCAATACCTGTTTTAAAATCTCCAATTTGTACATAACATGCTCCATTTTGGATATTAGAAACTGTTCCTGCAAGAGTGTCACCTTCGTTATAATACTGCATATTTCGTATCATCATATTTTCTTTTGCTTCTTTAATTGACACTCTCATCTTGACTTTCTTGTTTTCTTTGTCTATCGTTAATTCCATAATTTTAACCGGTACTAAATCGCCGACAGAAATAACAGATTTTAAATTTTCAACAAATCGCCATTCAACATCTCTTGCATATACATCTGTTAGTAAGCCAAACACTTCAAGCCAAACAACGCTCTTGCTTACGGTAACAACACGAGCTTGTGGAAAGACTTCTTTTTTACTTTCAAAGATTTTTTCCATTGCCGATTTACCGTTTGAATCACTTTTGAAATAATATCTGTCTTTGATATACTCCATTGCCATATTTCTATTTCCGGCTGCTCTTTTTGTTTTGACATCTATTCCGATAATAACTACATTTATAGTTGAAAAAGTCATATTGCTGATAAATTTAGCATATTTGGCTTCTTTTTGTTGATTGTTAAGTCCTTCAAATTCTTTTGGATTAAAGCCCATTTGGTCAGCTTTAACAAGTATAATCCAGTCTTTATATTGGCACATAGCACAAACTCTATATTCCGGCGTTGAACCGTTCATATTATGCTTTGCACCGAGAACTTTGCAAGTGATAAATTTTTTCTTGCTTTTTGTTGCACTTTCAAGAGATTCATTTAATACTTGGTATACAGCTATTTTTTCTCTTTCTTCGTCAAAAGCCGTATTAGCACCTTCCGGTACTTCAACAATTTTTTTCATAATCTTAATCCTTTCAATTATCGTTATTATTACTAAAGTCAAAATTTCCAAAAATGTCTTCTGCCTCTTTTTTTATATCCAGTTCAACATTTTCATCTTCGATTTTATCAAGCGATTTACTTATTGCATTTAATTTATTCTGCATTGTATTTCTTGATATTATCTTTTTTTCATTTTTTGACTTTGTGTCTTTTTTGTTAGTTGATTTGTTTTTAGAGTTTGTTAGGTTAGGAATTGTATCTTCTTCATCACCGAGTAATGTAGAAAATATATCATTTTCATTTGTATTTATTTCATCAAGAGTTTGCTTCTCTGTTATTAACTTAATTTCGTTTTCAGATTCATCTTCTGTATTTATGAAATCTTCTTTATTTGCTATTTTTTTGTTTTGAAGGTAATCATCAAAATTAATTGCCTGCTGCGTAAATCCTTCAAAGAAATCATCTTCATCTTGTTTCATCATTTCTTTTCTTCGATTTTCTCTTTCAATAGCTTTTTCTTGGATCAGTCTTTCTCTTTCTTTTTCTTCTGCTTCTTTCTTTAAGCGTTCTTCATTTCTTCTGATTTGTTCCTTTGCATCATCAATTAGTTGTTGTTTCCATTCAGGAACATAGTCTTTTATTTTTGCTATTTTTAAATCCTTTGCAAATGGATGCTTTGAATAGTCAAATTTTTTACACTGATATACAGACTTTGTGCCTCTGATAAAGATAAGCAAATCTGTATTTTTAATTGACTTTACCTCATCAGCATTCATTACTGTCCTTTGACCTATTGATTTTACTTCTTTAAAATTCGGGTCTTGATTAAGTACCATTACATTTCTTGCATAGGTACTATTTTGTGTCGTTACTTCTATACTCGCTATACCTGTTAACTTACTTATGTATTCTGCAGTTGTATAGTCATTACAACCAAGGAATACTGTAAAGTCACAGTCCGAGAATATTTCTTCATGCATTCCGTTAGGATAACGGTTCATCAATTGAGGTAAGTTTTGAATGATTATTGTTGTATATATCAATCTACTTCTTACTACACTTAACTTTCGGTTGAAATCCGGTATCTCACCTATATTTGGAAATTCATCAAGCAACATATGTATTGGTAAGGTGGTCGGATCGCCCTTCTCGTCTCTGTTTTCATCTATGTATTCAATAAGCTTTATGAATGCCATAGTCCAAAACAAAACTGCTAAATAGTCAAATGTTCTGTGTTGGTCTGATGTTATAACAAAGTATGCACACTTTTCCTTTGCAGGTTTTGTCATATCAATCTCACTTGAACCTGTCATATTTCTGATTCTTTCGTCTTGAAATACATCTATCATAATACCAAGTCCGTTTATTATTTGACCTTTTACTGTTTCTGAACTTTGATTAAATATATCAAATGCTCTTCTTGCTACCGATTCATCATCTGCATCCGAAAACTTTAATGCAAGCTGTTCAATCGTACTTCTGCTTATGAAATCATATATCTTACCAAGACTATCCATATCTTTTAACATCAAACATGATTTCAATACATTCATTGCGTTATCGCTCCAATACTTTTCTCCGTTTTCATCTGCATTATTAACAATGGTAGATGCAAATATTTTTGCGTATACACTTGATATGACTTTTCTTTGTGTCTTATCTGATGAGTTTCTTAATATCTCAATCGGATTGAATGTATCATAGTCCTCAACCTTTAATTCGTTTATTGGGTTCCAACTATCACTGTGGTCCTGCTTGATAAGGTTAAACATTCTTACATCATAACCATTCTCTTTAAGGCGATTATATGTCTTTTCATATATTTCTCCTTTTGGGTCTGTTATCATTATTGAATCCCCATGTACTATTGCTTGAAATACTTGATTCATTATTAGTGCTCTTGTCTTCATAGTACCCGGTGAGCCAATAGCAAGAATGTTTCTGTTTCTTGTATTATTGGTCATATCATCTCGTGACCAATTTTTTCTTTTTGCTTTTTCTTCAAATTCTTCCGATGTAGGAATTGATACTACCTTTCCATCATAGGTTTGTCCTAATATAATTCCATGTGTTTCTTCTATCGGTTTGAATTCCAATATATCTTCCAAATCTTCTTCCGTCATTTTCTCTGCTGAACCATACGGCTTTTCTTCTGAATACTTGAAAGGTATATCTATATTGTCCTTACCTGTCTCTTCTTTAACACGAGGTTTAACACCGTATATCCACAATAGATATGCTGCTACTATTGTCAATAACAGGCAAATGAAACCTCTTACGCTTGTACACCATTGTAACATTGCTTTTGGACCCCAAGACAACATATACCATGGTATGCCATTACCGTTTCGTATTTCCCCAAAGTGAATCGCTTGATACAGTGCTTCACTCATTATTCCTGAAACATACAATAAAACTATTATGCTTAATACTATTTTTACTGGATGTTTCATTACAAACTCTTTTATTTGTTTTATTTTTCTCTTGATTTTATTTCCTAACTTCTTTTCTTCATCTTTCATCGGTTTCCTTTCATTTTATTTTTATTTTTTGAGTACCTACTGACCTAACAGGTTTTATTTGTTTTCCATCCACACCCTTTCATTAAATAGATTTTTAAGTACCTATTCGTTAGCTCTTGCTTTAACATATTCAAGCAATTCATTTTTATTTAAGTACCTAAATTCTATATTTTCATATTTAGAAAATAATCTGTTATACAGTTTTTTGTTAAAATCACATCCGTAAATTACAATCTTTCTTTTTTCATTAAAATATCCGTTTCGCATTGCTTTTACATTCACAACAATACCTTTTAATTTGTTAAGTTCCTGTGTTACTATTTCAAAAGCAATTTCTTCGTTACTCTCATAAACTGTATTTCCATACTTTTTCGCTATGAAGTGCCTATTTGGATTCAATGCAATTATGTATCTTTGTATTAAATGTTCCAAATTGCTATGTTCATTTGATTTTCTCACATTACTATAAAGTAGAAAATTTAAAATGTATGTTTGCTCCGGCGAGTTGTACACAAAATATTTCAAATGTTCAAAATCGTAATAAGTACCTGATACATCAAATATTCGATTCGTATTTCGACTGTATTTCGTTTCAAGTACCTTCTTTTCGAGTTCCTGCTCATTTGGCACATCAATATACTTGTTAATTGTTTCAACATTCTTGGCAAGCAAAATTGAATCTCCAATTTCATTTTCTGTAATATTCTGTGTGGTACACAAAGCAGTAACTAAATTTTCCTCTTGTGCTGTTATAAGTCGAATGTTGTATTCTTGAACATTGTAAAAACGGAAGTACCTGTTTGGTGTTTTCCATAAACCATAAACTCTCGTACCCTTAATTGCTAACAAAATCTTTTTATTGATTATCTTTGAATTTTTTAAAGCAAACTGTATCATTTGTCGATTCAAATAATTTTTGAATTTGTCATTTGCGCTTTCACAAAACGCTCTAAAGAATATTTCACATTCAGCAGCGTAATACAATGTTCTTTGTTTAGTGCTTGTTATTTTGCCTTCTACTAATTGATTTGTTTTTATATCATTATTTGCCATTGCTAAATTTCCAAGTTCTGTTGTAACAATCGTGTCTTTTTGATTTTTAATTGATTTTGTTGTGTTAAGTGTTTTTATTTTTTGAACAAGATGTTTTTCCGACATATGCCTATATGTAGTATTAAGCTTTTCTTCATTTTCAAAAAATGGATATGCACTTACTATCATTGTTACATTACTTGGTAAGAAATGATATTGACCAATCACATATAATAAATTTTTGCGATACTGTGATGTAATCTTCATATTCAGTTTCATAACATTTAGCCTCACTCTTTCAATATTCCTTCTCACGCTTTTTTCTTGATTAGTAGCGTGAGTTTAAATATTTTTGATGGTTACTTTTTGTTTTTATTGGTTTTATACTTTTGTGTTGATTTTTAAGACTTAATCGCTACCTCGTTCAAAAAGTGCTGTTTTTGCCCTATTTTAAAGGAAAAAACTGGGTATTTTTACCTTTCTAATTTTGAATGGTAAAAATTTCTTAAAAATACCCACTTTTGAAATAAAAACTCAAAAAAATTAACGAATTTTTTAATCAATTTCAGAGCAAAAAAATTCAAAAAAAGATTCATTCGGAAGAATAAAAATTTCAGTAAAAGTAGAAATATTTTTACGAGAAAAGTAGCAAAAATCGACCCAAGAATCATCAATATCTATCGAAAAATTTTTCAAAATTTCATCAGAAATTCTCTTATATGAATAGTTATCCGTGTCAGGAAAATCTGATTTGATATACTTTTCATCATAATTATTTACATATATAATTGTTAATTTATTGCTATTGATTTTATTTATTTTGTTTTCTGATAAGAATTTTTTTATTGCTAATGAAATTATTTTTGAATCATATTCAACATCTTCGATACATTTAATTGCATAATTTTTTTTTCGAGATTCGTCAAAAAGTTTTACTTTTTTATATCGTGCAAACGGTTTTATAATTGGCATTTTGATTTTAAAACCGCCGCTTTTTAATGTTGAAATTGATATATCATATAAAGATAATTCCATATTTTCGACTTTTTTTAATACTTGATTTTGTTCTTTAGGATGATTGATAGTCCAAATAGGATCTATTGTAACGGAAGATAAATTACGCAAATTCAGTGCCATTAAATCACAGTTATATAGTGCCTCAATCATATTTTCATCGTAAGATTTTTTATCATTTTCATTGATATTTTTTTGACATTCATCAAAATAAAATTCAATTTTTTTCAATCTTTCACGATTTTTTTTCAATGATTCATTAAGCCTATTTTTAAAATTTTCGCTTATCATTTGTTTTGTATCCTGTTGTTTTTTTGAAATTCAAGAGTGGTTTTTTTAAAGTCGTATTGGCAAGGAAGAATATAAATTTCTGTAAATGTTTCCCTACCACTACGAGATTGAATGATAGTGTCAACTACTGAACCGATTTCTTCACACTTAAATACAGAACAAATTACATCTGTTAATGCTTTATACGCATAATTATTAGAATCAGGAATACGGATGTTATCATATTTCTCGCCATAATGATTTATAAAAACAACTGACATATGTTTGTATTTTTCTTGCTCAATATTATTTTCATCGAAGAAGTTTTCAAGTTCTTTTTGAATCAAATATAATTGAGAAAAAGTTTTGTCAATTGCATTTACAATATATGGGCGTTCAATATTTTTGGGATATAACTGCAATGTGTGATAAATAGAAAAAGGAGTTATAATTGGAATTGACAAACAAATAATTCCTTTTTTTAATAATTTTATATCAATGTTAGCAACTTCTTTTTCATTTTTTTCAATGTTCTTCAGCATTACTTTATTGCTAATTGTAAGTGCAGCTAATTTTTTTAGTTCAATATATTGCTTTTCAGTATTAAGCAAAGCTTCTATAAGTTTATCTTCGTAAAGATTAGTATCGTTTTCAATAATGCCGTCTTTAGATTGCGAAGTTTGATACATTGCTCTATCAAGACCTTTATTGATTGTTATAAGTTTACGAGATATTTTTTCGTTGTTCATATTACCCATTGGTATTTATTTTCATCCTTTCCCCTTTCGAATTATAAAAAAGTGTTTCGGCATTACCGTTATCGAGTTTATTGATCACCGAATATGCAATAACTTTAATACAATCCGGAAGGCATATTTCATTTAATTTATCAATTGAATCAAGTATTATTATCGAATCAATTGGATGCTTTTGAGTTATTGGAATATCAAAATTAGTTTCAATATTTATACAGTCATTTTCAAAACTGTTATTAGAAATTTGAAAAATATGCATTGTTTTTGCAGATTTAGAATTGTACAAAAAAGCTTTACATGGAAATTTACAATCAGTATTTATTTCATCATATATTGAAGAAAGTTCGCAATAAAGCCAAGCAATTTTATAAATATTCATATACAAATTAAAATAATTTTCCTCTAACATATGTTTTTGATTTACTGCAAATGTTTTCGTATCAGTAAAAAAAATTCTTCCGGACTTTTCAGTGATTGTTAAAATGTTAGATAATCTATCACCTTCAATACCTTTGTTAGCAAAATATTTTTTTATCTGCGGCATAGAAACAACTTTCATTGAATTAACCAATTTAATCAAATCTAACACATCATTGTGCTTATATATATTGATCATAATATTCTCCTTTACATTATCTTTGTGTAAAAAAATTAAAAGGCACAGAGAAATCATTTGTCATTCCCTGTGCCTTAAATTAAATACTTAAAGTTAAAAAATAATTACAATCAATCTTCTTTTGTTGAATTTTTCTTCCTTTTTGAATAAACTATTAAAGAAGCACCAAGAGAAACAGCAAGTACGATTATTGTTCCATATACAATTGCAATATTCGTACCGGTTTTAGGAATACCAACATCTTTAAGCTTATTGAAGAAATTAACGGTAGTAGTTTTACCTTCGATAATGGTAACTGTTTGAGATTTAGGAGTAATATACTTTTTAGAAAGTTTGTTTTGAACTTCCGAAATTGTATAAGTACCTGTACGAAGTGAAGGAATAACTATTTCACCGTCAGCATTTGTAGTAGCTGTAATTTCAACAGGAGTACCTGAATCAGATACACCTTTGATTAAGAAATCAAAGCCTTCTACTGTGCCGTCAGAAGATTTTTTAATAACTTTAAGCGTTCCGGTAAGTGCATTATTTATAAAACATTCGCCGTTGTTTTGAATGTTGTACACTGCTTGATCCTCACAAATAAATACCGGATAATAAGTATTGTCAAGTTCAAAACCTTTTGGTGCTTCCGTTTCTTTAACTAAATAATGACCATAAGGAATGTTTGATAATTTGTAAATACCTTGTTCGGTTTCATTAAGATTACCGTACAGGGTATCAATATTTTCATCATAGATACCGTTTTCATTTACATCATTGAAGATTGCAAAGGTTGCGCCTGAAAGCTTGTTGTCAGGATATTCCTTATCAATCTTTGTAACAATTACGGTTGCTCTGATGAGTTTGTTTGATACATTTATGTTTACTATTTGATTGTGTTCTTGTATTGATACTTCATAATTTGTAGTATCAAGTGCATGTTTTGCAGGGGCTTGAATTTCCCTTATAATAAACTTACCGTAGTCAACATATTCAAATTTGAATGTGCCGGTTGTATCAGATGTAGCTGTCATAATAGCGTTATCTGCAGTAAATTGAGTACAGTCAGAATAGAACAAACCGAATGTTGCACCTGCAAGTGCAGTACCGTCTTCGGATGTTTTATGACCGATTATTGTACCTCTTTTAAGTTCATTTACAACTTCTTTACTATCATTTAAAGCTATCTTTTGTGTGTTAAGTGAGTTATCTTTTGTATCGAATGAAAACTCATATTCAGCTTCATTAAGCGAATAATGAATATCGGTTGCCATTTCTTTTACATAGTATTTATAACCGTAAGGTAAATCTACATTAAAGGAAACTTTACCGTTTTCATCCGGTTTGGCAAGTGCAATTACGCTGTCTTTTGTGATTTGTGAACTGTCTAATGCTGTCATATCTTCTTTTGCAAAAAGACCAAATACTACATTTTTGAGTTCATTCTTACCGTCAATATTAAAGGTTTCATCCTTTTCCATTGATTTAAGAAGTGAAACTTCTGCTCTTTGTCTTTGGTTAATTACATCAAGATTTTTAACAACAATTTCTTTATCACTGTTTTCAAATTCAAGCGTTACATTAAAGAGATTTTCCCCTTCTTTATAGTTATTTGTATCAAGATAATAACCGGCAGGAGTTTTAACTTCTTTGACTGTATATTCGCCGAGGAAAAGCTTTTTGCTTTCGGCATAACCGGAATCATTAGTTGTAATTGTATCAACTACATCACCTTTCTTTGCACGAACTACACCGTCAGGAGTTACAATATCTTTTGCAGCTACAATGTCAAATACTACACCTGCAAGCTTTTGTAACTTATATATAGGTGTTTGAGTACCGTCTTCATTTTCCTTTACAGAATAAAAGACTTCGCCCTCTTTTGATATTTTAACCTGTCCTCTTGCAAGGATATTTGTTATCTCTTTGGTAATTGTTTGTTTATCTTCACTGACTGTAATTGCAACAGGTTCTTTGGAGAATACATAATCTTTTGGTGCTTTAAGTTCTACAAGCTTGTAATCACCTACCGGAATGTTTGTAAATTCAAACTTACCGTTTTTATCGGTAGTAGTTGTTACAATTGCTGTGTCCTTTGTAAATTTTGTTTCAGTTGATTTAAACAAACCAAATGTTACACCTTGAAGTTTATTACCCAAATCATCCTTTTTAAGACCGCTTAACTTACCGTATTTAAGTGAATTCTTTATCACTTTATTATCGTTAATATTGATAGTTTGTTTTTCAACATCCTGTCCTTTATACTCAAAGTCAACAGGATATTTTGTATCATCAAGAATGTAATGATTATCAGTTGCGATTTCCTTTACATAATATTTGTGACCGATTGGAAGGTCCGCATCAAAACCAAATGTACCGTCACTTGATACATTTACAGCTTGAATTAAACCGTCTTTTGGAATCTTCTTACCGTCTGATGCTACAATATCTTCACTTGCAAAAAGACCAAACACTACTGATTGAATTTCACCGTTGTCACCTATTCCATAAGTTTTGTTTACTTCAAGTTGTTTATTACCTTTACTTTCGACAGTTTGTCTATCGTTATTATAAGTTAATGAAGTATCAAATGTTTCGACATTTTGACCTTGATATGTAAACTCAACATACTGTGTGTTTGAATTAAGAATATATCCATACGGTGCTTTGATTTCAGTAATTTCATATTTACCAAGATACAAATGTTTCCAGTTTCCAAGCCATTCAGTTTTGCTTGACTGTGAATTAGCAATGCCATTTTCACCTGTTGTCATTTTGCAAACCATTTGACCTTTCTTGTAACGAACTGTACCGTCAGGTGTTACAATATCCTCACTCGCTGTGACTGCATATACTGCATTCTTTAAACCTTCAACTTGATATACCGGATAATATGTATTATCTTTTTCAATTACTGATGAGAAGACTTCACCTCTCTTTTCAATTGAAAGTGTTGGATACTGATTTGTATTTTTGATTGGAATGTTAATTGTAATAAACTCTTTATCACTTTTATCAACTTCATAATCATTATTAACTGTATCAACTTTGAATTTAGTTTTAACGACCTTATTTGCATCATATTTATATGTACCGTTATCAACGCTTACAAGCTCACCGTTTGGATTATAATATCCGTATGGTGATTGTACTTCTACAAGATAATATGTGCCGTATTTAAGCTTCTGAGGAGTGATAATATATCCTTCATCGTTAATTGTAAAAGAGTTAACAGTTATTTTCTTCGGGTATGTATATGTCATTGAAATAACATTCAAATCCTTATCAAGAATTTGGAACACAGCACCCTGTAATTCGTTATATGGAATTATTTTACCTGTTTCGCTGTCTTCTTTTACAAGTTTGATATACGCTTTATCGAGTGTATCTAACATCAAATACTTATATGAAATTACAGTATCTTCAATTGATACATCTTTGTTTTTAATAAGGTAATCATCAGAATAAAATTTATCACCGTTTAAACCTGTTTGTATGCCTTGTACTTTATCAGGTACAAAAAGCGTGCCTTCAGTGCTTTTTGTTTGGTGAATTACATAATCACCGTAAGGCAATTTTTTAGATACAGCATGACCGTCTTTATCCGTTACAAGATAATCCTTTTCATTATCTTTTGCATTATCATATGAGCCGGCAGATTTCAAATATACTTGAAATTCAGCTCCTTCTTCAGGTTGCTCAATTTGTGTTGCATCATCAGGATCATAATGCTTAATGATTTCGATTTTGCCGTATTTTTCAAGTTCGGTTTGTGAATACTTTGTATCATTTAATCGTGCAGTATATTTAGTACAATCTTCCGAAATGGTTATTTTATCAGGGTTGATAAAGTAACCGGATGAAGATGATTTTTCTTTAAGGTAATAATCTGAACCGCATACATGATACTTTGTGGTAAATTTACCTTTTGCATCTGTCGTATATGTGCCTACAAGTTCATCACCTTTATACAATTCATACACAGCACCTGCAAGTGAAGCATCACCTTGAGCAGTTGAACTGTTTGTTGTTTCATCAAGTTTTGAGAACTCAAATCTAAAATACTTCAAGTAATTGATAAAGGTTAATGTGTTTGTATTATTACCTGTAAAGTAGTTTGCAGTGTTTCTAAAATTAGCACCTGATATATCATAGGAAGTATTGCCATCCCAATCAACATAAAATGTTTGTGAAGCCGGTTGAACATACTTACTGTCTGTATTAACCTCTTGTACTGTATATACACCAATTGGCATATCGCAGAAATATGCATATCCGTCTGCACCGGTAGTAGTTGTAAATGTTAAATCTCTACCCAAAACATTTTGATTTGAGTAGCTTGTAGCAGTAAATGTTGCACCGGATAATGATTTATATGTTCCTACATTATCGTTTGATGTGTACTTATATGTATAACCGTTTTCCGATACTTCTACTGGCTCTTCTGCTAATTTATGCAATCTTAAATCGCCACGCTTATATCTATTAACTATTGTATTTTCACCTGAATAGTTAATGAGGTTATACCAATCGCAAAGATTTACGCCACCTTTTGTTGCATCATCATTATCGTTCAACCAACCGTTATGACATACTTGATTTGCATATGGATAACTTGTTTGACCATCCCATGCTACATATATCGAATCACCCTTATTTGCTACATACTGACCGGAATTATAATCGTAAGTATAATATACTTTTTGCCAATCTATAACATTACCGTTAAATGTATTGGTTTCTTTAAGTTGATAATATCCAATCGGTACATTACAAAAATACAAATCACCGGCAGTATTTGTTGTTCCTGACAATACATAATTACCGTCTGAATCATACAATGTAAATTGTGCTTGGTACGGTGTATTTGTATCCTCAATCGTCTTATGGATATAAATATCACCACGCTGCAAGGTGTTTACCCAATTGCCGCTTACATGGTTTGATGCATTGGTTGTTTGGTTAGCAACAACTGTTACTTGTACACTACCAATATTACCGTATGGTACATATCCGGCAGGAGTTACTTCTGTTACTGTGTATGTTCCGGGCAGTAACCCAATAAAATCTGTAACACCACTTTCATCAGTCCAATTTGAACTAATATAAGTTCCATTTGAATCATACAAATTAAATTGAATGCCACTCATTGATTCACCAGTTTCAGAAATCTTACTGATTTGTATTGAACCATAGTTTGTTTCACGACTAACAGTAACATTTGCATTTAATGTACTTGGGCTACCAGTAGCTATAACTTGCTGATCACCGAAATGACCAACCTGACTGTCCTTAATAGTATAATGCTTATACTCAGCAGCCATTTTAAGTGTTTTCAAACCATCAAATTTTGTTGATGTTGATACCGTAAGTTTATTACCCGAAATAGAAGTTGTAAGCCCTGCTTTATCAGTAATATCAAATTTACTTAAAACGCCATTACTATCAGTTGCAGAGCCTTTGTATGAGGTAACATTACCCTGTTCATCATATTGTGGTTCAAGTTTTATGGTACTGCCGCCGAAATTAGGCTTTTTATTTGAATATTTTGAGTAATTTGAAATTAGAGTTTCATAAACATCTTTTGTTTGTTTTTTAAAATAATCAGAAAGTTCTTTTTCTGATTTGGAAGTAACAACCTTCCAAATTGCTCTTTGAATACCGAAATATTGAGCATCAGTACCGTTCATATATCCTTTTGCTCCGGCACATGAAAGAATATTTTGTATTTTGTTTTTCTTTGATGAGCCAAGCGCATTCCAATACTTTACAGCTTCTGAATCTGTTTTAAACTTGCCTGATGAACTTGCACCATAGTTAATACAAAAGGCATCTTTTCCGTCTATTTCAAGCCTATGGTGTGCCATTCCGCTTGATGACCATACATCTTTTATTGATGAATCAGCTAATACTGACATAACAGGTGTTATACAAGTAAACACTGTTAACACTGATAACAGCAACGCAAGTATCTTTTTGCCAAATTTTCTGTTGAATTTTAATTTAGTTGCCATATAGTTCTCTCCTTTCTTTGAGACTTTTAGTTTTTAATTTTTGTTTAATTTACTTTCCGGAAAATAAAATAAAATCTTTAAATTTCATTCTAAATGAATCCTGAAAAATATCTTTTCATTACCGTTCACCACCTTTCAATTATTTAGTTTTTGTATAAAAAAAAGAACTATCAAATACGAAATTTGATAGTTCTTTAAATATAATTTATTGCAAATTAGTTATAATGATATTCATATCCAATAGCATTTTGAATTTGCTGGTCATAATAGCGATAATCCGTACCATGTGGAATATTATTATTATAAATAATTTGACTTTTATTATCAAGAATGTAAAATTCAATCATTTTTTCAGAATAAAATCTTGTTCTATAATATGGCTTTCCACTTGGTGATTTATTTGGATTAGGATCAGACTCACAATCATATTGATACCAATAACCATTAATACAAATGTAATTCCAATGATGCCCTTCAATATTTTTGTTTGCAGGACATCCACCAATATCGTAACTTTGAATACCAGCTTTATTAGCAAAGTAATTAAAACATATTGCAAATGAATTACATCCATTATGATGATATTTTGCTAATTGGTAAACACTAATTGCATCATTATGAATAGTGTCTCTGTCATAATACCAATTATAATCAATCCATTTTTGAATTTTAACAAGCTTATCAAAATCACTGTCAGTTGCTACAATACCCATTTCGCCATAAGCCTTATCCATAAGTCTGAGATAATCTTTTCTTTCAGGAGTAAGGATTGAAATGGTCTTTGACCAACCGGTATATTTTACTTTCGTTGTAAGTGAGCCTTGATTTTTCTTTGCCCTAATTCTTACATACCAAGTTTCATCACCTGCCGGATCCTTTTCATCAATTTTGAAGTTTACTGTATTTTTATTTTTTCCTACTTCAAGATAATGACCTAAATATGGATAACCTGTATCTTTATCATACACATCTGAAAAATTCTTATCAGTGCTATACTGAATCTCATAACCATAAGCTTTAGAAACTTTGCTCCAAGTAAGCTTAAAACCATATCCCTTATCAAGATAAGAAATAGATTTGATAGTAGGAACACTTGAACTGCTGCTTGAAGAACCTTTCTTTGCCTTAGTAGTCACGCTGTAATTAGCCGACCACTTTGAGTAATAGTTCTTCTTTTTAACAGTTTTGTATGTTCTTACTCTTACATAATACTTCTTTTTTGCTTTGAGCTTCTTTACAGTTTTAGAAGTTGTCTTTGCTTTGTTTACTTTCAAAGTTTTAGAAGTTTTTGAAGTAAACTTCTTTGAGGTACTGTACTGCACCTGATAACCTGTGCAAGATTTCTTCTTCCACTTAACTTTAAAGCCATTATGAATAGCCTTAATTGAAGTAATCTGTGTTGCACTTGGCTTACTTGCTGCGAATGTCGGCACACCAATGCTGACACTTGTTAGAATCATAACAATCGCCAAAACGATTGATAACATTTTAGTTTTGTTTTTCATTTATTTTCCTCCTTATAAATTCAGATTATATTCATAATCTTGACAAATATTATTTCCTGTGTTAATATACTTATAGATAAAGGACTTGTCGGATAGACGGTTAGTCCATGTGTTTTATTTTTAAAAATAATCGCTCATTCAGACTGGGCGGTTATTTTTTTATTATGAGAATTAGAGTAATAATAAGTATTAATGTTGTTATCACTGAATATTCCATAATATCATCCTCCCTTCATATTTATTTAAGGGAGGAATTTTATTATCCTCCCAAATTTTGTAATTGAGAGGACTAACCGCCTACCGTATTCGATAGTTTCCTTTATCTACTTTTATTATACCATATAGGTACTCAAATTTCAACTAAAACCGTAGTAAAATCAAGGCTTTTCAGCCTTTTTTTATGTTCGGTTTTTCTTCTAAAAAATCTCATTTTTCAGAGAAACTATATTTTTTAAAAACTATCAATATTCAATTTTCAAGGTTCAATGATGTTTTAAATTAACATCATAAAATCCTAAAAGCTTTTAGGACTTTATGATACTAATTTTGTCTTTCGCTTTTAGTATCATGCAATTCATGCAGTTCTAAAACCATTCCGGTCATTCGTTCCACATCCTTTTGCGCTTTTAGTATCATGTAATTTCAGATAGTTCTAAAACTTCAAATTACAAAGTTAAACATTGTTAAATAGCTCTATCTCATGCTCTGGCATAGTTGCAAGCGGACTAACTATTTAACCTTTGTTAATTCATTACTATCCAACATAAATGTTTAGCAATAGCTTCTGGTAGCTAATTCTACCTAAAAGGCTTATTAACCTTTTCATGATATATATAGTAATATTTTTAAAAATCTGAAAATTTATTTTATCATTTTTGAAAAGTTAATATATTTTTCACAAATTGGAAAAATATAACTGTAGACAAATCAAAACAATTAGTGTAGAATAACACTTGTTCACTTAACACATTGGTTATTCGTAAAGAAACTTTTAAAACAACTTATATAAGCTTCTTTAATCATATATAGTAACCAAAAACAAAAAACACATAAAAAAATGTTGTATTTATCCATATAATTTCTTTTGTATAAATCAGTATAGAAAAATCCACAAACAACAGAATTTTGCATTTTTAGTAAAAATACAAAATAAAATAATACAAAAGATTCCCTCGTTGTTGATAAAAAATGTAACACAATTTAGCACCTTGTTGAATCAAGGTGCTTTTTTACTGCAAATTTCTTATAACTTAAACTCTTTATCCATCCATTTTTCACCACAATCATGGCAAAGATAACAGTAAACAGTAATATTATTGTCGATACTGCTAATAGGATGGTTTAATTCGGAAACATATGCCGAACAACAATAAGGGCAAGTAACAGCATAATGATTTTTCAAAGCTTTCTTGTAAAAGGTTTTCATAATTGCTTTTTTAACCTCACTTTTCTATTTAATCTGATATGATTTATTTGTATTTTCTCCGTTAATGCTATATAATTACATTATTATTAAGATTGGAGAATTGTAAAAATGAGAATAGCATTAGATCAAAATGGTAAATTGATAAACATCAGAGATATTAATTCTGATAATAAAGGCAATAAGTATTATTGTCCTTATTGTAAAACAGAAGTAATTGTTGCATCATTTAAAGGAATATATCCTCCATATTTCAGAGCGAAAAACGAGCATGATAAAAACAGTGATTGTAAATATATATCAGACTATTCTGAAAAATCTAACAACATAATAGATAAGCATTCGCTTGAAGATATTTTTGAGAGAGGCAATTTCAATGAAGAAGGCAATAACAGACAGAATAATACTGATAATCGCAGTCATGATGGTGATGTGAAAACTTGTAACATACATACTACAAGACAACTATACGCTTATTGTTGCGCTAATGACTACAACACAGAATATCTTAACGGATTAAAAATCAAAGATTTCTTCATCAACAAAAATACACTTGATTATAATATTATTAATAATGGTATATCAGGTTTAAAATTAGTTGAAGGTAATATTGTTATTTATAATAAAAAAACGCATGAATTCACGATAGAAATTCAATCAACAACAGATACAAATAAAATTCTAAAACTAACATTGCGTGTTTTAGATACAAAATTATTTTGGGAAATTGAAGATAAATATTTCACTAATTTTAAAAAGTATATAAAAACCAAAATAGTTATTTTTGGTAATTGGTTTTCACAAGAAGAAAATGACCATGGAAGTAAGACATATAGTATTATATCTAATACGAAAAATATAATATTTAAGTTTTAGTTTCCACTTTTCTTCCATTTTTCAAAATATTTGTCACTGTTTAAAAGAAATTTTACAATATTTTTTTCATCATATAATTTTGCTATATTTTTCTTTAAATCATTAATGATGTATGCAACATTATCCTTGCTAATTGGTACATCAATAGGACAACAAAACAGCATACTATCCATATATAAATATCCACTACCAATTATTGCCGGTATATCACTGCGTTTTGGGAAGTAATCAGATGCACAAAAATAATATCCATCATTTGATTTCCAAACAACATATAAATCATTTGTATTTTCCAATACTTCCGTTTTATAACCCAAGTCATTTAAAGTGTTTACTAAATCATTAACTATTTTTTTAGGAATTTTCTCAGGCTTCATTACTTATCTCCTTTCAATTATTGTTCGTATCCTAATTCTGTCAAAATATCAACCAATTTATCTACAATACTCTTAGGGAGTTTTCTTTCTTTCAAATGTAATCTTTCTGACATATATAATCGCCTCAATATTTTTTAGTTTGTGAAAAATATTATTTTTCGTTCTGACAGTATATAGTAATTTTTTACTAAAAATACATTTTTTCAATGTGCTTTTTGTTTATAATTTAATTTTAATACCGTTTTTTTGCTTAAACAACAAGTAAATATTGGAAAATATGGTAATTATTACCAATTATGAGCTACAAAGACTGCCAAATAGAAAAAATAAAACACCACAGAGTAAATCTGTGGTGTTTCTATATATATGATTATATTATTATATTTTAGTATTTGAAATATAATAATCAGTTTATTTCTATTTTTTCTTTCAATACTATTTTATTCTCATTATACATTATGATATTTTTTGCATATAAAATTTCTAGCATTTCATTGATTGTATTATCTGTTAAACTATTTTCAAATTCTCTGACTTTTTTACAAAATTCGTTTTTATCAACGCCTTTGTATGGAGAAGGAAATTTCATAAAAGCATTAAATAGAGGTATAAATGAATTATCCAATTCATCAACTGATAGACAGTATATATTTATTGCTGATATAATAATTGCAGATAGCAAATCAAAAATATTATCAAGCCCATTATTTACGGTGGAAAAAATACTCACAATTTCAGAAATAAGAATAGGTAAACTAACATATGATTTTTCAATAATATTACTTATTTTAATTCTGCGCTAAATTACGCCTGTTCCCTGTCAAGAATTATATAGTATTTTGGAGTTTACATAGCTGAAAAATCACTAAATAAATAGTCATTGATATTTACAATTAACAAAGCTTTTTACAAATCATTGAAAATTTTGTTGAAATGTGATAAAATACAAAAAAATACTTTGTATATTAGAGAGGAAAAATAGCATGGTTATCAAAGACATTCACAATTTATATGAATATGCTTTTTGCAGTACAGAAGAAGGCTATAATAAAATGTTAAGTTATCTTACTAATATTGCAGAAGAGGAAAAATGGAGTTTTGACGAAACAAAGCCATATCATATTCTAAAAAAATATTTATCTGACACATTTTCTCAATGCAGTAAGCAAAAGAAAGTTCTTATTTCTGACGACGGAGAATATTCTTGTTTTAATACAGGATTATTGACCCCTAACGGAGATGATATTATTGCAATCTTTGAGAAAAACACTCGTGATGGGGCACAACCTTGGATATTACGGAAATTCAAAGAAAAGAGTAGCCGAGACTTCTTGAATGTATTTGCAGAAGTGCCAAAATTAGCTACATATACTGAGTCATTTCAAGATTTGTATTTCAATCCTGATTATAACATTGTTGTCAATACAGACCACATTCTCGATGATAACTGGGATAGAATTGAATCGGTATTAAAATATCCTAGCAAAAATATTGTTAAGCTTCTTTTGACCGGAGTTGTAGAAGAAGCAAAAAAGAAAACAAAGCGAAATCTTAGACTTGTTGTGCCACAATTTTATAAAAATCAAATTATGTACTTAGTTCCTATTACTATACCGGATATAAATGGAAATAATGTAACTATGGCACTTGCAGTTGAAAGAACAGAGACAAGCCAATACAGGGCAAACACCATTTTTACAAAAGAAATGGCATATGAAAAAGCACGAGTATTGATGAAACCCGAGTCGAATTGGTTAGTAGATTAGATATATATAATTATATAAAATTAAAGAGCAGAAAAGGTAATACCCTCTTCTGCTCTTTAATTCGTTTGTAAAAAAAATAGTGTTCAAAAAATAGTGTTCAAAAAATAGTTTGTAAAAAAATAGTTTGTAAAAAAAAATAGTTTGTAAAAAAATAGTGTTAAAAAATAGTGTTAAAAAATAGTGTTCAAAATATCGTTTGTATAGTTTAGTATATACAATATTTTTTTAAAAGTCAATATTATTTTTATATTTTTACAATTCAGTTTTTTTCAAAATTTTTTGCTTGCAAAAAAACGCAAAGGCTCTTTCTGAAAATCATAGTGTATCTATATATGATTATATTATTATATTTTATAATATACTAACCGTTTTTATACTTATTATTTATAATACAATATATATCTGACAAATTTTTTTCAATTTCAATGCGAGGAACTTCTGAATTTTTAAAAATTTCACTTTCGTACAAAACAATATAATCTTCTAATTTTTGTATTGCAATTTTAGCATCTGTGTAAAATTCATTATCAATATATTTATAAAAACTCAAAGCCTTAAGCAATTCAACTAATACTTTTTGTAATGGATAACTGCCTTGAAAATAGTTGTTTTTGTATATTATATCACGCTTAGCTTCAGGTATTTTTTTAGTCAAAAATTCAACATATATATCTTCTAAATGTTGTGATTCCAATGAAATATTGTTAACTTGTCTGTTCATCAAGAAATTAAGATATGGTGTAATTATTGATATAAATAAAGCAAGACAAGAAATAACTGTACTATCCTTCATTTTTTACTCCAAACTGTCATTTATTAACTCGTTAATATCTTTAATTGAAGATTGAATAGATATATGATTTGCCAAAGCAGAAAAGCCATAATTTTTAATATAAGAATCAAAGAAGCCTTGGATGAAAGATGATGCAATTCTGTCAATTCGTTCAGGTATAATAATAATGTAATTATCATCTGGTTTTTTTGATATTATATGTGAAACTTGATTGGCATAAGTTTGTTTTCCAAAATTATTTCCTGCAAGCTTTGTTAAATCTTTTTTGAAATCTAATTTAATTGTATTCATAAAATTTATCCTCCGTTAGTTCATTAGTTATTTTTATTAAAATAATTGGAAAATATCATTCCGATTTTTTTACTACAAAATTCAAATTATATGCAGTTCCGGGAAAATAAAACGGTATTTTAGTGAAAACTTCGGAATCGGGTTTACAATCAAAAAAGTTGTTTTGATTATTAAAGCCAATCCAACCATCAGAATTATAATTTAGATAGTCTTTTTTAAACCATAAAACACTATTTCCTGAGTACATATAACAATTATAAGAATCAGTATTTCCATTTTCTTGTAAAGATTTCAGCAATTCCGTTAGTCCTTTTCCACCGGTTGTATTTGAATCAATTCGACCTGATATTTTATCTTGGAAAGAAGCAATCACAAAAAAGTCATCTTCGTTATAGTTATCATCAAATATATTTTGTAAATTATTACAAGCATTTTTTACAGCTTTGTATCTTTGTGGAATTTCATCAGTACTCTTATATCCTTTTATTTTATGAGTTAAATTTTCACCTAATAATTTATCTGACAAATTTACAATTACAACATTCAAAGCATAAAAATTTTCATTGGAATATTCATTTGTGATGGAATCCATTTTTTTGAATGTACTTGGGGTAATATCAATATCAATCAAACAATCCGAATTAGAATGTTCAATTACATTGTCAACCAATTCAGAAATTACACTTGGAATAGTATCAGTGTACTCTTTAGATACTTCTTGAATTTTTAAATAAGATTCTATATCTTGCATTAATAAACTTGTTACAGGATGCTCAAAAGAATCACTTTCTTTCAAAATGATTTTTCTAAAATGTTTTTTTGATAAATCAATATTATATTTTTTATTAAATAAATCATATCTCTGTTCAGTAGATTTGGTTGTGTCACATAATGCATTTAGTGGAGATAAATTTAAACCTTGCGTATGAATTTCTGCTTTTTGGCTAAGCGTTAGCATAATATTAGAACATTTCATATCATTTATATAATAATACAAAATACATTCTAATATTACAAAAGTAAGTTTATCAGAAAAAATAGTTTTTCTAAAGTCTATTATAATTGGATAATTTCTCAATATTTTTTTTGATACATATGATAAAAAATTCAATAAATCAATCAAATCGACAATTCCGAATTCGGATTTAGTGTACCGATATTCAAAAAATTTAAGTCCTTTATTCGTTGTTTTAAACTTAATTTTTTTCTTTTTCATATTAAAGTTAGAGTTATATTTGATTAACAATTCATTATCTATCATATCATTTACAATATTCTTTTCTTTAAAATAACCGTCAAGAATTCTCCTTATTTCAATAACGAGCATTTCATAATTGACATTGAATCTTATTCATAATAGACAAACACTTTATATCTAATATTTTAAATAAAATTTACCAATAGTCAATGGATGCTCTGTTTTAGTACAAATAATCGGTCTATTGTCAGTGAACTACTTGGCATCGAAATACCGAGCTTCCTACTCAAGTAATTCAAATGATTACAGTATCAATAGGCTAACCATACTTAATTGTTTCAGACATAATATCATTCACTTCTATACTAATATTACTTTCCTTCTGCAATAATATTATATAGTGCATTCCAAAAAAATTCAACAAATATTTTGCATTTTAAATCTTATGGATTGCAGTTCTTACAAGGCTCGTAACCATTGTTAATCAAACTGCTTCTTTTTCCTTTGTATTGTTTTTTATTTTTCTTACTCATTTGAGATATTGAACTACAACTTGGTTTGTGGAATTTCTTTGTATTGAGATTTACAATATATGTATCTGTTATATCTTCATCAGTCGTTGTTGTGTATTCTCCTGATGCAGAATTATCACCGGTTACATAATCAATGTTCACACCGGGTTGAACATTATAGCAGAAAACATTGAACGAAATACTTTTACCTTTATCTTCAACCGAATATCCTTCCATTTGCACACCGTCAGCGAGAAGATTATCTCCCTCAAATATAGGCGTAACACGGTACATAACATGATTGTTTGTATTTTTAATATATTCAGCTACTTCGTTCTCAAAAGGCAGCATGCCTTGAATATTGAGGTATCTCGTGCCTGTAATCAGATTTTTTTCATTAGCATTCTCACCTGTAAGTTGATAACCTATCAAATGACACCTATTGTAAAGATATTTGCCGTCAATGAAATCATATTTAGCAAGATGCCAGCCTGTCGGTTTTACTGAGCCTATTTCCCCTCTTTTTTCTGTTGGCATTAAGTCTTTGCCTATGCAGGAAAAAGCCGTTGTACACCTTCCAAGGCTATCTAAATCACCGTATATCTCGAATGATGATGTAGTAATTTCGCTTTCTGTGAATTGTGGTACATTATCGTTAATTTCAACATAAGGTGAACCATTGTATTCAGGTATCGAAGAAATATCAAAAGTCTGTTCTGTTGTCGTACTACTTGTAATATTATTTTCGGTACTATTTTGACTGTTTGTAGTTGATAAAGTGTCAGATATACTTTGCTGTGTTGTATTATTAACTACATTAGCTGAACAACCAAACAAAAAAATCAATGATATAATAACAGAAATAACACTTAATGAAATTTTTTTATACATTATTTATCTTTCCCATTACATCATCATTGATTATATTAGAAACAAAAAATGCAACTTGAAACAAATCAGCAAAACTTCCTTCTACACTAACAACATATCCTATTTGATATTTCTTGGGTTTCATAAGTTCGGACTTTTTGCATTTACAGTTATATTCTTTAATACTCTTCGCAAAATGATTATATAAGTCATTTAGAAACGCCGTTGCAGTTGTTTCACTAAGAGTAGAAATATCATAATATAGAAAATACATATTACCTACTCCTAATGGCTTAATATGATTATGTAATTTTTCTTTGATGTTTTTCTGTTCCATAGTTTTCCTCAATCTGTTAAATCTCTATCCAATTTTACTTTTATTGATTTTGCCAAATCTTCTAAATTGTCATTTTTAGAGAAATCGTAATACATGTAATTATCCAAGTTTTGCATAATGTCATTTGGATGCACATCATCCAATTTGATTACAAAAAACGATTTATTTTGTTTTATTTTATTGTCGATAATATGCTGTATTTCTTCTTTTGCATAATTAGCATTTATTGAAGCTTTGCTTATAAACATCAAAAAGAAATCAGCTTCGTAAAAGCCATCCGAAATTGCTTTGAAGAAAGAATCACCCGGTAAGATTTCATTTTTATCAATCCAAACATCAAAATTATGTTCAACAAGATAATCAGTTATCTTATATACAATATCTTTACTGCCGTGTGGATATGATATGAAAAGTTTTGGTACATTTTTCTTTTTCTTAACAGGAGCATAGCCTTGTTCTTCTAATTTGTCACTTTCAGCAAAGAAACAGATATAATTCATGACATTAACAAAAGAGTCGTAATCCATTTCAAATGGCAATGAATAAAAATTATATCTTTTAAAATTTCTACATTCGGAAAAATAGTCATAAAATGTTTTGTTCTTTATAACATTACATTCAGAAGTAAGTTTTTTACATTGCTCATATACATCCGAAGAGTCAGTTTGAACTACAAAAGTAATTTCAAAAGCAATAGGAGCATTATTTACAAAAGCAGCCATTAAATCGAAACGACCGATTAAATTGTTGATTTTTAAAATTAAATCGTAGTATTTACTTCTTTCGAAATATGGTATAGAAAAGACTAATTCGTGACTCATTTCAATATCATTCCTTATAAAAAATACATTTCTTGTACTATAACATATTCCACAAAGGAATTCAATATTGTCATAATAATAAGAACGATTAGCAATAGAGCATATGAATTCTGCATATCTTCTTACCATAAAATCATTGTTTGAATCAGGTCCGATTTCATCAAATGAAAATGTATGTACTTTTTTATTGTCACTAATTAAATTTTCTTTTACAAATTTTCGTATATCATTAACGATTTTGTCCGGCATATTTTTTCTCCTTTTTTGAAATGTTTTCTTTTAGTTTGTTATAATCATCAACAGAAAAATGAAAGTTATCAATGCATTCCTCAATTGTCTTTCCGTGAAAATTAAGTGAATCAACAATATTTACTACCTGACCAACAAACAAATTATCCTCTTTAGAATAATGAATTTCCCCTGAATAGCCTTTATAATGAACAATCGTCAATATATTCACCTTCTTTCCATTATACAATTCTTACAAACTGATAATACAACAAAATATAATCATCTAAAATTTTCATATCATCATGGTAGTGACCAAATATCCATTTTGTAAAATGGACCGTATTTTTGATTTTTTCAAAATAATCTGTAAGAATATCTTCTTGATACAGTCCATAGCCTATAATATCTGCAATAGACTGTGGAGCACAATGAGATATTATGAAATCAACCTTATTGTTATTTTCTTTCAGATTATCTAATCCTCGTTGTATTTCTTCTTCACTTGATAATTCTCTTTCCCACCAAGATACATTTTTCACCCTAAACATTCTATTTGAATACAAATATTCGTTATATACTTTGATAAACGCTTCTCTTGAAACATAATCATTTGGGTCAATAATACCATCACTTATATCGTGAGAAGATGCACCACCAAAACAGAAAAACTTTTTGCCTTGTAGGTCAAACACATATCCTCTTTCAAGATGATATATATTTTCTCTTATCTTATGTGCCCTACCACCGTGAAAATCGACTTCAAGGAATTCACTTTCAAGACGGTCGTAATTTTCGTGGTTGCCATCCACAAAAAGAATTGTGAATGGTAATTCTGAGAGTTTATTGAGTTCTTCTGTTTCTCTACCATGTGTGTCATGCCAAATTCCAAAATCGCCACAAACAATTACATAATCGTCACGGTTCATATTTTTCTGTTCCGGAAAACAGTTTGGTTGAAATCTTCTCCAATCGCCGTGACAATCGCCTGTTACATAAATCATATCTTTTCTCCTTCAATCAAAAACCATGCTGAAAAAGCAATTACAACTATAAATATTGCAATACATAAATATAACATAATTTTCTCCTATTTATTGCCTAACCAATCAATCGGTACTTGACCGGTTGATGTAAGATATTCATTTACTTTTGGAAACGGCTTTGAGCCAAAGAAACCTCTGTAAGCTGATAATGGACTTGGATGTGCAGATTCAACAATAAAATGTTTTTTAGTATCAATCAGCTTTTTCTTATTTCTTGCATTTTTGCCCCAAAGAACAAATACAATAGGTTTTTCCTTATTGTTCAGTAGTTTAATGATACTGTCGGTAAAAGTATTCCAAATATCAGCCATTGAGTTAGGTCTACCTTCTATAACAGTTAAAGACGAGTTCAAAAGAAATACACCCTGCTCAGCCCAATCGGTCAAATCGGTATTAGTACGAAATTTACCACCGACATCATCTTGAAGTTCTTTAAAAATGTTCTTTAATGAAGGTGGCATTTTCATACCGTTATTGACTGAAAAAGCTAAACCGTTTGCCTGTCCTTCTTCGTGATATGGGTCTTGACCTAAAATTACAACTTTAACATCATCATAAGAAGTTTTCTTAAAAGCATTATAAATATCAGCACTGTTTGGATAAATAACATTTTGTAATTTCATCTTATAATAAGTATTAAAGGCTTTGGCTAATTCAATTTTTGTTTTTTCATCAAAATTATTAACCCAGTTTTGCAAATTTTTGTTTTCTAAATCGTATAACATAAATACTCCTTAATACATATTAATTTCTTGGTTGCTGATCTGCTTTATCGTTATTAGTCTACTTAATGTTTTCTGCCTAAGCTTAACCATATCTAATGTTCTGTTTATAAATAACTATCTGTAAAACCACATTCCTTTACGGTGTGTGGTAGTTCACTCAAATCTTCGGATGTTTCAAAATTTGTAGGAATTTCTCTGTAAAAAGCATCAAACAAAACATTGCTCAATTCATCTGGTTTCATTTTCAATTCTTCACAAATATTCATTTTACACCTCTTTAAAATTTACTTTTGGGAATTTTTTCATTATCAACTTTTTCTTAATGATATAATCTTTTGTCTTTTTGCCTTTATCTTCTCTTATCTCGTAAGTACCGTCATTAAACAGTGTCACAACATCAGGTTTGTAGGTCACAGCCCTCTGTTTTGAAGTGTTTCCACCTTCGACCAATACAAGTGTACCCTGCCAAAGAAAGCCGGCAATTTCACCTGCCATAAGCATTCTTTTGTGGTCCAAATAATCATCAAGTTCTTTTTGCGATTGAAAATATAATCCATCATACCAAATACATTTGCCGTTATATTTACTTTTCTTATTTTGTTTGCCAAGTATTTCTTTTTGATATTCCTCAGCAGTCATATGTTCAAATGTCATTTTTGTTCCTCTTTTGATTCACATTTTTCCGGAAGTTCTTTTTGGAATATAAATGTGACTGGGTATCGTTTAATAAGTTCTTTTATATTCTGAATAATTATGATATAACTCATTTTTGTTCCTCTTCTGTTTGAGTTTTTTTACTTTTCCAACAATATTTACTTGGGAGAGTTGAGAAATACCAATTAGCATTCCACAAATTACCCTCTGTACGAAAACGACTTTTTATATCTTCTGAAATTGCTTTTTCTAAATATCCGGGCATTTTTTCACCTGAAAGATATTTATTAAGAAATTCAATATAATCATCGGCAGACTTAATATTGTTTGCAGAAATTTCATCACTTGACAGTGGTAAACAAGCCATTTTTTTACAAAATTCTCTTTTCTCCGTTATCCAACCAATTATCAATGATAAATAGGCGTAAAAAATCATAGCACAAGCCAAGTAGGACACAGTAAAAATTAAAAAGAAGTCTTCTGTAAGCTCATGTTTGTAATTTTTAATAAGAACGACTGCCAATCCTACCAAAAAGTATACAAATAATATGATTATAGAAACTTTGTTGTCCCTAAGAAAGCTAATAAATTTTTCTTTGGTATATCGTATTTTTAGTTTTAGGTTTAACTTTCTTTTACTTTTCAAATTATAATTATTATCCATAATAAAACCTCCAATGATCAGCTGTTAATTACAGCCATCCGCATATTTCACAGTATTTTGAGTGTTTGCCAAGTAAACTACCACATTCAGAACAAAAAGCCACAGTAGCCTTTTCGAAGCTATATGTAGTAGCCATTTAGATAACATTAAAATCAAATACCGGTACGGTAAAAAAAATAATATGTTGTTTCAACTTATTGTCATTATCAATTTTAAATTCTGTAAGAATTGATTTAATTTCATCCGACTTGGTAAAATTAGTCACAGACAAAAACAGTGTTTGACCTTTGTTGAGATAGATACCGTTTGAACTTAAAACGGTGCTCTCAATATTTAATGATTTTAATTTTTCTATTAAAATTTCTTTTAAATTATTTGGTATAATAATGTAATTTGCTACTTTATTGTTATAATTTGTTTTCATAATCTTTCCCTTATATAAATGTAATCTGTTCAGGCATATCCATCAGCTCTTTAATTCTTTGATTTCCAATTTCAGCCCAACTTTTTAAATAATTTTCGCTTTTAGGATTCATACATTTTCCAAAATCAAAGCCTATCGTATTTCGTTTATTTCTGATAGCTGCCAAATTTGTTTCAGCAGATCCACAGGTAAAGTCAACAACCAAGTCACCTGTATTTGAATATGTACGAATTAAAAAATCTAAAAGACTTGCCGGTTTTTGTGTTTGGTGTATTGCCTTACTTGGATGAACTTTTTGAAATGTAAGAAAATCGTTAATATCAAATATTTGATTTTCGTAATCAAGTCCATCGGCATAAAATTCAATATCGTTGTCTTTAACATAGTAGTTAAGAATATCTGTAGGATACTTTTGGACCATTCCTGCTCGTTCCTGCCCTGTAAATTCAAATTTTGAATAATTATTATTTGTTAATTTGTCTTTGTCAGGGTTTCCTTGACTGTGAAGTTTTTTACCTGTGGTAAACTGTGGATTATAAGTAGGCTTTTCTTGATAAAATACAGCAATATTTTCGTGTTGCCTTAACGGCTGATGAGAAACATTAAGAAAGCCTGATGTTAGCACCTTGTTCCAACAATATTCGTGCCGCCATTCATCAATATTACTTGCACAAAGCTTAATATAAAATTTTCCTTGACCAAAAAGCAAAATTGCTGTATTTGGTTTTCTCACATAATTTATTGCATCCCACATTTTATCAAATGGGATAGGTATATCGTACTTATTTCGAGTAACACCATATGGTAAATCTGCAATAATCAAATCAACTGAGTGTGGTTCAAGAAGATGTAGTCCTTCTGTGGCTTCAATATCGTAAATTTTGTTTAATTCTAACATTTTTATACCTCCCACTGTTTTACAAAGATATATAGTAATCAAAATAAAAAACTACACAAAAAAATGAGAAACCTAAAAAGATTTCTCATTTTGATAGTATTATCTATAATCATAAACATTAGCAGTATCAGTAATCTTTAGCTTTGTAATTGTCATATTTGACTCGTCAACAACAGCTATTTCATTTCCAAAAATTACATTTCCAACACAATATCCTTGACTCTTTTTATCATTTAATTCAGACTTCCAAGACTGAATTTCTTTTGATAATTCATCTTTTGTGAATATGTTATATTTATTTTCATTTGAATCATACACATATATGTCGGTATTACCGTAAATATTAAATTTTGTTTCAATCGGGCGTTCTGCTGTACCAACATTAAATATAAACGCATGTTCAGTAGTATAAATTTTAGTATTATTAACATTTATTTCATCAGGTGCATAATAATTGTTATGACCTTGTGCAACAATTCCATTGTAACTTGAATTTTCACTTGATTTTGAATTACCAATAATACAATTATTAAAATTCACAATGTATTCGTCAACATCTTTCCTTGAACCCACATAAAGACCGTAATCTACATCCTTAACAGTATACTTATCTCGATTTGCAATTTTAAAAGTTACATTTGATATATCTGCACGCCCACAAATATAACCGGTATGGTCTGTTGAAGTATAAACACCGCCTTCAACAATTGAAATTTCAGAAGAACTTGGAGTATCCAACGCCCACTGTTTTCCATAGACAGTGTTATTTGTTGAAATAAGTTTACCTGAAACTGCGCTTATTCCTGCACCTAAATTAGCATTCAACACATCAGAATAAATATCACAATTACTTATTTCGTTAAGAATACTTGCGTGAGATCTTATGCCAAACGAATTTTTAGAATCCGTATAAGACTTTATTTTTGAATCAGTTATAGAAAATGTTTCACCACCTGATATATTTACACCATAAGATGTGTTTCCACTTGTGTAACAATCAATGTTTACATTACTCATATTAACATTATTACTGTATGAAGCAAAACCATCAGCAGAGCCATTCTTTGAATGAGAAATTATATTTGTATTCAAAATTTCAGCAGCGTAAGTACCTGAAGGACAATACGCACCTGCAACACCTGCTTTATCTGAATATATTGAAATATCAGAATTGTTTAATTTTAAATTATGCTTAGTCTGAATTCCTCTAATCACATTAGCTACTTTAGGTAAATTTGCATCAAGCGAACAATTTATGAGTTCACATTTTGAGTTTTCACTATTTGAATTTTTGTCTGGATTATTAGTAACGACACCGGCAACTGCTTTGGTACTTGTATCGCCATATTGTTTGATTTTTAAATTTATTGCAGTTAGATTTTTTGAAGTTGTTTGAATTGAAGAGTGAATTTCACTAAAATTTTCATTCAGTTCTATATCAAAAACAACATTGCTTACATCTAACGAAGTTTCAGGATTTGTAGATTTTGAATAAACAACATTTTTTGAATTTACAGATTTTATACTACCGTTATACAGATGAAAATTATCATTGTATGTAATAAATTTACCTGTTTTAAAATTTAAGGTATTATTATGCAAATCCAATGAAGTATCATTATTCATCAATAAATCACCTGTACTCGTAGTATCTTTCATCAGAGTAATATATGATTTATTATCAGACAAAAAAAGACTTGCTTCTGCATTGTTTACATCACTAACTGATATATCCGCATTTTGAGTCGTCAAATTGTTAGCATCGTTTACTGCTTTATCAATTGAAGAATAATACTTTTCACCACTTGATAAACTAATATTAGTTTTTAATGAACCGTGCCAAGAACCAGCTGTAATATCTTTTGTAGTTATAGTGTATTCTTGACTTAACTCTTTTTCAGCACGAAGACCATCTGCATATGAGAATTCTGTTTTTGCAACTTCATTATTTTTTCCAACAATTGAACATTCAATATCATCTTTGCCGGATTGAGATAAGAATAACGAATTATCTGGAACTACTTTAACAATTTCGTTTGATGCAATATTACCTTTAATACTGTATTTTACATCACCTGAATAATTACCGTTGTCATCAGGTTGACCATTGAGTATTGCAACTACTGGTGCTGTTACAGAAAATGTAGAAGCTTGCGATACATAAACATCAGTGGTAGAAGAACTATCACTTGTATACTGAGCATATTTTGATTGTTCTTTTTGATTTTTATCTTCACCATGTTTTATCGTACTTGTAACATCTTCTACAACCGAGCCTGTTGAATTCATATATTCTGTTGCAGCCATTGCAGGAGTTGATATTGATAGTGTTGTAATTATCATCATACAGATAGCAGTTAATTTTATAAATTTGTTTTTTAACATATTTTTTCCTTTCATCAAGCAGGTATAGTTTCACCCATATAAATTCCATCAACGAATCGTTTATCATCTTTTAAAAGCTTAAGTTTTTTAGGGTCAGTAGTAATCAACTTTTCTTCTATATCACTCGCCACAAAAGAAAGAGTAAAAGTATTTGAATTTGATGAAACGAGCATATTGCCCCTCTCAAATGACTCAATATCTTTTCTTTCTTTATTTGACAAATTTAAAACATCTTGAACTGTTTCCGCTTCTTCGGGTTCAAGATTAAGAACAATTTTAGTTTTAGAGTTAGAAATTATAGCTTTACCATATTCGCCACCATTAAGAGCAAAGAAGTCCTTAATGTCCTGTGATGCCGCTATTGCAGAACCGCCGTAACCACGAATAATCTTAAAGATTTCAAGAACAAAGTTAGCTGCAAGTTCGCTATTTTTTATTAACATCCAAGTTTCGTCAACTGCAATAACTTTCTTTTCCGTTATGTCTTGTTTTGCTTTATCCCATACATAATCAAGAGCAAGGAACATGCCAACCGGAATGAGTTCTTTGGATAATGCAGAAATATCAAGCACAGTAAATGGACTGTCAAGATCAACATTAGTTTGACCGTTAAATGATGAAGCTGTACCGTTAACAAATCTGTTGATTATGTTAGCCATTCTAACAGTTTTTTCATCTTCTAATAAGATTTCGTGTAAATCAGCAAGTATCGGCATAGGCTTATAAACTGCTTGTTGATATTCTTCGCCATAACTATTAAGACGAGTTTCATAATGATCAACTAACGAATCATTATCCTTAGTAATTCCGAATTTTTCGTATGTGCGAAGAATGGCACTATCGAGTAACTCCTTTTCTTCATAGCTCATATCAGGAATAATCAATTTAAAAAATGTAAGTAAACTGTCTGCTTTTTTACTTAGGATTATTTCTTCTTCATCTTCGGATACAAGACCTAAATCAAGTTTCACCTGCATATTTTCAGGTCGTATTTCCATAATGTTAATACAGTTTGATGAACCGGAAGAAATTTTAATAACTTGACCGCCAACAGACTTACAAATACGATAATACTCATGACCTTTTAGGGGTGCAATTAAAAAGGTTCTTATACTTTGCATAGCCATTCTTTTAAGAGTAACACCCAATGTATATGTTTTACCTGCACCGGTAGTACCAATAATAGCCATATTAGCATTTTTATATTTATCTGTGTTAAACAAGTCAAGAACTACAAGAGAGTTATTATCTTTGTTAATACCCATTACTACACCGTCATCATCCGAAACCTCATATGAAGTTGGAGGATAAAAGCCAGCTAAATCAGAAGAAGTAATATTTCTGTATGTTTTAGAATATAAATTTTTATCAAGTTGATTTATAGGAAGATAAGATTTAAGTGCATTTTCAACCATATATTTACATTCCATAAGTTGAACATCTGTGGCATCCATCATTTCTTTTACAGCAGCATATTTCGAATACATATCATCAAAACTATCACCGGATATTGTTATCATTGTGTTAATTTCAAAAAGTAAATCGCCGGAACTTAATTTTGATTTGATATAATCTGTTGCTCCCAGCGCATTTGATACTTCCTCATAGTTCGCACCGCTTTGATCCATATGTTTAATTCGAGCTTTGTTAAGTCTTGCCCTTTGTCTAATTTTGCCGCGAATTTTATTTGTGTTTTCTTTTTTAATAAATAAGTCAACATCAATACCTTCGCCGGAATTTATCAAACCAGAAAGCCATGCAGGTGCAACATACGGTGGATATGAATCTGATGGTATGAATAAAAAAGTATAATACTCGCCGTCAATAATGCAATAATTACTAAACATTTTTATTTCTTCTGGTGCTATTAAATTAGCATAAGGAATTTGCATTTGTTCAATTTTTTCTTCGTCATAGTTATAATACTCTTGTGCTTTGTCAACTAATGCATTCCAATTTTTATATAAAGTTCGTTTGGTTTTACTTTTATTAAGCACTGAATAACATAATTCAAGCATAAACAAATCTTCATCTTTGTGTGTAATAACGGTGTTACCACAAGCATAGAGATACTGCCTTATTGTAGATTTTGCAGAATTAAGATAAAATAAAATATCTTCTTCGTTTTTAGCATTATATGTATCGGTTGGAACATATTCGAGAATAAAATAAAATCTTCGCTCAACGCCTTGCCGAGAACCAAGAGTATTGATCAAATTTAATTCATCATTATGTAAGCCTTCCGTTGCAGGTGTATGCACTCTATAAGATTCAAACTTTTCATCAGAATTTTCAATAAGCTTTCTTATATCGGTTTTCTTTGAAATAGTTTTTATCTGAATTTTTACTGGCGCAATTTTGAGATATTTTTCAAAATTATTAATAATTGATTCCATTTCCGAACCTGTTTTAAACTTAAAATTTATTGGTAACACTTCAACAGCAGTCAAATACCTGTTGTCGTTAGTTACAAGAATACCTGAAAAGCATCGCTTTACATTGATAAGTTCGTCAATATATGACGCTTGTTTTTCTTTTGAATTCATATATAAATTACCTCCTTTCAAAAAAATCAAGTGCAGATAACTATAAAATCATCTGCACTTTAAGTTTTTAATTAAAAATAGTTGTTAAAATACTGACAACTACCATTAGTGCAAGCGCAACAATACCAAAAATTGCACGAGGATTTTTTATATTTTCTTTAAATCGTTCCATTATAGATTTACCGTCATCAGAAACAGAACGCTTTTCTTCTTCATTACGCATTGTTTTTCCTCCCTTCAAATAGAATAAGACAATATTTGTCTTTCATAGTTTATATAGTAATAATTCATTTTTTTTGAAAAATATTTTTTTTGACATATACTTTTGGTTTCATCTTGAATTTTACGATGTTAATTAAAAACTCGCTTAGTGAACATTTGTTAATACCTATTAGTGCCAAAACCCCTAACGGACCACCAACTAAAATACCCGTTATCAACTTTGCTTTTAATGAAATATCTATTTTCCACAAAATAGAAACAACAATGCCAACCAAAAATACAGCTTCGGCAATATTACGGTAATTTAATCCGTTAGTAGTTACGGATTTTTCCTCAAAATTTTTTGGAATCATATATACTAACTTTTTTTCATCATCTTTTCTCGCCATAAACATTTCTCCCTTCAATAATTTTAGTCTGCAAGATAATTGAGAGGATTAACTCTATTACCATTTAATCTTACTTCAAAGTGACAATGCGGACCGGTAGAGTTACCTGTTGAGCCACTGTATGCAATTATTTGACCTTTTTTTACATGATCGCCTTGCTTAACAATGATTTTGCTATTATGTGCATATAATGTTGCTAAACCACCGCTATGAGTAATCAATAGATAATGACCATAGCTATAATTAAGGTCTTTCCGAATTGCAACAGTTCCATCTTCAGCAGCTTTAACAGGAGTACGCGGTGGAACAGGAAAATCTATACCGCCGTGGTATCTTCCTGACGAATAATTAGGAAATCCTGCTGAAATTGTTCTGCTTGAAGTTGGATAACCGAGTTTACCTGTACCTGATGTCGATGTATCAATAAGCTTTGAAGCTGACAAATCATTATTGTCAATCCAAGCCCAAGCATCTGCTCCATATGTATTGCAAAAATCTTCAATAGTGTCAGTGTATACATTTGCTTTTTTATCTGAACCTTTTTCAGTATTGTGCATAACTTTACCGTCACCGATATAAATGCCGATATGACCGTATTCACCTGCTTTAGCTGATTTTTTTGCAATAACAACAGCACCAACAGGAATATTGTTTTTATTTTTGTTAATTTTCGTAGTATTAAGTTGTGTATAAGCATCATTCGCACTTGTATATCTTTTACAGCTTTTACTTAATGCATGGTCATAAACATTTTGTACCCACGCCAAGCATTGACTTTTTCCGGCACAAGGTTCTTTCTTTGCTTGTTCAACAATAGCATTTTGTTCAACACTTAACGATGAATTATCTACTTCTTCAAGTATTTCAAAGCTATTTTCAATAAGTTTTTTCAATTTTCCATTGAAACTACTTCCTTTTTTTGTTTTTTTACCTTTTATGTTTGTTGTTTTGGAACCGGTTTGTTTTTCTGTTTCAATTTTAAATCCAAATTTTGGTAAACTTTTAGCTTTTTTAAAAATATTAGTTGAATTATTATGCTTATCCGATATACCAAAAACTTCTGTAAGAATAGACGGAATAGGCTCAAAGGATGCATATAGCTTATCAGTTGAGCCTTTTTCTCTGCCTTCAAAAAGTCCTTTTGCAAGTTCTCGATACGCTTCAACTTTTTTCTTTTGTTCATCATCAAGATTAAACAATTCAGCAATATCTTGATTTGAAGCAATTTTTAAATCTATATTCACAGTTCTTACCGGAACTTTTGCTTCGACAATTTTTTCGTTTCCTTCAGAATCAACAATTTTTACATCCCTAATGATATATTCATTTGTATATGTATAATTTGCTCGAAGGAGTTGGGCTTTGTTTTTTTTGATGTATTTTTTTAAGCCCTTAACATCAAAATTTTTCCATCTTACATCTTTATCATCGGATTCAACATATTCTTCTCCATCAGCATCTTTTGTATCATTTTCATCATTTAGATTATTACTTTGATGCCATACTGAATAAGCACACATAAAATATATTGAATCAAGCTTATCTCCGGAAGTGTTAGTTCTATAATAATTTTGTAACCGAGCCATTGTGTAACAAGCACCATCGTTATTTTGATATAGATACCAAGCAAGCAAATCTTTTTGACCGTTTTTATCGTCGTTGCAAATTTGAAAAGTATCTTTGTTTTCATTTTTCCAAAAAGAAGTCACTTTACCTTGGTACCCAGTAATATATTTTTTGTTAATTTCTTTAATTATTTCTTTTGATACTTCTTTTTCAATATCCGAAAAAGCATCAATTATTGTTTGATTAGCTTTATTTACATTCCATTCAGTAAATTCTTTATCAACATAATCTCCAATACCTGCAATCATCAGCCCGGGCAGAGATGCAAAAGAAGAAAGAAAAATAACAACAGCTAAAATAACAGAGACAATTGAAATAAATGTTATATTCACAACAGTATTTGTAGAATTCGTTTTTTCCTCTTCAAAATATCTTTCTTTAGCTATTTTAAACACTTCCTTTCCAATATGAACTACTTAGATACATCAAGTATTGCTTGGATTTATTTTATCAATATCTACTTTACTAAATGATTCATTATCATTAGAAGATTTTGAATTTGATTTAAACGAATTCAATTTAGAAGATGAATTACTACCTATGTCTTTATTTGATACTTCGGTTCTTGAAGGTTGAGTTTTATCGACTGAATTAGAAACATTATTTGAAGTATTAACATAATTATTTCTTGAACCCGGTCTGTTTCCTGAATGAGTTGGACTTCCTGTTTGATTACCGGAAGTAACAGCTGTCTGCTTAATGTTTTCAGAAACTTTGTCAATGCCTCTTCCCATATTGCCACCAATTTTTTCTCCAGCTTTACCTGCTATGCCAGACATTTCCACAGAACCGGTTGCAACAGAAACACCTTCACCTGTAGCTTTGCCAACTTTTGCACCAAATTGTTCAGCTTTGCCATTATTAGCACTTTGCTTATCGTTTTCAAAATTACCCTTAACTGTTTTATTAGTTTCAGCAGGATTTTTATTTTCATTAGATACTTTTCCGTCAGGTTTGCTTTCAGTATTAGCTTGTTCTGTTTTAGTTCCGTTCTTTTGGTCTGCCTTTTCGCCATTTTGTTTTTGATCAACACTTTCGGTATCAGCCACACTTCTGTTTTTTATATCATCAGCTTTTCCATTTAAGTTATCCATTTTATCTTTTGCTTGTGTTGAAGCGTTAGCAAATGGTTTAGCAACTTTTCTTGCTGCTTCTTGAACAATAGCAGCAGTTTTTTCATTACCAGTCGCTTTATAAACTGAATCGCCAATTTTTTCTGCAAAAGTATCAGCAGCAGTAGGGCTATTATTTGTATTCGCCGGCTTTACTGAATTGTTATTATTTCCACCACGATGCATAACACTATGAGTAGCAAAACCACCAATAGCACCGATAACACCAAGTCCACCGCGAACTGTATCACTCATTCCGTTAACCCCTAAAACTTGACCAACTTTAACGCTCATTTTTTTACCAACACTTAAAATTGCTGTAAGAAAGAGCATTTGGATAACATAATTTTTAGTTGTTCCTAAAAAATATGACTTAGTGTCTGACAATAATGAGCCATTCGCTGTTAATCGTTCTGCAGTTTTTCCTAACATTGTTGTTGTGTTGATTGTTTGTAATCCATTAATTATTAACTTAACAATAATTAAATTAAAAATTATACAAAGTGCTTGTTCAGCCATTAACTTAATATAGTTTTTAAACATTGGTGACAACGCTTTATGCGTATATGTTGAACATGCCAATGGAGAAACATATATAAGAAAAGTCAACTCAAACAGTCGCTCAAAATGATAAATTACAAATTTTATGGTACTAATCAAAAATGTTAAGCCAAACAAGATTATTATTACAAAATTAACAATCTGTGCTAATGTAGACGAATCTAATGACTCGATTTCTGCAATAATGTTGTTTAACCAATAATTATCATTTACCGTTTTAAAATTAGTGCTAATATCGTTGAATACAGGTATAATCAATTTATCAACAAAAACATCTATAAAAAAAGTTTTAAAGTTCATAACTAATAAAAGTGATACAACAAGTCTAAAAACTAAAACAACAGGGTTTTCAGCCGGAAGATCAACTTCACTATTAGGAAATAAAAATTGTAATATACCAAAAACAAAAAACAATAGAGTCAATGCGCATCCAACAACGACAACTGTTCCATAAACAGTTTTGTCTAATCCGGGAAAAGAAGTAATAATTCTATTGATGCTGAAACCAACGCTCTCAACAAGATCAAATAACCAACCGATTATTGCAGCAATAATATTGCAAATAATTTTGTTTAAGTTGTATATTATTTCCGAAACGATGTTAAACATAATTTTCTCCTTTCTAAAAGTAATCCCCTTACTTACCAAACGGTAAGTAAGGGGATATGTAGGATTATAAGATTATTGTTATATTAGTTTATAAAATTGTTTTGTAATAGATGAATAAATCCTTCACTTGCACTTTCTACCGTAAATTTGCCATTTGAATCAACGCCAGTAATTGTTGAACCACCGGTTTGTGTTGCTACCCAAGGAATCAACCAACCGAGACTATGGAACACAACAAATGCAATCACTATTTTCCAAAGCCAACTATATGATTTATCAGCAGTCTTATCGGTTCTGCCAAATAACAAAGTAAGTAAGCAGAATGCTAAAGCTACGATTGCAGCAACATCAAAAACGCTTTTTATATCATCGTAAGTTGTCTTAAAGAAATTAGCCATTTTTGAACCCAGAGTGGAAGCATAAACTGTCATAACAAAAACACTTGCAGTTGCAATAGCAGTACCGGTAGCAGTAACTAAAGTTGAAATTTTATCAGAAACATCTATTTTCATTGCTTCTCTCTTCTCCAATGGAGAATGTAATTTAGTCATGAATACCTCCTCCTTTCCTAAAAAATAAAAAAAGAGCCATAAAGCTTAATAAATAAGCTCTATGACTCAAAATGTGTGTAAAATATGTATTTTATTAAATTTTAAATTTTTACACAAAAAGGTAAATAAAAAAGCCATTCAATCAATAAAGACGAATGACATCTACAACAATAGAATTTCAGTTTTTAATATAGTTATCATTATCAGTTTAGCAAATATCAGTTAAAAAAAGGCATAACAAATAAAGCTATAAAAAATGATAACTTAATGTTGAAATAAAACAACATTGTAACCAAAAGGTTAATAATAACTAAAAAATGTCTTTAAATTAAGACGAAATAATAAACTTTCAAAAGTAAAAAAATCACAATTAAAAGTTTATAAAAAAATAACAATAATCTCTAATAGAACAAGTGATAAACACTTTCCCCCTGTCCTACAATTAGATTTTAACTCAAGTACAATAGTAAGTCAATACCCAAAAATCAAAAATATCAAATAAATATTATTACTGTTAAATATGTGTAGTTAATATAGACAAATATATTCCCTGTTATTGTTTTTAAAAGAAATGTAATAATAGAATACTAATATAATAATTATAAATTTTAATAAGCGTATTGAATATTTAAGATATACTTTACAAAAATAAGTCCACTTATAATAATTAAATGTCAGGTATTACCATTTTGTTAAAGTCCAGTAAAAAATTCAAAGAAAAAATAAGAAAACAGCAAAAAAAGGCTGCAAATTCAACCGTTCAGAGTTATATTTGTAGCCTTTTTTATATATAAAATTGTTTTTTGACAGCACAAAAAAGCCTCTTTTCAGAAGCTTTTTTCATATATTCACTTTTATAATTTTATGTAACAGCTTTTTCAAATAAGTCGCAGCTATTATCTGATAAAATAATTGGCTCGTTTGAATAAAATAAGCAAACAAACGCAAATTTTCTTTTTGTGAAAGAATAAAGAATTTCGTATTCTTTTTTTAATTCTTTGATTAAATCAAGTACGCTATCTTTTATAGATTCCTTATTTATATGTTTTTCTTCAATTGTATCTAAATATGAAAGAATTATTGTTGTTCCTCTTTTAGCAACATATGCATAAGATACTATATTCAAGCGTTTAAGAGCTTTTAGGTATCTTTGAATAGTTTTTACATTAACATTAAAAAGATTTGCTAAATCGTCTTGATGGCAATATAAAGACAGTAAAGCATCATTATATTTAATTGTAGTTGGTTTCCAAAGAGTTATGTGTTTATTTCTAAGCTTATTAGGAATGTATTCATAAAAATTTTTATCATTATACGCTGTATTTATTCTTAAATAAATATAGAAATCTTGAATACCTTTTGAATAATTGTTATTAAAAAAGTATTGAAAAGATCTAACTTGTTTACAAGGATAAAACCCTCATTATTTTTAATTGACATAGCATTCTTATATGCAGTAGTATTTTCTCGTGAATATTCACCTGACGGTAAACTTTGTGATTTTATATTAAAAGAAATATAGATTATTTTGTTGTTTATAATTTGGTAATCAATGGCTTTATATTTATCTTTTAAAATTTTAAGAATGGCGTATGCTTGAACTTTTGAATTTACTCCAAATACATATTTCAAGTCATTTGTTTTTATATATGTATTTGGTTTGTTCTTCATTGATGTTTTGTTTTTTACATCAACATTAGCACAAACAGCTTTTGTGAGAAGACACAAATAAAAAAATGCATAAGACTTAAATTTACTTTTACATTTTAATTTTTTTATATATTCAATTTCACTTCTATAATATTTGATATTTTGATACGCAGGTGAAAACCTGTTATTAGTTTCATTTGTCATATATATGCTCCTTAAGTAATATACGGCAAACGAAACACAGTAAAACACAGGAGCAGTATTTTCCATATTCCGTTTGCCTAATAAGAGGTAGCTACCCTCTTATGTCGAGTTCATGCGTATTATTCAGGTAAAACATATCTTGTATAGCCTAAATAATGTTCTTGATCAGCAATAATTGTTTTATTATTGTATTTGAAATATAAAGTATAGCCGTGATTCAATGCAATTTTATGCTTTTTATTAAAAATGCCACCGGCATCGTCATTATAGATTTTTAAATAAATAACTTCATCATACTCATTTTTGTTTATAGGTTCGAATTCATAATTTTTAGCATCACCAAAGTTTTCAAAATTTACTTTTATCCCGGTACATATTGTGTTTATGCAATAATAATTTTTATTTTTTATAATTTTATAATAATAAATTATTCTAAAAACAAAAAATAAACATACAACCAAGAAAAATATTAAAATTATCACCTTTTTTAAAAGAAAAAAAGATGTAATTCCCAAGACAATAGTTGAAATAATATATAATATATTTTCATAAATTTTTGTTTTTAATAAATCCATCGTTTACCCCCTATAATATAATTCGAAAACACTATTACTTGATTCATCATAATAAGTCAAAACTATTTTAGAATTATAAGAATCTAAATATAAAAGATGTGAAAATAATGGTTCATATTCAAAATCTGATGAATTTACTTTAGAAAATGTGCCATTATTATAAGAAAATTGTGTTGGATTCAAAATCAAATAATATGTATTTTTTTCGGCGAATTCGCTTTCCTTAACATGAAAAACATTAGCAGCTTGTTCTTTGTTTAATCCACCTTTAGAATATGCGTTTGAACCGGACAATAGCGAATAAGTTCCCTTATAAATGCTTTTATCACTATTTGTACCGTAAATATAAGTAAATGTCATATCATCATTTAAAATCAATTCACTTGATGTTGAAGACCATTTGCCAAACAAAGTGTATTTAGTTATTGGTTTAACAGTTGAAGTTTCAGGTGTGGTAGTTGTAATAGTAACGGTATTCTTTGTAGTTGAAGAATTGTTACTTATACATTCAGTCGTCGAAGAAACAGGATCAATTATAGTGGTATTTAATTCTTTGTTGTTATTGTTTAAAGTAAAAATACATACCACAATGACTGCAATAGTTGCTATTATTATTAGAAAATACATAGACAATCGCTGCTTTTTTGAAAAAGTTTTATATTCCTCATTTTTTTCTTCTGCGATTTTATTATCTTCAATTAAAGCAGTAAATTTATCTTGCTTATGTTTATTGCTTTTGTTGTCAAACTCTATTTTCTTCAAAATAAAAACCTCCATTCTTGTTTATTTATATATAGTAAAAAATACAGAAAAATACGCAAAAAAAATAAGAAGACAGTAAAAACTGTCTTCTTATAAAAATGAGCAAATTTAATTTGCAATTTATATCGAACAGGAAATCAGGGAGTTTTGCACTTTGATTTTCTTCCTGTGTCGAATAGCATAATTACTATAACTAAATAATAACTCAAGTAATGTGAAAAGTCAACATTTTTTTAAAAATAAAAAAGCACCCTTGCGGATGCTTTTTTACATAAATAATTAACATTTACAATTAAGACAACCAAAATCATTTGAAACAGTAATGTTTCGTAGTTTGCAGTACCCCACTTTTGAATCATCTGTAAAAAACGAGTAGATACAATTATTACAATTTTTTGGTTTTTCTTCAATATCAATTTCATTACCAATTGCTTTAATGCAGTCAGTAATTCCCCTGTTATAATCTTTTGCTGCAGTTGTATTAGAACAATCATACAAAGTTTTCAAAAGATTTCTTATATTTTTTAATTCTTCGTTCATTTTTTTGCTCCTTCATAATTGATTACTTGAGTTACTCTGCAAGATTTCACACACCAGCCTGTTTCGCTTGAAACAAAATCAACTATACCTTCATAATTGTTTTCACAATATTGTTCAGCATAATCAAATTTAATTGGTTCAATCTCAACTTTGTCAGGCAAGTCGCATTCATCATCTTCGTCAATGTCATAATCAATGTCAACCGCTCTAAAGATAACATCTTGTTTAGGTAATTTATCAATAAATTCAGATAATTGCCTAATCATATCATCAATTTCTTTTGCATCTTTAACGAGTGTTTCTACATCGGGAACACCTGAAAGACCGCTATTTTTGGCTTCAAGAAGCATTGTAACATGTTCTTCTGCATCAAAGCATTCATAATATGAACCAAGGTCATCAATGATTTCTTGAATTTGTTCACACGGTAATTTGCTTGCATCAAAATCAATAGAAAAACTTATATCTTCGCCTGCCGGCGAACTTCCATTAAATTGAAGATAGCTTTCTTTTAAATTTGAATAGTCTGCATATTTAGATACATACCACTCCAAATCATTGTTACTCTCAATTGCATCAATCAGCTCATCAACGGTAGCAATAGGTTTGATTTCTTTATTCTTATAGTCAAGAACCTCATCCTCATCAAAAGAGCAACTTTCTTCATTGATAGAGTCAGAATCGTTTACATATTCCAATTCAGCTATACTGATTCTATCAATATGTTCTTTTGCATACTCAATTGCATCTTCCAGAGACATATCAGCCGGTACTTCGATAGAACTATTATATGTAGCCATGCAACTACAAGAAACATTTAAAGTTTTAGTTTTCATAATAAAGAATCTCCTTAATTTTGTTTTTGCCACTTTAATACAGTGTCAACTTTTATACTTTTTTCAACAAGATATGTAAGCATTTCTTTAGCAGCTTGTTTACTTTCTTCTCCCCTATCGTATCTAAAAGGGTCTAAAAGAAAATAATATAACATACCTGCATATTTGTTACTTTTTAGATTAGGTAACTTGCTTGCCCCATATCTATTATGATTACGATACTGAAGTTCAATTGCATATAACATTGAATCAACAGGTGTTTTAATACCCAATTGATTAATAAGGTCATACCAATCTTGGACCTCAGAATTAACATTGTTTCTTCTGATTTCATCAATATTGTAATCTTTCGGACAATATTTTTTCAAAATAAATACCTCCTTAAAAAGCAAAGAGCCAAATGTTATTGACAATTGACTCTTTGTTTTAATATTATTAAATTTCGATAATGTTTAAGTGTTTACCTTTTAAATTAAAATTTCTTCGGTGCTCACTTAAAGCTTTCTTTTTACTGTACCCCAAATATCTCATAGACATTCTACTTAATAAACCTTCTTGGTCATTTTCAGTAGTAATTCTATAACCGCCTTGAATTTTTGAAATGATACAATCAATCATAATTTTTTCCTTTCGTGGTTTTTTAGAACATTTTCCTTGATATACTTTTCAGCAAAATTAACAAAGTCTTGAAATCCACCAATTGAATATCCGCCGGGAATATCATAGTTTTCTTCAAGGAAAAAATCATAACTGCTTTCCGGTGTTATCTTATATTCACCGGTATTCATATCATAGCTGAAATAATCTTCGCCATTAGGACTTTTTAAATGACCGCTGTTATCGTCATATTTGCACCATATCCAACCTTCAGGAAGTGTTTTTGATTGAACTTTTCTCAATGTTATAAGAGGAACATTCTCAAAATAAGCAATCAATTCCCACAATTCATTGGTACAATATTCTGTTGTATCAACATCATTTTGTGATGTATAAACAACAGAATCAACGCCTTCATCCACATTATTCATAACAACCATAATTTCGTCAAAATCAATGCTTTTGATGAACGGTTTAAGGTGAATAATTATATAAGGCGGTTTAAGATTATCTGCTGGTACTACCTCTTTGAAATAAACATAAAAAGTATCAAGAAAATAATCATCAATTATGCTTTCAAGAAATTCACCGATTTGAATATTGTATTCAGCCATTTCAGAAAGATCGGACATCCAGTCCAACCAACCTGCTGTAATTAAACTTTCACGAGTAACATTATCAGTAAACTCACCGTTTTTATATTTTGCAATCCACTCACGAAGAGTAATTTGCTTTTTTTCTTGCATTTTCATAATGCAATCCTCCTTAATAATAAATGGTTTTTAAATTGCCCCATTTATCCGCATAAAACCAATTGTCCGGTAAATTTTTTTCTGCTATTTCCAAAATTGAAATGTTTTCACCGGCAATATTTCTACAATTCTCAATATAAGAATTTACATCGTTAGATGAAACTTCATCTGGTACACAAAACGCTGCATCTGTTTCGTGACTATCAATGTCGTTTAATAATATAATTTTCATTATTTTTTTCTCCTTAATCTTCAGCCATCTCAGGAAGGTCGGACACCCAGCCAAACCAACCTGCACGAGTAACATTATCAGTAAACTTACCGTTTTTATATTTTTGTAACATAATTTTCAATTATGTTTTCAAATTGTGCGTTTTCTGCAATATTGCAGTCATAGTTGTTCAAAAATGTATCTGCAATATTTTCAAAATCGTCAGAATTGAGATTATCATAACCCAAATCTTCACAATGCCTTTTAGCATCCTCAATTCGGTATTGTTTTTGAATACGCCTGAAAATTTCCTCGTCAGTTTCATATTCGCTGATTCCGTTTTTAATATCTTCTTTCGTGTAGACTTTAGAAGTATCCACATTGTTGTTTGATTCGCGCAAAATATCAATGTATCTGTCGCCAAAGTCTTTACCATTAAGATAGACAATATCCAAATTGCAAAGTTCATCAGCAATATCAAGTGCTTCTTCAAAATTTTCAGCTTCAACACAGATATTTCTGCTAAATGTTTCGGATATATGTACTTTAAATTTTTTCATAATTGAACCTCCTAATTAAATTATTACAAAGATAGTATCATTTTCTGTATCATACTCAAATTTGCAAGATTTAACATTGCTCCAATCAATAGGTTCATCGTAATCAGGATTAGACAAAATATCGTTCCAACTTCTATTTTCTTCCTCCTCACGAATATAAACATATTGATTTATTGCAACTTGTTTCTGTTCTGGGGTTAATTCATCCCAAGTTAAATACTTTTTCATAAAATCCTCCAAATTGAACTAATGTTTTTCAAGACTATATTTAATCTTGTTTTGTTTTAAAATGTTTACGATGATATTGATGATTTGTGTATCATCACCAATATCAATTACATCATCAGTAATGAAATCTTCCTTAACAATATATGAAGAAAGTAAATTCAAAATTGTTTCTCGTTCTTTTAAGTCAATACAAAGTAACATAATGTTCACCTTTCCTTAAATTTCATCGTTTTGCTCATTGACAATATCAATGATTTTTTCAAAATCCTTCGGTAATGGTTTCCATGTATAATTCATTAAATTAAGCTCAGTTAATGTATTACCGGTATCATTACGGACTATTTTTTTAGTGAACTTATCATCACGATAATAAAACCAATCATCCTTACAAATTAAATCCAAAAGGAATAATTTATTGTCATTGAATTTTAGGAAAATTGAATAATGTGCAAGCATTCCAAAAGGACCATACAACTTATAGTTGTTTGAATTTAAACCAAAGAACATTTCTAATAGTGCTGCAAGTTCTTCAATATGTTTGTCCGGTCTTTTGGAATTAATAATTTTTTGCATTGATTTATTGATTGGTTCATCAAAATATTTTTCCAAAGGAGTAATCCTTTTTATAAACACTCTTGTGCAAACATTTGAATCACCGTCAATGTTATTAAGGGTAACAAGTATTTTCTTTTGATAATTATCGACTTGATTTTCAAGAACAGTGGCAAGCGTATTAACTCGTACATTGTAATCTTCAATACCAAGTTCTTTACTATCGCCTGAAATAGATATTACCTGATTCTTTTTCAGTAACATGTTATTTATACCTCCAAAGTGATTTCTTGTTGTTCTTTCAGCTCTCTTAATTTGCACTGAACCTTTTCTGATGAATCATAAAAAGCTTTCATAAATGCATTTAATTCCCAAAAGTAGCCATTGCATTTGTTAGATACAGGCTTAACAACAATAGAATCAAATCCTTGATTTCCATACCATTCCACTTTAGCAGTAAAATAGATGCCTTTTAACACTATCGTGCTTTTTGCCTGTGGATAACCATAGTAATAAGAAGTACATTTTGCCTTGATTTTATATTTGCTCATAGATTTAACCTCCGTATTTTTCAAATGTGCCAACAGTTACTTCACTTTCAGCCATAAAAGGTAAAATTTCCTCATACGATACATCAGGAAGTAATTCACATAAAGCAAAAAACCTTTCATCCTTTGTATGAGTGAAGTCATCTGAAGCAATCTTTGAAATTACATTTGAAATCATATCTGCAAAAGGAGAGCATACAGCGCAAACATATTTTTGAAGTAAGTGTTTTTGTAAAGCATTTACCCGAATGCCATTTGTAAAAATATAATCATCAGGGTTTAAATAACCTGACTTATCATAAAGTTCATGTAACTTTAATTCAGATTCATCCCCATCCAAGATTTTTTCTTCACCGATAACTTTCAATCTTCTTGAATAAAAGTCTTCAATGTTTAAATCAATGATACCGTTGTTGCAAAGATTTTCGATTATTTCATAAGCCTCATCACTACTGTCGGCTTTGACAATAACATTGCGGCTGAATTCTTTCTCAATTTTCACTTTATAAAATTTTGGCATTTTATTATCCTCCTGAATTAATGAATTTCAATTTCGTAGCCAAGATTTTTAGCTTTTTCTTTTTCAATAACAATTTTCTTTTTATTAGAATGTTTATCACATTCTACTGATAAAAGTCTTATATCATTATTAAAAGTCTGTTCCCATATTGACAAGCCATCATCAAGAAGGTCATTCAATTCATTAACTAAAAGTCTTGTGCCTAATTTACTTTTGAATTTCATATTTTTTCCTCCAATATATCTTAAAAATTCACACCATACATGGTGAAATTCATTGTAATTGCTTGTTTCATCAAAAATTGTTCTAATAACATAAAAATCATTTTCTGATGAAACACCGTCTATTGTACAAAAAATATTAAATACAATATCTTGGTAACATTCATTTAACAGTTCATTGCATTTAAGAGTATCTTTCTTAACACTGTACCAATATTCAGCATCTGTAGTTGGATTGTATGTGAAATGTTTCATATCATCCGGGCAAACGATAGTTTTAATTGTACCGTATGCTTTTTTAGCATAAACAATCAAAACATCCAATTCGTTTGTTTCCTCGTTGTATGAAGGTTGAATATCAACCAAATACCGAAATAATTCATTTACATTCTTGAATTTTGGTACACTTAACTTAGCTTTTATTGATTTCTTTCCGTTTTTATAACTCATAATGAAGTTATCCTTTCTTATATGTTGATTGTTAATAAACTAAAGCATAAACGCCATTACCCTTGTTAATGTAATCCGAACTATGTTCATAAACAGTAGCACGAATACGCTCACGGTAATGAGTGTTTTTCTTTGCTTTTGGGTGTTCCTTTAACATATCGGCTATATCTGATAACTTAGCTTGACCGCCCATATACTCAATAACAGAGCGTATAAGATGATTCCAAGTTAATCCTATATAATCTTTTTCCAATATGCTGAACTCATTGTTTTTAACCCAACTAATAGGCACTATGATAGGATTATCTTTGTGATAAACTAACATATACTCAGTTACAACAGGGATAAAAGGTTTCTTGTAGGTTCTTGTGTCAGAAACACAGTTAAATTGCCCCTTAACGATAAAGGACTCAAATTCACCCATACGCATCAAATCTTTCTGCATTGAGTGAAAACCACCCCTGTCTCGTTCACGAATATCGCCTACAAGAATAGCCAAACGACCATCATTACGAAGTGCAGTAAAGAGTTTTCTTACGACAAGGTTCATCTTGTCACAAAATTCTTCATAACTATCGCAACGAGATAAATCATCCGGATGTGGTTTACCCCACATATTACCGCTGTATTTGATAATTGCATCATACGGTGGATGCCAAAAAATCAAATCTGCCGAATCTTCAACATCATCTTTAAGTGCATTCCAATTACCCTTTCCTTTATTGGGATTAGGATTAAGGTCATAAAGAACCGACTCAATACCGTATTTGTCTGCAACTGCGCCGGAAGTACCACTGCCTGACATTGGATCAAGTAATTTAAAATTACTTATATCTTTGCCATAATATCTCTTTGTATCAAGAACATATTTTAAGATAGCTTCTACAACCTTTGGTGAGCAGTTACCACGGTATTTGTTTGAGCCTTCATTTCCTCGTTCCGGGAACGCCATAAATGATGTTAATTTTTTTCCAACCCTTCTTGTTAAGTCTTCTGTACCAAGTTGAGCAGCAATTATACGCCAATTTGGTCCGAATTCTTTTTCAAGAAGCTGTTGTGCTTTTTGAATTTCAGTCATAGTTACCTCCAAATTGTTTTCACAAACACAAACGATATGTAATTTGATAAATTGAGTTTTGGGTTTCAAACATTACATAAAAATGTGCTTTATCGTTTCGTATAATATCAACAACCTTTGAGGTTTTAACAACCTGACAAGTTTGGGAGTTACAAAATATGACGCATTGACCGACAACCGGTTCATGAATGTATGATGCTTCAACAATAACAACTTTTTTCTTGTTAGGATTTAATTGTTCTGCCATGATAAAATTCCTCCTAAATTTGTATTTTGATTCATAAAACTACCTCCTGTCGTTATCTACGACTAAAAATCAACTGCTTCTTGACGATTAATAAAGAAATGAATGCCTTTAGAACATACATTAAAACGATTATCGTCATATTTAGGTTCTTCAACTATTTGACCTGTTTTATACTGAAACGATGGGTCGTATGCACTATAAACAACATCAATATTAGCTTTTGAGCCATCTAAATTTTGAATTTCTAAAACTTTTGCTTTATCACAACGACATTTTCTACTTGTGGCTGAACTTCTACGAGCATCCACTGAAATTTCAAGTTTTACAATGTAGTCTTTATTTGCATATACGGCTTTCTTAAAACCAATAAATGAACCCTCTTCAGGACAAGCCATTGGAATGTACATCATGTTTTTCGCACCCAAAAGGTCTGCATCACTAAGGTCTGCATCACTAAGGTCTGTGCCACTAAGGTTTGCATAACTAATGTCTGCACCACAAAGGCTTGCATAACTAAGGTTTGTACCACGAAGGTTTGTACGACTAAGGTTTGCATAACTAAGGTCTGCACCATGAAGATTTGCACCACTAAGGTTTGCATAACTAAGGTTTGCATTACGAAGGTCTGTACCACAAAAGTCTACATCACTAAGGTTTGCGTAATTAAGGTTTGCATAATTAAGGTATGCATAATTAATATCTGCATCACTAAGGTCTGCATGACTAAGGTTTGCGTAATTAAGGTTTGCATTACGAAGGTTTGCGTAATTAAGGTTTGCATGACTAAGGTCTGCACCACCAAGGTCCGCACCATGAAGATTTGCACCACTAAGGTTTGCATAACTAAGGTCTTGATTAGAAAAATTGGCTTTCATATTATCCCAACCATCAACATCTTCATTTAACCAGTGTTTATGATTTTCTATAATTTTGTTTATTTCTATTTGTGTTAATTTGTTTCCCATAGTAAATTCCTCCGTTATTCTTTAATTAAAAACCAATTTTTGTCTTCTTCTGAATAGAAATCAAAAGAATCAATAAAATTCCTTGTTTCATTAACAGTTCTAAACATTTGGTTTTCATTATCACAATTTCTGTTTTTAAAAATTGTGTAAGTATAAAATGTTTTTCCTTCTCTTAATGTTTCAATAATTTGAACATTTTTGTATAATTCAACATATCTAATTGGATATAAAAAAAAGACTGGATTACAATTAAGCTTTTTGTCTTTATAACTTAAAGAGATTTTGCCTAATATCCAGTCTGATGATTTTATATCATTTTTTTTACAATATCCGTAAATTTTTTTTCCGTCATGTGATTGTAGATACAGATCAATTCCGGTTTTAATAGATTCTTCTTTTGCTTTTTCGATGATTAAATTTTTCACCTATTTATCACACTCCTTATTTCTAATACTTTTGTTATCACAAATTGTAGCAATTTTCATCATTATAAAAACAAAAAATGCAGATGCGGAAAACAAAGCCGTAAAAATAATGAATGCAGTTAAAGTAAGACGAATATTGAAAATAAGAAATACAAGTTGTAAAATTCCGAAACTAAATCCGTAAGAGATAAGAGCAAGGAAAATAACAAATACACTTTCCAATATAAAAACTAAAAGTTTTTTCATAAAACTCCTCCTAAAATAATGTATTATATAAATTACTACTTTAAAAAATCACATAAAAAATGCCTATTTTACATATAACCGTAAAAATAGGCATAAAAAAAGACAGTTATTTCTGAATCAATCAAAAATAACTGTCAATAAAACAATAACTTAAATAAAATAATAATTTATATAATAATTATAAGGCAATATTTAGTTATTGTCAATATGTAAAATTCAAAAAAAGAAGGACTTCGTAAACACGAAGCCCTTTTCAAAATAATTAACTATGCAGTAAAACGAATTTGGTCGAATTCACTACATTCAAATGAATTTGCCGGAGGATTTAAAGATGCAATCATGCTTCTTTTAACGCAAAACAACATAAATCTTTCTGTACTGTAAGCATTAAATTCATTTTTACTTTCAGCATTGCCGATTTTTTCTATATATTGTTTGTCAAGTATATTAAATATTTTGATTATTTCTTTAACTGAATAACCTTTTTCTATATACTTATCCTTTAACTTTAAAAAATCCTCCATTGTTTTCACGACAATCACCTCCTAAAAGTGCATTTGATCATCTTAAAATATTCTTGAATTTCTTTCATAATATCTTCATCATCATTTTCAACATATTTTCTTAAAATATCATTAATATCGTTTAAATCATCATATGTAGAACTTACATTTATGATTTTGCCAGTCCAATGCATTTTATCGCGAAGATTTGTTATAACAAAATCAAATGCATCTTTTCCTGCTTCATCGTTATCAAAAGCAGTAAAAAGTGTTGTAATATGTGGATATTTATCAAGAATATTAAGAACTGCTGCGGCTTTATTTGTACCGGTAAGCCCCAAATGGTTGTAGTTATTAAACCTGATACCGTTAATTTCCAAAAGAGACATAAAAGAAAGTGTATCAATAGTTGCTTCGGTTACAATCAACGAAGATGCCTTATTATCAACAAAAAAGCATTCTTCATATGATGAACCTGAAACATCTCTTTTTCTTTTATCTCTATCAATATCTTGCCTACAACTACATCTTTGAGCAAAAACCATTTTTTTATCAATATAAGAACAAAAAATTGCATTACGATAATATCCAACTTCTTCGTATAAATATTTTCGTTTAACCATAGAATTAAAAACAACAGGTGTTATTTTTCGTTCTTTCACAAGATAGCCAAAAGCATGTTTATTTGTATTCGCTTTAATCGGAATTACAAATTTTTTTGGTTTTGTTACATACTTGCGCACTTGATAGTTTTTATCAACAACACCGTTTTTATCGTTATATTCTTTGAGTCTTTTTATAGCTTCATCTAAACTGCAATTTTCAACATGCATTATAAAATCCAATATACTACCTGCTGAATGATTGCATGAAGAAGATTTTGACCCTTGTTTATATTCAGAATTACGAAAAAAACAATTTTTGTTAATATTAACCATTAGCGAATCGAATTCTTTAAATCCCCAATAGTTAGTTCTTTTTTTCTCCGGTGTATAGCCATATACATTTTGACCGTAATCAATTATGGAAATACCATTTTTAAGTTTTTCCAAATCATACATAGGTTTCACCTACCTGTTTATTTTTTTAGCCCTTATTAAAATCTCTTTTCTTAATTTCATTAAGAGCATTTTTATAAGCCTCTTTATCTTCAAGTAGATTAAGCAAAGTTTTGGCAAAAACAGGATAAGTCAAGTCTGATTCTTCACTTAATTCCTTTTGCAAATTTTTACTTATTCCCCAATTCAAAGAATTAACGAGAATATCTAAACCATTGCCGGCTTTCTTTAGTTTAGCTGCAATTACCCAAGTTGTTTCTCCTTTAAGATTTTCACCACCAAAGTCAATTGAAATCGGATATGGTGCTTTAAGAACGGCAATGTTCTTTTCAAGCTGAGATAATGAATCGAAGCAAACAAAATCAACTGAAGTTTCATCATTTGGTAAATTTTTTGTTTCTTTATTCTTAGCTTTTAATTTCGGCTGTTCTTCGGCGTTAATAGTTTCATTAAGTGAAGGAATTTTGCCATCAATCGGTTTTTCATCAATAGGCTGTCCTTCGTTGCCGGTTTCATCATCAAAAGCAATTCCATAGCCTCTGTTACGAAGTACACGACCGACAGCTTGCGTTTCAGCCTTTAAGTAAGCCATGTATGCATATTCAGGTGAATAATTAGCAAGCATATCAACACCATGAGCGTTAGCCAAAATTTTACCGTTTTCATCTGCCAAAGTTGCTTCATAAATAATTATTCCGTTATCGGCACTTACAAGTTGAGTGAGTGGTGAAGGAATGTTAGGATTATTTTGAAGAAACCAAGCCAGTCTTGCTGCGACAGGCATATACTTTGTTACCGTTGGTTTGCCGTTTTCATCCACATCTTCGATTTTTGTTAACGATTTTTCAATGTCAAATGTGTTCGGAACAGGTAAATTTGCCGGATTTAACGGATTATATTCACTGTTTTTTTCTGCTGCCTTTTTTGTTGTTTTTTTAGTGGTTTTTGAAGTTTTCTTTTCAACTTCAACCTTTTCTGCTTTTTGTTCAGTGTTGTTTTCTTTTGAAGAAGTAATTACTTCTTTTTCTTCTTTTGTATTCATACAAAAATCCTCCTTAATTATGTTTAATCAATACATTGGTTTAAAATAATGGTTATAAAAGTATTCTCTTGATGCATAATTGTTAACATCAAACTTTTCAGAATCATAGCAATAATAGAGTTGCAGTTCTTCCGGCAAAATAACATCTATATTTGCAGGTTTAAATTTATAATCAATACTCGTTGATTTACCTGTTATTTTGAATTTTTTCTTTATATATTCAAAAAACTTAAGTGCATCCTTTTCATTATCAAAACTTTTAGCAAATGAATAACAAAATGTATCTTTATATGCCACAGTGTTATCATCAAACAAAAGAATGAATCTGTGCCAATGTTCATGTTTCCAATTTTCATTTTTGTCAAGTTCAACAATCTGTTTTACAATGTTTTTTTTAGAAAAATCAACACAAGGATTAGATGCTGAATTTTTTTGCGCCTTTTTCTTAGCCTCATCAAAAGTTTTAAATACTTCTTTTCCCAAATCATTTTCACCAAAGCATTTGTGATAATTTTTATCCGTTGTATCGCCCCAATAGCGATGTTCACGAAATGTACCATCTTCATCTTTTAATTCAAAATGTTCTGTTATTTTAACTTCACAAATTTCATCATAAATGAGATAATACACTAAGTCACCAACTGAAAATAATGGTTCAGGTTTATTATTTTCAGCAATTATTAAAGCAAATGTAATTTGCTGATTCATTTCTTCCTCCTATTTAATTTTTTCAATTGATACAACTGAGCCTTTAAATTTAGATAATGCATTGTAACTTCCGTCTACGCAAGACGGTTTGTATGCCTTATCAATGTAAAATTCAATTATATCTTTGTTCTTTTTAGCATACTGATGTTTTTCATCAGTATGTCTGTCTGATTTTTGGTCACAAAGAATTGCCTTAAATTCATTTCCTGATGAAAGCTTTATTAAGTATTTTTGACCTATTTTTGAACCATAATAACTTCCAAGAGCGACACAATAACAATCATCAACCATTCTGATTCCTGTTTCTTCATCTGTATAGCATTCATCAGAATTTAATAATTTGTATTGTGGTGAACTCGTATCCGTTACTGCTTGATAATTAGCCCAAGTTTTACATTTACCTGAAACCCTTGCTCGATATTTTTTAGTAGTTTTTGTTTCAATAACATCTGATTTTGCACTTTTAATATCATTACTTGCTGAACAAATTTGATATTGATAAACAGTATTATCTTTTAAATTTTTATCAGTAAAAGTGTTGTTCTTTGAAGTTGCAATATATTCACCATTTCGATAAATACTGTAAAAATCAGCATTATTAACATCGTTCCATTTCAAAATAACTTTGTCTGAAATAGTCTCAAAAGTAATATTTTTAGGAATTTCCGGTGCAATAGTAAATTTTATTTCCTTTATAAAATTTTCATCATTTGGTAAGTTCCCTTCATAAACATAAAATTCATAACTATTACCTTTTGTTAATTCAGAAATTGATATATTATTGGTTAGTGCTGATGAATATACACATTCTTTATCGTTATCAAAAGTTTTGTTAATAAAAAAAGGAAGGATGTTTGCTTTTTTATAGACAGAATATATTCCTAATTTACTAAAATTTATATTAAGCGTTGTATTTTCAAGTTCATAAGTTAACTTTGTATTTTCAACATTAGTATCATAAACAAGTTGCTGCTGTAAGTTATTTGCAACAATGTTTTTTGTTTCAAAAAAAGTTATTGGTTCTGCAGCCAATGTTTCTGATACTGTTGAAGATGCTACTACAAATGTTAATAAAGCTAAAATTGATGAAATGATTTTTTTCATGTAAATCTCCTTAATCAAGCAATTTTTTTAATTTTTTCTGATTCTTTATTGCTAAGCATTTGAATAAACTCATCATAAAATGAATCATTTTGTAATAAATAACATGCTATACCGTTTATTGATTTTGCATATAAATATTCTTTATACTCGGCTGATTCCGTATTTAATTTTAAAAACGGACCAAATTCGTTATGTTCAATAACGCCAAAAGAATCGAATTCTAATATTTGAACAATATTTATGTTAGAATCACAAAATTTGCGAAACTCCGGATGAAGCGTAAAAATACCAGAATTTTTTAATTCTCTTGTAGCCGCAATATATTCTATATTTGATACATCTGTTGAGTTTTTCTTAGCGATATTTAAACGATGCTGTTTTTCCTTTTCAGTAAGAATAGGATTGTAAATTATTTCCGCATATTTTTTAACATTTCGGTTTATCACATCGTCATTAACAAGTTGTTGAAAAATAGAAATAATTTTATTTTTCAAGCTTCTTGAATCGCCAAAATTTGATATAGTAAGCAGAACCATTTTTTTCGCAAAAGAAAAAGCTTTTTCAAAATCTTCCTCATGATATTTGTTTAAAAGTTCTTTAGCTTCTCGTTCTTCTTCAATTTCAGAATCTTTTTCTATAAGAATCTTTTTTAAAGCTTTATTTTCAGTAGAAAGTTTTAAAAACAAATCCTGTTTTGTAGTTTTAGACAATGCCATTTTAATAATCTCCTTATTTTTTATTTTGAATCATTAAATTCTTAAGAACCTTACACAAACAAAAAAGCCGTTGTTTAACAACGGCTTTTTCAACTATAATTAAGCATTCATGTTTTTTTCAATGAAATTTAACTTATATTCGAGTGTGTAGGATTCATCAATTATTTTTTTGCTTATTTGATAAGCTTCTGCAAAGCCCTCAAAATCACAATTATCTTTACATCTTCTTTCTTCTTCTAAAGATTCAAGAAGTTGTTTATTTAACCAAGCGATCCTATCTTTTAGTTCGTGCATAAGTGTTTCATAGTAAATAGCCATAATTTTATACCTCTTTCTAATTTTTTTGCATTTTAATGGCAATTAAATATTTTTTAGAATTAAATGAAATATACAAACAATATATAATCCATTTTTATGTGTTGTGGGGAATAATATAATATATATAATCAAATAACAAATTCCCCACAAATCTGTTACCGCAATAAAAAGGAAGTAATAATGAAAAAAAGCACTTAAAATTGATTTATCAAAATCAATAATAAGTGCTTAATTCAATAACCATATTGCAATAACATGGATTTTGTATATATAATGTTTGTTATGGCTAATTATAAAAAACTAATTAGTTAAACAAACTTAAAAAAATATACACAGCCGACTGCTGTGCGGAAAACAAAAAAGTCATAAAAATAGAATAGCATCTATTTTTATGACTTCAAGAATTCCCATTTTTTCAAGGAAAAGAATAACGCAAACAACCATTTTTAATGATGGTTCAATAACTTAAAAGAAAATATAACTTATTACAGTTTCATATTAACTCAAGTATTAGCTAAAGTCAACAGATAAATTAAAAATCTTTTAAGCTTTCATCAAAATCCATAATTTCTTCTTTATTATAGTCGGTAAAATTCTTGTAAAATAAATGAGCAAAAGTATCAATATCCTCGATTTTTAACTCATTTATCATTTCAGCTGTATAATAAAAAATAAATTGTCTTGCAGAATGGTTTAATGCTATTCCTTGTACAAAAACAAGTGCTGCTTTAACATTGTTAATATCAATATTATAAGAACGAACATCGTTTTTATCGCCGTCAATAAAAGTCAATACATTCTTAATTAGACAAGAAGCAGCGGTTTTTTCAAATTTATCATCTGAGGATAAAAAAGATTTAATTAAATTGTAATTAATCATTTCGTCTTTTATCATATCAAACTCCTCTCAAAATAAATACAATTTATAATGCATTTATTTAAAGTTATATAACAAAAAAAGTTATACTATCAAAAACCCTTTAACAATAAATGTAATAAATCAACATTGGCTTGACAATATAACTAAATAAATAATTACTTAAAATGAAATATAACTTTATAAATAAATTATATACTAATCAAATTCTATTGTCAACAACTAAAACAAAGTTACTTGTTCATTTGATACAATTGATTGAAACTTTCTTTTTTTAACTGTCAAGCGTGAATCAAGATTACCAAAAAAAAGCGGAGATTCAATAACATTGATAGATTTATTGTGTTCACATTGAAATACATTTGTACCTCCGGCGTAACAATAAGCACATTGATGTAAGCAAGAAAAATATTCGCCAATGTCAAACGAAGATACGCAACAACAATCAGCTCTTTGAGAATGGTCTTTTTTTACATTAAGAAATTGTCCTGTTATATTTTCAATTTTTTCTTTATCTATACATGCTGCATGTTCTATGCCGTATTTTGATAAATCAACTTTTTCTGCACAAGTTTTTATTTTTAGTCCATATTGTTTAGCAATTTGCGAAAAAGCCTTTGCAATAGTTACAATTTCATCTTGATTTGGTGCTTCGTAATATATTGTTTGATTTCCTTTTGATATTTCATCAACAAAACTTATAATACATTCATCTGTATATTTTGACAACACTTTTGCAAGTTGCCTGAATGATTTGATATGAAAATCAATTGTATATTTTTTTGTTAATAAAATCGGGTCATATCGCCATATTACGGTATCTTTACCATATGTATTTGATATATTAATGAAATTATTCATTATTTGCCTTTTATTATTTATTTTGGGTTCAACATCTTTTCCATAAGGCGTTATAGAATATTGAAAATAGAATTTATATCCTGTCGCTTTGAGTTCAGATAAATATTTTGTAATCGGTTCTGCGTTTTTAGTCCAAAAAACAATACATTCAACATCTTGATGTTCAAGTGATATTTTTTCATAGCAATTCATTTTTTTATTATATTTATAGAAAAAGCCATTTCTTATTTTATTCATAAACCAATCAGAATAGAATGCAGGAATATCAGTTCTTCTGCTTGCCGAAATAATCATGATATGTATCCCCCTCTTTGAAATTTAACCAAATGTTTGTGCTTTCATTATTTGTCAATTTTTCTTTATGTATTTTTGTTTCCAATTGTTTTAATTCAATAAGCTTTTTTATAAAGTCATCAATTTTTTCTCCTAAAAAACCTGTTTCTAATATATTATCCGACATAAAATATCTGTTCACTCTAAAAATGAATTCTTTATAATTTTCTTGGTCCTGAACAATTGCTTTTAACAGTGCTGATTCATCACAAAACAAAATATCTATATTATTAACAAGTTTTTGATTATTATAATTGATTTTATAATCAAAGAAGTTATTTGATAAAGTAAAACAGCCTATTGGTTTATTGTCAAGTTGTATTCTACCAGTATATTTGTCATTGTGTTTTTTGTATTTTAAATTTTTAATGCTAATTCCATTTATTGAAGCCATATTTATTTTCCTTTCTTCTTTCAGAATTGTTTATATTTTAATGCCAACTTGTTTGCCTACACATATATAGTAATAAAAAATAATTTTTACAAATTTTCATTATAAATAAAAAAATAAAAAAGAGTGCTTGCGCACTCTTTTTTTATTATTAAAATATTATAAGTGTAATACTCTATCCTTAATTTCTTGAGTTCTTCCCTGATTCCAAAATTGAGTTCCAATATAGCCGCAAGTTCTTCTTGCAACATTCATTTTTTCTTGATCCTCATTTCCGCATTTCGGACAATGCCAAATAAGTTTACCGTCTTCATTTTCAACTATCTGAATTTCGCCGTCATAACCACAGCATTGGCAATAGTCACTCTTTGTATTAAGCTCGGCATACATAATATTATCATAAATATATTTAATAACTTGAAGAACCGCTGGAATATTATTCAACATATTTGGTACTTCAACATAACTTATGCAACCACCCGGTGAAAGTTTTTGAAATTCTGATTCAAATTTTAATTTTGTGAAAGCATCAATATTTTCTCTTACGCAGACATGATATGAATTGGTAATATAATTATGATCGGTTACATTTTCGATCTTACCAAATCTTTTTTGTAAGCATTTTGCAAACTTATATGTTGTTGATTCTAAAGGTGTGCCATATAAAGAAAAATCAATATTGGTTTCCTTTTTCCACTCATTGCATTTGTCATTTAAGTATTCCATAACCGCAATAGCAAAAGGCTTTCCTCCGTTATCGTCAGTATGACTTTTACCGGTCATATAATATGTACATTCATAAAGACCTGCATATCCAAGTGAAATGGTTGAATAACCGTTAAATAAAAGTTTGTCGATTTTTTCTCCTTTTTTAAGTCTTGCAAGTGCGCCATGTTGCCAAAGAATCGGAGCAGCATCTGATGTCGTACCTAAAAGTCTTTTGTGCCTACAAATAAGAGCTTTCTTACAGAGATTAAGTCTTTCATCAAATATCTTCCAAAAGTCGTTGATATTGCCTTTTGAAGATAATGCAACATCAACAAGATTAATCGTTACAACACCTTGATTAAATCTGCCATAATATTTATGTTTATCAGGTTCATAATTATTGGCATTTGAAATATTCCCTACACCTTCATCAGTAAATCTATCAGGTGTAAGGAAAGATCTACAGCCCATCGGAGGATAAACATCCCCTTTTAATTCGAGCATTATCTTTTCGCTCACATAATCAGGAACCATTCTTTTAGCTGTGCATTTAGCTGCAAGTTCAGTTAAATAATAATACGGCGCATCTTCATTTATATTATCTTCTTCAAGAATATAAATAAGTTTAGGAAACGCAGGTGTTATCCAAACTCCGTTTTCGTTCTTGACACCTTGAATTCTTTGTTTTAATGTTTCTTCTATAAGCATTGCAAGGTCATGTTTTTCTTGTTCATTTTTAGCTTCATTAAGATACATTGATTCCGTAATAAAAGGCGTTTGACCATTAGTTGTTTCAAGAGTAACAACTTGATATTGAATCATTTGAATACCTCGCTTAATTTCTTCTTTAAGACGAAGTTCAATAACAGAATCAAGTTGTTTTTTATCGAGTTTAATTCCTGTTGCTGCTTCTTCTTCAATAAGTTGCTTTCTTATTTTCTTTCGGCTTATATCAACAAATGGTGCTAAATGTGCCAAAGAAATAGATTGACCGCCGTATTGATTGGATGCCACTTGTGCAATTATTTGAGTTGTTATATTGCACGCTGTTGAGAAACTATGTGGCTTTTCAATCATGGTTTCACTGATAACAGTACCGTTTTGGAGCATATCTTCAAGATTTACAAGGTCACAGTTATGCATATGTTGAACAAAATAATCCATATCGTGTACATGAATAATACCCTCTTTATGTGCTTGTAAAACATCTTCGGGCAAAATAATTCGAGAAGTCAAATCTTTTGAGATTTCTCCAGCCATATAATCACGCTGAACTGAATTAACAGTTGGATTCTTATTTGAATTTTCCTGTTTTACTTCTTCGTTGTCGCGGTCAATAATTGATAAAATAACATCATCAGTAGAGTTGGCTTTTCTCATAAGGTCGTGCTTATAGCGATACTCAATATAATTTGTAGCAATATTGAATTTGCCGGCAGCCATGATTTGTTTTTGAACCATATGCTGAATTTCTTCAACATTTGGCGAATAATGAAGTTTACCAATTTTGAAAGTTAAATAATCAGAAATTTCTTTGATTTCCTCTTCAGACAAACTTTCATCAATTGTAGCTTTTGATGCTTTTCTAATTGCATTTTGAATTTTGGTGACATCAAAATCAACTTCTTTACCGTTACGCTTAATAATTTTCATATTTTTTACTCCTTTTATATAAAATTAAAAGTATAATACCTTAAAGCAAAAAAAGCCCATCAACATGTAAAATACACATTAATGAGCTAAAAAAAGACAGTTACTTCATGAGTAAATCAAAAAATAACTGTCAATAAAATTTATAACTTTAAGATAAAATACTTTATAAAAGTATTATAGTACGCTTTTTTACTAAAGTCAACACTATGAAATTTTATCAAACTCAATGTTATACATTCCTTCAAGTTTATCAGCAATGAGTTTTTCTTTTTCTTTCATTTGGTGAATGTATATAGTATATGCCACTTTTGTTGAAGAATGACCCATAATTTTAGATAATTCTTCGAGTGATACTTTGGAATTGTAATAAGCATTACAAGCAAAAGTATGTCTTAACGAATACGGAGCTACATTTACATTTGCGTTCTTGCAAATTCGAGTAAAATTGTGATTAAAAGTTGATTGCTTAACGATACGACCATCTTTATTTGGAAAACATACTTTAGTTGTCACCTTTTCTTTTTGTTCTTTCAAAATATTAACTGCCATATCAGTTAGTGGAACATATCTTTTAGAAGACATATTTTTTGTTTCATCAACTATAATGGTTTTGTATCCTTCAATTTTTTTCCCGGTAACACTTCTTTTAGCTGTTCTGATTTTATTTCTTTCAATTTTAACAACTTTGTTTTCAAGATCTACCATATCCCATTGTAATGCAAATAATTCGCAAGTTCTTAATCCTGTACAAAGCATAAACATAATAGCATTTTTATAGTAATAAACATAATTTCCGAACCTATCTTTTTTTAATAGTTCTTTTAAAAAAATATTAAGTTCAACTTCAGACATAATCTTTCTTGGTTCCGGTTTTTTTACCATTTTAGGTATTTCCAAGTATTTTACAACATTTTTGTCGAGATATTCTTTATAAATAGCATATTCATTTAATTCATACAAAACCGAAATAATTTTTCTAATTGTATTATAGGATAATCCCTTACCGGTTTTTAAATTACCATTTTTTGAAAGGCGATAAACATATTTCTGTAAAAACTCTGCATTAAAGTTTTCTAAATTAAAATCGCCTATTTCATTTTTTATGTGAGAATTAACTACGCTCTCAATTTTATCATATGTTGCAGGTGCAATATTACCGAACTTATATTTTAGCCATTCAGAGCAAAGTTGTTCTATGGTTATATTATTAGTGTCAGTAATACAACATTTTTGCACATTTTTAATTTTTTCAGGTAAGTCGTTAATTGTATTTGACGAAACTGTTTTATATTTGGTTTTTCCATTTTTATAACAACCGTTTTTAATTCTTACCTGATAATAAGGCTTATCTTTTAGTTTAGTTTCACTAACTTTGTATGACTTATCGTCAACAATTAAACATAATTCTTTTGACATAATTTGCATCCTTTCTTAATCAACATGTGATATAATTTTACTTTCATATACTTATAGTAAAAAATAGGCAAAATTACATAAGATTTTACAGCTTATTCACAATTTGTTGTTTATAGACTTTTTACTTTAATTATGTCTATTATAAATATGTTTTAATTTTGAAGACATTTTTATAAAATGAGATAAATTTTGAAGCAAAAACGGGCACGAATCGACTATAAATCGACCAAGTACAAGTTCAATTTTTAGTTCATTTTATAAAGTAAAAAAAGTCCTGAAACCCTTGTAATTACTGGTGTTTCAAGACTTTTTTGTTGGAGGCACCACCCAGATTTGAACTGGGGCATAAAGCTTTTGCAGAGCTCTGCC